AACGTAGATGGCATTGTCGGTGCCGAAGGCGGACTTGGCGAAGCAGATGCCGTATGTGGACATGCTCTGCTTGGCGGACGGGGCAATGGCAAAGATAATTTCATCGTCATCGCCGGACTTTTTGCCGGGCTTGGTCAGCTGCAGGGCCTGGGGAGCCTTGGTGTGGAGGGTTTTCAGCTGGGCCATGGTCAGGGTGGAGGTGATGGAGAAGGTGGTTTCGTTGATTTTGACAGTAGACATAATGTGTGTCCTTTCTTTGGCGTGTAGCCAATGTAAAAATATTTGCAAGTGCGGAATGCACGGTTGCCTAGGTTAGGGAATTGGTGAGGGAAGCGAGTTCATGCCAGGCTTCACGGTAAGTATCGGCGGACTGAATGAAGGTGGGGCCGTCACGGATCTCGTAATGGCCGTGGGTGGGGATGATGATGTACATGGGGGTCAACTCCTTTTGTTTACGAAAACTTGTAAATAGCAGGGCGAAATAAAACCTGCCAGACGGGGCAGGGCGGGGAACAAATTATAATAAGGCTGGGATGCGCTGTGAGAAACGAGAAGAAAACGGGCGAGAAACTGCATAGCCACAAGGAAACACGGCCTGTAGGGGCTGTGTGGGGCGCTGAGAAGGATGCGGTTTCGTGCTGGCGGGTGACTTTGTGATTTTGATTATATACAAGTTTTCGCAAATGTTCAAGCCGTAAAAATGTTGCTTGATGCGGTGAGAATGTTGCATGGCTGATGACAAAATATGTTCGTTTTTTGGCGGTACAAACCCGGTAAAGTGGTGGGTTAGTAAAAGCAAGGTTTCAAAACGGCCTAAAAACTGCGTGTCAATACGACTAGGAAGGTTCAAAATCGGGCTGAAAACAGCACGTCAATAGCGTTTATATATAAAGATAAAGATAGATATATAAGAGGGCGGTGCGTCCGGCGTTTGGAATGGGAACGGGTTTTGCGCTTGTGTTACGGTTTTGCGGGACTCTGGGGTACGGGTTTGTAGGCGGCGCAAGTTTTGGTGGCGGAACAGGAAACGGTGTTCGTTTTGGTGATGGGAATGATGGGTGCGATGGGAGGAGCGGCAAGGGTGGTGGCGGACTGGAGAGTGAGAGGTTTCGTTTCGGCTTTGGCTTCCGTCATCTTGGTAGGTTTGATTTTGCCATCAATAACATCGTGCAGGTAGTTATAGCAGCCGATGACGAACAGAGACTTGCGAAGAGGGTCAGCGAAGAAATCATCAATGGTGTAAGGATATGAAGCTTTTTCGTGAATGGCTTCGTTGCTGTAGTTGTAGCCGTAAGAGTAAACGGTGGTGGGGCTGTGGCGGACATTGAATTTGCGGGTGATGTAGTTGCAGCCAAGCTTGACATAATTCATGAAGGCGGCAGAGCTGTAGTTGAGGACATCGCGGACGGGAAGAGAGACGGGGAAATCAGCAGCGGCAATAATTTCATCGTAGAGGGTGACGATGCGCTTTGCCAGGCCGGTTTTGGTGGTGAGGTACCAGTCGTCCTGGGTTTTGAGCTGGCGGATGGCGGCGTCAAGAGCTTTTTCGGAAGTGATTTTTCTTTCAAAGTCAGTCATGGTAAGTAATTCCTTTCTTGGCTTAGAGTTTAATGAGCAAAAGAAAAAAGCCTTGCGGGTAGGCAGGGCTTTGGGGTGATTGATTTTTAAGTTTCTCCCAAAGGAGTTTTTCCATGGTACTGAAAATCCAGATCATAATTACGACCACAGATACATTCCATTGTTACAACAGGTTTGCTTTGCGGGGTTTCGGGTTTATAGATATGAAGAATGCCCTGTGTTTTACCGCAATCGGGGCATTTGAAGTCGGTAAATTCATCACAGAGAGGTTCGAGTGTCACCCAGCCGTCCGGGTTACTAACAATAACATCCCAGATGAGAAACATAATGTTACCAGGAGTCAGGACATCGGGGGAATCCTCATTAAGATTAGAAAGCTTTGGTTCTTCGCCCCAGGACTTATCATACCGAAACTGGGAACCTGCGGGAATACCAGGAAGATCTTTCAAGGTGGTTACTTTATAAACCATAGTTCAATCTCCTTTCTTGAATCGTTTTGCACCGCAGGTTAATGCACAGCGGCGAGGACGGGGGCGGCGGCACAGCAGAGGGTTTTGCAGCCGATGACGCGGCCTTGTGTATCGCGGACCATACAGCAGGGGTAAAAAACATCGGAGCGGGTGGGAACGCGGGAAGCGACAAGCGCACTGACAATGTAAATCGTATTGGGCATGGGGTTTGGCAGGTTTTCGACATCGCCATAGTAAGAGTGGGAGATGGGGATGGTTGTACCGGAAGCGGTGGTGAATTCGCCGTCGGAGATGGATTCAACATAGACGCGGGCAACCACGCCGAAGGGCTTGATGGAGGCGGTGCCAATGTTGATTTCGTGCGGGGTGAGGTTGAGAATTTGGGTAGACATGGGGCGGTACTTCCTTTCATGCTGCGCAGCTTTGTGGCTTGCGGATTCGTTTTTTGAATTTACAATTTGTTCATGATATTTGTTAGGATGGTAGAATTTATGCAGATTTTAGCTTGAAAAGTTTGGTGGAAACGGAGAAATAATTTTGTTTTGCGGTTTGGCTTATGATTGGATTATACAACCAAACGTTGTGATACGCCAGTACAAGATGTTGGACATCAGTAATGATAGCGGCGCTTCAAATCGTATTCGCCGTTGGGGGTGAGGCCGTTGGGGGCGGACCAATCACAGGCATCCTCTTCGTTTTCGGCAGAAGGGCGGATGATGGGCCAGGTGACGACATAGCACGGGGCGGTAAAATCCTTGGCGATTTCGTTGGGGCAGATGGCTGTGGCAACGTACTGGGCGATACCGTGGTAACAATCATAGGAGCAGTAGGCTTGTTCCAGGAGGATGAGGGGCTTGCCATCATAAGAGCAGGCACCGTTGAGTTCCAGGCGGGAAAGTTCGGACTGGAGGTTGAAGGGGTGGCGGGTTTTGGTTTTCATTTTGGTTCGACCTTTCTTTAGCAGACTGTATTGTTATGAATGGGGTAGCGGCGCTTGCGGATCATGGGGCAGATATGTTCATTTTCAATGTAAGCTTTGCGGTCGGCTTTGGCTTCCCGCATTGTGCTGCACTGGGTAAGGACTTCAAGGCCGTCGCCATAACCATAATCATAAACGACCTCATATACATCCTCAGTTTTACGTTTATAAGCCATGATGGAATTTCCTTTCGTTCTATCAATATATCAGTTGATTTCGGCCAGCATTTCAAGCTGTTCTGCGGTAAAAATCCGCGCAAGGTCGGCATATTCCTTCTGTACGGCAAAATAAGTTCGTACTGCTGCACGGCTATCGGTATTGTAGCCAAATTCCGAACAGAAATCATCAAATGTGCCGGGATCGGACTTTTCGACTGCCGCAAGAATATCATAGGCATTGGGCCTTGCTTCGGTTTTCATTTTCCGCAGCTTTTTGTGTGCTCTGGTCTTTTGGGAGGCGGTCAAGTCCGCGAACGGGGTTTTGTATAGCTTTTCAGCATAGGATTGAATCGTCTCCTGCTGGATGGCTGTATTGTTGATAGAATTCCAAAAAGTATCAGTCATGGAACCTTTGGGCGTGGTCAGCTTAAACTGGTACATGGCACGCGGAGTGCTTTCTTTCCAGTTGGTGTTGCTGGCGAAACCAACGAAATCAATTTGCATGGTAGCGTTGGTTTTGGCAAGGAAATCCTGAGCCTGCTGAAGATATTCGTTCATTGAAATCATCCTTTCATGATTATGCAAAAATGATATAGTTGCCGTTGGAAACATGGAGCACGGTAGTACGCTGTTCCAGCTTTTTGACAAGAGCAACGATATAATCATCCTGGTCAAATTCATCATCGGTTTCGATATCGTTGTCGGCTTTGTAGTCTTCGATGGGATAAGCATAACCTTTATCGTTGATAAGGTCATCAAACGAACAGCAAGCACCTTCGCCGTATTCGGTGCAATCGCCGCAGATGGCAACGGCATCAAGCTCCATGTTGGGATCGATATCGTTGTAATAGGCGAGCAGGGCTTCATAGCCTTCCCACGAATAATAATCGCGGCCACAAGCGGCAAAGCGGTTTTGCATGGTGGAAACATCAATAGTGATTTTCATTTTGGTACTTCCTTTCAGCGGAGCTTAGAGGTAGTAGGCGGGAAACGCCTGGCCGACTTCTTTATAGGTGGTGAAGATGGGGCCGTGGTGGCAGATAAAATCATGCAGGCCGGCACGCAGGGCACTGAAGATTGCGTCTTCATTGTAATGAGCGGACGCTTTGTTATAATCGCGCTGCCAGGTGGTAAAGTAGGTTCGGATTGCTTTGGATTCCCAATCATTTTGGAGGAAGGCGGGAACCTTGCCGGAATCATACTGCTGCCAGACTTTGGCAAAACGGATATCGCCATAGATGCGGGAGGCCATGTTATAGGCGATTTTCTGCTCTGCGGTGCAGACGGACTTGTCCACGCCACGGATTTTGTGGTATTGCAGTTCCATTGCGGAACTCCTTTCCATCAGAGAATAATCTGGGTGCCTTCATCCAGGGCCTTGCGGAGGGTATCGGCAAGCGCGTTGAGGTCTGTGAAGTTTTCATTGGGCAGGGGAGAGTTGACGGCGTGATAGGCAAAGGTTTCAAACTGGCTGCGGGTGATGGTGCCGGATTCGGCCAGCTTGGCGAATTCAGCGAGGGAATCGGCGGTAGGTTTGGGCTGATGGAGGGCGAGGGCATCCAGCATCTCCGGCTTGACTTCCGTGTAGCCAACGGTTTCAACATATTCACCCGGGAAGGCCGTTACGATAACGGTGCAGTTGGGAACGGTGTGGGAAACGATACGGGTGGCGGTGAGATCTGTGACGGTTTCCATAATGGTGAAGTAGCGGTCGCCGGCTGCGGTTTCATAATAGACGCGGAACGGGGTTGTTTCGGGGTCAGAGAGGTCATCGGCAGGCTTAACGCGCAGGTCTACATAGTGCGCGGGGTTCTTTTCGATTGCGGTGCGGCACTGGTCAAGAATGTTCACTGCGGCGTTGGAAAAGCAGTTGAGGCTTTCGACCGACTGGGATTCATCTTTCATCCAGGCGTGGGCACTCTGGCGGGCTTGACAGGCGGCAGGACGGGTATTGAAATAGCCGATGGTGGTGGGCAGGTGAAGGGAATCGGTGAGGATGAGAGCGTAAAGAGAGTTAATCATTTGGGGTATTTCCTTTCATTTCTTCAATTTCATGTTGTAATGGGGGTATAGTTTGCCTAGATTTTTGACGTTTGGCTATATAGCGTGCGTCAATTTTCTTGGCAGAATGGGGATTCAATCGGCATCAATGGCCAGAGTGTATTCATCCGACTGGCCAAAGACGGTGAGGGTGACGGTTGCAGGGTTGGACGGGTCATAATCAATTTGGATGTTGGTCATAACCAGGCGGCAGGTGGCGGCAAAGGTCAGGAGGATAAGGCCGAGGGAGAGGAGGAGGGCGGAGAAAATGCGGCGAGGTTTCATTTGGGAGACTTCCTTTCATTGGCAAAGCCGATTCAATTTATGATGCAATAAAAAACGCCCTGGCGGTGAAGTCAGAGCGCAAAGAACTTATTCATGATATTTATGATGGGGTCAGGCCGCTTTGCGGTGGGTGGCGGTGCGGTGCTTTGCCGCTTTGGGATTGGCTGCCGGTTTGTGAATGGCATATATGGCCAGAATCAAAACGGACAGGGAAACGGCCAACAGAATAAAGGGGTGGCGAGTGGCCAGGGCGGGAAGGCCGAAGAGAATGGCGCACGCGGCGGCGCTGAACAGGGTGAAGCGGGCGAGGGGTTTTGTTAGGTTTTTCATGAGGGGACTTCCTTTCATTTCATGATTTGGATTTGGTGGTAGGATGCTTCCTTCCCCCGGCCTACCAACTCCGGGCATAGCGGCGGTTTAGCCTTTAATGGTGGGGGCAGTGACGCCAGCAGCCTTCTGGCGCTCTTCTTCCAGCTTGGCAGAATGTTCTTCAATGGCCTTGCCATGCTTTTCTTCCAGGTCAGTGATGGCGGCTTTGATAGATTCAATCTGGCCTTCAATGTTCGTGACCTTCTTGGTCGCGGCGGCCACCTGTTCGTCCATCTCTTTGGTGTGGTTCTTGGCGGCCACCTTGCCAATGGTTTTCTGAATAAAATCAAGTTCCTTCTTGGCAGTTTCCAAGTCTTTTTCACGGTCGGCCAGAGCCTTCTTGGCCTTGCGGATACGCTTGGGCAGAGTGGACATAGCCTTCTGGTAGTCGCGTTCCCAGTCGGGGGCAAAGGTGGTGCCGTTCAAAACGACCGCCAATTCAAGTTCCAGCTTCTTGATGAAAGCATTCAAAGCAACGTTGACATGATATGCTTTGCCATCGTTGAAAACATCGTTCTTGACAGCGAAAGCGCGGATATTCTCAAAGAAGTGCATACCGGCCTGGGTAGAGCCGACACGCAAATCGGGGTCACACAGACGAAGAAGACGGGTCAGGTCATCGGCCAAAAACTTCTTGCGCTGGTCGAGGTCTTCCGGCTTGCAGGTATTCAGACCCTTGGCAGACAGGTAGACGGCGGATTCAGCGTCACAGAGGTCGTTCCAATCTTCCTGGGAAAGTACCCACTCACGCTTGTCGGGGTCGGGCATTTTGCCCTTTTCGATAGTGCCGTTCTTGACGGCCTTGAAGCGGGCAACGTTGGTTGCAAACTTCTTGTCATCATCCCCACGAGTGCGGTTAGTGTTGACAGAACGGGCGGCGGTAACGATAGCAGTAGCGGTAGAAGTGAACATAAGATACTTCCTTTCTTGCCTTTCGGCGATAAAATATTGACAGAGTGGTAAGCTCTGTGGTAAAATACAAATAAGAGGACGGGGTGCCGCCGTATAAACAGTGACGCCCCGCTTGCCTATGCGGCTCCGGCTTCTATGGCTTCGTCAAGTGTTGCATACTCAACACCGTCAGAACCTATGTAGCCAAAGTCGGTGTACATTGGCAAGACCCCCTTTTCTGCCGCCTGGGTACTACACGGGCGGCTTTTTTCTACCCTTGCGGGCAGTGGAAAGCAGGCCAAGAAACAGTGACCTGCTGGGCTGTGCTTGGGGTTATGTATTTGCTATCAAACCTTGACTAGCCTATTGTTTTTTAACGTTCCAAGGTTGATATTTGTAAAGTTTACAAAGTGTAGTCAGCGTATACGCACGCAACTTTAATCAGACTACCAGCCGGAACTTCCGCCGTTTGGGGGACGACTTTATATCCGTGCATTTTCCTGACTTGCCGCTAACCCGAATAGCGGTAGTTTCTGGAGACGATCCCCGCAGAATGCAGGACGGCCACATTTTTTCTAACTGTGACTGTTAGTGCTTTGTTGAACCGGTTATTCAGTCTCACCTAATCCTTCAACCACAAGTGCGGCGCGTTCCTACAAACGCCCTTACATAGGCTCGATTTGCTTCCGGGTACCTAGAAAAACGTATTTCTAGCATATTATTCAGTTATCAAGATACTTCCCTTGAACTGTACTGTTAGGGTACACTTCAAGCTTTTGACACCCTCTTACTAAACATTTGCACACTTTTCAGGCTGAAAACTTGTGTTCTCTCATATGGTGCTAACCCACGTTCCTACAGTGTCTAAAGGGTACAGCTATACCCTATCCCTACTTGCACTTTTGGTGCATAGCCGGGTTCCTACAAGAAACACTTTTTGCGCATGGATTGCACAAGTTTACAACTTTGGCTTTTTGTCAATGGCCGCTTGATTCTCTTGATTCAGCCCTTGCTATACCGCCGGAACGGTAGACAACATGCAAGGGTACCCACTAACAAAAGCGCGTGTATTTGTTCAGTTGTCTAGGTGCTATGCCGTGGGCGATTATGGACACCGCGTTAGCGGGTTTTGTCCGTGTCGCTTTCGACAATCACATAATACCACAGTAGAATTTTGACCTGATTTTTGCAGGCACACCAGCAGGGGCGTTTTATGCGTATATAAAGGTACAAATCCGCAAAATGTGGCGTGTAAAGCCAGCAAGGCGTACTAAATATAGGGCTGTACAGGGTAAAATTTGACGGTATACCGCTAAAAATCCACTACTTGCAAACCACCTTCAATAGTTTGCATAGGGGGGCATGTTAAAAAGAAAAAATAACGTGTGAGCGCGGAAAACGGGTCAGTTATTCCATCACACTCCCGGCTCTCAAAACACAAACCAGCGTACCTACGTTGCTTCCCCCACTCCACCTCCCTACCTCCTCTCCTCCTTTCTCCAAGCCCCTCCTTTCCTCCCTCTAGATCCCTGTTTCCTTAATCGTTCCCTCTCTCGGTAAAAACCGCATAACAATCCGCTTTCTAGGCTCCTTTGGGGCCTTATTTTTTTACCCAAAAACGCCATAAAAACGCACAATTTGGCCACTAAAACGCGCAAAAACAGCGCCAAAACGCTAAAAAACACATAATTTTCGCTCGAAAACGCCTCGGAGCAGTCCGAAACGCCGCTTTACAACCCCGAAACGCCCCAACATTGGCCCCACCGGAGGTTAAATCCCGGCAATTCCATGGCAAATCCTGGCAATAGGCGCCACTATAAGACGGCTGCAGGCTCTGTGAGTGCTGTTTTGGCCTCTAGCGTGCCATATATATAAAGGAAGGCACCCTACGGAGGCGAATTGAGATTCCGCTGCCGCAGGCGGTGGAGAAGTTAGGTCCCGCCACCGCAGGTGGTGGGGGATAGTTTCCATTACAACACCGATCGGGTCCCTTTGGGTGGGTCCCCTTGAGTGGGTACTCCCGTAGGAGTATAACGGCACCGTAACATGGTCAGGCGCGACCTGAAATCTCTCGCCCCCCTACAGGCGGAGCCTGTGTTACGCTTTCTCCTGAAATTTATTCTTTGCCACTGTTGACTTCTTGTAATTAGCAGTGCTATAATAGAACCATAAGATAAAGCTCCGCAGGATAAAGCTCCGCAGGACACACCACACAGGAGGGAAGCCCACTATGAAAAAAAGAAACAGCGTAGCTCACTTTATTCCCCGCACAGTTACTATGCAGGAAGCCACAGAGGCCAAGAGTGGGTTGGACATACAAGGTGCTGCAAGCTTACTGATGGCAATGATGCAGGCAAGCGCCGATACTAACGGCCACAACGCCCTGATGGAACAGCTGGCATCCGCCATGGGTTATAAGCTAGTACGCGAAACACCACAGCCGCGCCAGCGGAGCCGCAGTAAGAAAGCCCGTGCCGCCCGCTATGCACAGCCCAAACTGAGCCTGGTAAAAACCAATGGTGTGGCAAAACCAACGCCGGCAGAGCCGATCCGCAGCCGCGAGGACTTTAACGCCATAGCCACCTATCTGCACACCCAGGGACGCCCGTATAACAGGCAGCGAAACTATACCTTATTTATATGTGGTGTGACACTGGGCCTGCGTGTGGGCGATCTTTTACGCCTTACCGTGGATGATGTGTGGGATTGTGAACACAATTGCCCGCGCCACCGCGTAATTATCATCAATGAAAAGACCGGCAAGCGCACCAATGACCTGATTACCCCGCTGGCAGCAGGCGCGATTACCGCCCTGATTGAAGAGATGCGGAGCCGAACCATGAATGTGCTGAAGCCAGGCTGGCCATTGTTCCAGAGTATGCGCAGCCCCAAGGGAGTGCCGCAGCCGCTGGACGAAACCCAGGTGTGGCGGATCTTGAACCAAGCGGCCAAAGAGTGCGGCATTAAAGAGCATATTAGTACCCACAGCCTGCGCAAAACCTATGGCTATGCTGCAAACCACGCCATGACAGAGGCCGGGCTGCCGGCTGGTCAGGTGATGGAAACGCTGCAAAACAAGTTCCACCACAGCAGCCAGAGCATTACGATGCGCTACATTGGCTTGAGCCAAGAGCAGATTGATGCAACGGCAATGGCGGTAGATACAGTGTTGGGAGTGCCACAGTTGGCTACTATATAGCAATGCCCATTAAATTTGGGTGCCTGGCAAGCACCCACTTTTTTACATTTACTAAATACAAGTTTTCGCAAATGAAGGAGGCAAATAATTCATGGAAAATCACAACACAAGCACCATCAATAGCTCCGCTAGGTATTGTTTGGTAAAACCGGGCGACAAGGTACGAATCACCAAAACACACCGGACAGGTATACACCAATATTTGGCCTGCGAGGGCGATACATTCATAATTACCAAAGTAGTGGACAATCAGATCCCCTATGGGCGGTGGCTGCAGCCGAGCGGTATGCTGGCGGTCAGGGAGCTGAAGCTTGACCCAAACTGCTGCACGTTAATTACGCCGGAGGAATGTGGGACACCGGCTGCTACACCAGAGCCAACCACGCTGCGCAGTGTGACGATTGATGTGAGAGACCCAAAGGCAGCACATAAGGCCGTGGATGATGCGTGCGCAGAGTACCAGAGCAGCCAGACAATCCACTGGAGCACGGCAGAGACATGCAGCGCAAAACTGAGCGCCCGAAGAATGATGACCCCGCTATGTGAGCAGGGTGTCAGCATGGTTTGGTTTATTGAATCAGATCCAGGCCGCCGGCATGTTTGCTTGGAGTGCGACAATGGCACGCCGGATACATGGGCGAAAAGTCATGGCTATTCTACCAACTATGTGCAAATCACCTTTAACGAGAATGTAGACTTCAATGAATGGATTGGCCGTTACGCCTGTCTGTGCGCATTGACGGGCACCCCTGTTGCCGATGTCGTTATGCGCAGCATCAAAATTGACACTTGAATGATTAACAAAGTTTTGGAGGTAAAAAACCAATGAAGAAAATTCCAACCTTATATAAGCGCGAGTTCAGTGGCCACAAGATTACCGGAATCCGTGACGAAATTACGCCGGGCTGTGAGGCGGCGCTGACGGATGAGAGCATTGCCACATTGAAGCTTGACGGTGCCTGCTGCGCGATTATTAACGGCGAATTCTACAAGCGCTTTGATGCCAAGCCGGGCAGAGCAGTACCGGAGGGTGCGATCCCGTGTGACGAGCCAGACCCAGTAACTGGCCACTGGCCCCACTGGGTGAAAGTGGCGACAGATAACCCCGCGGACAAATGGTTTGTGGAGGCACGAAACAACAGCCTGGAGAACCTGCTGGATGCAACTTATGAGGCGATTGGACCGCACTTCCAGAAGAATCCCTACGGGCTGGACAAGGACGTGCTGGTGCGGCATGGCACGATCAGTGTTGACATCCCGAACCTAAGCTTTGAAGGAATCCGGCGCGGGTTGGAGCTGGTCGCCATGGAGGGCATCGTGTTCTGGCATGAAGGAGCGCCGCTGTGCAAAATCAAACGCAGTGACTTTGGCTTTAAGTGGCCGGTGACGCAAGACGAGCTGAACGCGGAGTTTGGGGCAAATAATCCTGATCCGTGCGAGTTGGTGCGGCGGACGGCGGCTATGTACAGCAGGCATGAATTCCCGACAGATATGACCAAGATGTTTGAGGTTGAACATGAAGCCGCCAAGGAGGAAACTCAGGCATGAAAATTATCGACTTTGAACGCAAGGGCAACCTGGTACGGTTCTACCTGGGTGATGATGACCTAGTGGAATGGTATGGCGACGACTGGGGTGATACGCCGTATGAGCATAACGCGGAGCGAGTCTATGACGAATATATCAAAGGTTATTGCGATATGATGTTCCCGTTTGACGACCTGGTACTGGAACCTTGCTGCGGGACCTGCAACAGCGGTTGGTGTAAAGACGATATGGTGGAGCAGAAAGTGCCCTGTATTATTCAGGTGCCGGATGCAGTACATAGTGACAGCTTTGATGAAAGTTTTGACCACTGGGTAGGGGCCAAGGGCGTACATAAATTTTATTTTGGCGACCATATGGAACCAAGCGCTATGGCCATTTTCCAATCCTGATTTTTGAATAATAACTTTAGAGATCTTTTAACTTAGAGGTGTTAGTATGAATTACCCTTATACACAAGAGTGTGAACCTGAACTTTACAAGGCTTATATGCAAGGTTATACACAGGGTGCTACAGATGCTGGGGAAAAATTATGGGGCTTGTTTAATGAAAACAGCAAGATTGCTACCTGGACTAGAGTGGGAGAATACTACTCTGTATGTTCTAACTGTAGTTATGTACACCACGGGCATACCACAGCCCCCATTTGCCCACAATGCCACGCCAGAATGACCTGGACACAAGAATAAGGAGAAAAACCACAATGCGATTGATTGATGCTGATGCCATGCAGGTTGAATGGCAGACCAAAGAACTCGACGACAGAACTTATGACACAAACGATGTGCTTGATAGCATTGATGAGCAGCCTACCATTGACCCTGAATATAAAAGACCCGCAACTTATATCGTTGGTGAACAGGTACAAACTGAACATATCAAAGATTACAACCGCACGATCGCCTTAATGTTTGAAGATATGGTGGATTTTGCCGATCGTTATGGTCTTAGCCGTGATGAGGTAGTAAGCGAGATGCTGCACGATATGCACACTTTGAGCGGTTATTGCGATATGAATAAATACCGGCCGTTGCCAGAATAAAAGAGGCGCGGCATGACGATTGAATTATGGCGAGGCAGCTGAACGTCCGCAAGCAATTTGATTTTGAATAATGGGGTCAAGGACAGTGACACCCATATTTTTACAAGGAGATTTTTTATGGGAAATTTGCAGGTATTTGATATCAAGGAATTTGTGAACCGCGGTAATGGGCATGCCGGCACCCAGACCCTGATCACGCCCAAGGGACGCGAGACGTTCCGGCTGCTGATGGAAGCCGAAGGACTGATTGATATGCCGGACGACGCTGAGGACATGGCCGATGCTGGTTGAAACAATTTATACGGGTATAAAGATTTGCGCTTTGGCTAGTGTGTGCGCCTATGGCTGGCTGAGAGTACAGCAGGAACGCAAAGCTGAGACGGCTAAAGAACAAGCAGAAAAAACTACATGCAAGAATTGCTGTTACTGTCGGATGATTATGACTGATAGCCGGATTGTCTGCGAACTAGAAGAGAAGCTGATAGAACAACCTGCCCATTGCACGCTATTTACAGAATGGCCTGAAGACTACACGTCCAGCTTATGTTTATACTGCAAACACTGCAAAAACTATGGCAAGTTTTTTGTTCGTTGCGATATAAGCGGGTTGCGTGATAAAGCCGAAATTACCTGTATTAACTATGAAAAGCGCCGCAAATACTTCCCAGATCTAGGAGGAATACACTAATGACCAATGAAGAATTTGAAACCCGCAAGAAAGAGATTGCCAGTAACCTGCAATTATTGCTTGACGAGATGCGGCAGCTGCACGACTGGATTGTTCTTAACCCGGTAAAAGAAGTCACACAGGAAGACTATAAGGACTGGGAGAATTCGTTCGGTGCTCTACTTGACAGTTTCGAGATCCTAGACTGCAACTAATAAGGAGAAACTTTATGTCAAAGTTAAAAATCGCCAGTGCTATAACTTACGCTTGCGCCGTGGCCACTGCGGTATTGGCTGTTGGAGCCGCTGTACACTTTGCCCTTTACTTAGAAGCTAAAGCGCCAAAGGCTGTAGACGCAACTGCTGTATATACCACACACAAAATCTCCTACGCATTCCTTGAAACGCGACCGTATACAAACCGATATGGCGGCATTTGCGGCGCTGACACATACCTGCACTGCGGCGTAATACAGGATGATGGGAGCATAAAAGAAGAAACCGAGGATGTAGATTACGTCACCATAAAATATTCTGATGGAGATTACAGCTACAAGGCCGATTTTTACGACCGCACCACATACGACAATGAATCGTTCGAAGATCGGTATACCAGCACGGTGTACTACCTGATCGACGAGATGATGCGGGACTTGGGTACTGGAGGCAGCATATGAACGAGGCGTGGGAATCTACAGTGGACGCTATACTGATGATTTACCTATGGGGACCGCTGATGCTGTTGATGTTGGGGATTAACTGTACGCTGTTGATTTTTAGCGTGTGGAAGATGATAACAATAGCAAAACACATCGCCAAGAGATATTACGAAAAGTTCATATGTAAAATCTTCATGAACAATAAAAACGAAAAATAAGGTGAAAAAATTTTTATGGCACGACTGATTGATGCGGAGGAGTTTGAGGCGTACTGCATTGAGCGCGACCCGAAGTATTCAGAGGCCGAATGGCAGGCTTATCTGGATGGGGTACAACGGGTTTTGGAGGCCATTGATGCGGCACCCACCATGACAAAATATGTGCGGTGTGAGGATTGTGACGAGGTGGTGAACTCCACTATACGACCAGATTTATACTACTGCACGCTGCACGATTGCCCAACAACAAAGGAGAGATTTTGTAATGAAGGGCATATCAAATAAACGATACAGAGATCTTATGGAGATATCAAATCTGTATCTGCGTGGAGAGAAAACACTGGATGAGGTTGTGGATGCAATCAGGCTGATGCTGGCATATGATATGTGGACAAAAATGTTTGAGGAAGCCGATGTTAAAGTCGATGCCATTGGCGGACATGGCCCTGCAAGCCCCTATGACGAGCCTTTGATCGCAGAAACAAATTATTCAGCCCAGCTAAGATACGAACTGGAAACGCCTGTACGGCAGGCTAAGGAGGTGAATAAAGCATGTCAATAGCCCACGACTGAAGTCGCGGGCTTGCCGAATACGGTGAGTCCAAAGCTTCGGCTGTGCCCGAAAGGGTGTGTTGACTACCCTAAGTGCTTCGAGTACTACGTTACAAGCGAATGTATAGGCACCGGTGGACGTTAATCCTAATCTGCCGCTCTGCGACAACACATCACGTAAAGCTGAGGCAAAGCCGACAGGTGTGGCTGACTCAAACCACTTGTGACATTGGGGAAGGATTCCAACTCTCCGCAAAGAGAGAGCGGCTTCTTTTTAGCCGCCAAATTTTTAGAAAGGAGCATGGTATCATGCAATATGTGTATGTACTTAACAAGCACGGCAAGCCCTTGATGCCGTGCTCACCCGGAAAGGCTCGTTTACTATTGAAAGAAGGAAAGGCTCGCGTTGTAAAGCGCACGCCGTTCGTAATCAAACTCCTGCACGGAAGTGCGGGATACAAACAACCCGTTGCCCTGGGCGTTGATGCTGGTTCCAGGCATGTGGGACTTTCTGCCTGTACAGAGGGTAGGGAACTCTACAAAGAGGAACTGTCTCCCCGTAACGACGTGGTAGAGCTGCTCTCGGTGCGACGGCAATACCGCCGCAGCTGCAGGAACCGCAAAACCCGGTACAGGGCGCCGCGCTTCAACAATCGAGTGCATAGCAAGCACAAAGGCTGGCTGGCGCCGTCGGTTGAAGTTAAAATTCAGGAGCATATCACCGTTATTAAGCGCGTTTGCAGGATTCTCCCAATCGTGCTGGTACGTGTGGAAACCGCTGAATTTGACACCCAGCGGCTAAAAGCCATGTTGGAGGGAAAGCCTCTCCCGGTGGGAAGTGACTATCAGCTCGGCGAGATGTACGACGAATACAATGTGCGCCAGTACGTCCTAAAACGTGATAACTACACCTGCCAGTGCTGTGGCGCACATCCGGCAGAAAAGAAGCCAGTTCGGCTGCACGTGCATCACATTGAAAGCCGTCATGTCGGAGGCAATGCTCCTAACAACCTGATTACCTTATGCGTGGCATGCCACAAGGCACTCCACGAGGGGAAAATCACATTGGGCAATAGCAAAAAGCGTGGTAAGCCGCTGCGCGACGCCGCTTTCATGGGAATCATGCGCAATACGCTGCTCGCACGACTGAAGAATGAGCTGAACATTCCTGTCAAGCAGACCTACGGGTACATCACCAAGCTGCTGCGGGAGGAAAACCACGTAGAGAAAAGCCACACTAACGATGCTCGCTGTATTGCCAAAGCTCCAAATGCAAAGCCGTGCGACACTATGTTCCGCACGCGGGCGCTACGTCATCACAACCGGCAAATCCACAAGGCGAAAATCCTTAAAGGCGGCACCCGCAAAAAGAATCAGGCTCCGTACCTGGTGAAAGGTTTCCGCCTTTGGGATAAGGTCCGATATAACGGTGAGGAATGCTTCATTACCGGCAGACGTACCAGCGGGTATTTTGCCATCAAAAAGTACGACGGAACCGTTATCTCAAATAGCGCAAGCTACAAAAAACTTACGCTGCTGGAAGCGGCGACAAATTATATTACAGAGAGGAGTTGAAGGCGCATTCCTCCCACGACTAAAGTCGCGGGTCTTCTGCGCCAAATTTATGACAAGGCTTGAAAAATTACAAAGCGCAACGGCGGATGATCTGGCCAGTCTGTTTACCATCATGGACGACGAGGGTGAATACCTGCCGCTGTTGATGCCGATGAACCTGGTGAAAGATCCTGACAACCTGGACGAAATTATTCAGAGCCAGAGCGAATGACTGCAGGGCGAATATTGGCCGGGAGATTTTGGGGTTGGCTGTTTTGACGAGCCGGTAATGCCGGAACCAGAGATCTATTCATAAACCGCGACACCGCACGACATAACATAGCCTGAGACGCGCAGAGAAGCGTTGTGAGCCATGATACAAGAAGATACGACATACAATACATAAACCAACAGGATGCGTTAAAAGCGCTGGGAGACGAGCCTGAAAGAACTATTTAACGCAAAAGGAAAGAGCGTGATTTTATCAGCGCCGGATCAGCCAGGACTGGACAAGAAAGCGGTTGTTTGCAGCGGGTCAAAAAAACCAGAGGAATACACCAATGGCTTGACATAAACGGGCAGCGCTATGACCTGGGACTATTTTTGAAGCGACACGTTACGGCCTGGGCGATTGTATAAAACCAGGAACGAAAAGAGCCAAGGAACGATCCCACCAGAACCCATGCGCCCACACAGGGTTAAAGGGGTACGGTTGAGCTTGGGATGCACGCAGAACAAGCGAAATGGTCGGCGGATACGAATTCCCGGAGGGCCAAACGCCGAGCAAAAGTACCACCTATATTTCTTTATTAAGGTTTTTCTTATTAAGCGTAAGTGAATGTTGGTTTTACCCCAGGTTTTTCGTTGTTCAAAAACGAATTGGACTGCGGATTTTGCATCGTTTCTGAACATCATTTTCCAAAATGCGTTTTTCGAGCCGTTTTTTAAGAATTGAATGATTATTTTCGAGCCGTTTTTTAATGCGGCAAAGGAGTGTTTTTTAATGTATACGAATGGTTCCTACTTAGCGAAGCAGGTTATGCAGGTGCCGGAAGAGTTGATTTTGCGCAAGGACGTGTCGGAGTTACTGCCGGTTTACATGCTGATGTACGCAAAGTATTCGCCGTTTTACGATTTACGATTTTACAGTTATACGAGCCTGTCAGAGCTGGTCGAGCTGGCTGGAACGTTTGGGAAAGATTGCCAGCACCGCAGATACTACAACCGTGCGGCAGATGCAGTTGAGTTTTTAGAAGCATGTGGCGTGATTATGACAGAGGGGTACAACCGGGCAAAACCGACCAAACCGTTTAAGTATCGGTTCAAAGATCTGAACGAGGTGTTTGGCAAAGAAGACAAGGACGGAAAGTTTGGTTATGCTTCACTGACCTCAAACGAATATTTCTTGCTGCTAAACAGAGTGGCTACTGCCTATTCTACCGGGCGTGGCACGAACAATTTGTACCGGATCTACTGTTACCTGCGGTTGCGGTACCGCCTGTGGCAGCGTACATACGGTAAGGAAAAGATGGGGTTTGTGGCAACGTGGGTAGGATATATTAAAGCGATTTCCAAAGAACTGCACTTGGCCGACAAGACCGTATCAAACGCCATCCGGGTTATGTACCAGTGTGGGCTGGTTATCCCGTACTACGGAGCGATTGAAAAGGGAAACCTGGAATCTGACCGGCCGGAGATGATTTTGGCGCTCCCGCTAATGTGTGGCGACAACATGGTGGAGAAGGTTGTGCGCGAAACAAAGAACCGGTACCGGCGCAAACCCAACCGGGCAGGCTCCAACTGGTACCCGGCAGGCCAAACATGTGGAGCGGAGGATAAGCCGGAACCAGCAGAGGAGGTGATACCGGAACCTGAACAGGAAACCTCACCAGAGCCGCCGATGGAAGAGTTGTGCAACACCCAGTTTTGCGATGGGTGGGGGATGCCGCCTGACAATTACAGTGACTGGGGATTGTGTGAGGATGAAATATTCTAAGCAAAACGAACGTATATTGCCCACTTTACCTTTTCTACAAAAAATATTTTTTTTGGAGGTATAAAACTTTGAACAAGAAAGAAGCTGAAACTTTGTTGATACTGACAAATTTTCTGCATGACCTGTGGCAGGGATTTAAGGCCATGGTGCTGGTTGGAAGCTGCATTGTGGTGATCCGGCTGGCGTTGCAGATGTTGGGCACTATGGCCACAGTTGGAATTTTTGTGGCACTGCCGGTTTTGTACGCACTGCTGTGGGCAGCACTTTCCCGTGAGGCGTTTGACAGCGGGCGGGTTAGCATTGAAAAGATTTACAACCTGGAAAAAGCCGAGAACAAAGAGGATGACCCGAATAACAAGGAGGACGAGTAATGTTCGCACCACCACTATATATTGTGCGAAAGTTGAACCTGACCTACATTATCAACCATGACTATAACATCCAGATCAGCCAGGAGGAGGAAGAGCGCTTTTATGTAAAGCAGGGTGATAACATGCTGTTCCGGCAGATCCGGCTGCTTACATATGAAAGCAACGAGTACAACCGGTTTGTTGTGTTTGTGGATTGCGTGGGTGGCCAGAACAAAAAGGCGGCCATGAAGCGGTTGATCCAGCACGGGTTTAAGATTGGAAAGCAAGAGTTTGTGCTGAGTGAACGCAGCGCCAGTATGGTGCGGCAGGGCATTTTGAGCTTTGTGGACAGGCGGTTGGCCCACGACCTTGACGTGAGAATCACAATGGGAATACAAATTCAGAAAACAGTATTGAGTAAATTTTACGCTTATCGCGGCCTGATGTATTCCAGCTGCCACTGCATTGAGAACTGGTATCCGACCATTGTGGTAGTGCCGGACTGCTTTGTGACGATACCAAACCAGAACATTAAATATGTATATGACCGCAAGATCCAGTTCAAAGACCGCAAGACCGGGGCTGACCGCGAGTGGGTGCAGAAAGACATTGCAGAAACTACCCGCGACATTGAGATAAATGCCTTTGACGGCTGCGGGATTGCACACCCCAAGATTATGCAGGAGATACAGCGACGGTTGGGCAGTGAGACGCCTGTGACCAGTGTAGTGTGGCGTATGCCGTACTTTAAGGGCGTGCTGAACCAGATGGACTATGAAACGTTTTTTGCAGAACGCGGGGTACGATTCATCAAAGACATTTGGGGCGTGGAACACGATGTCAGCCCAGGGGCTGAACCCAAGATTATTGCGTGTGAGAGCATGTACAAGGGGTACAAGTATTTTAAGAAGACCGGCACGATTGCGGACTGGGAGGAATACTGGTACCAGTTCAAGAAGAACAAGCACTGCATTGGCATTGCAAAGTGGCAGTTTGACATTGACACAGAACCGCTATACACCCGCGGCAACTACCAGATTTTGCAGGACCTGGATTTGCCAGTAGACGAGTTTGAGCATCTGGCAGATTACAGCATTGATTGGGTTGAAAAGATTGAGAACGGTGACCCGGTATACACCTACTGCTTTTTGGGCATGCTGGCTGACCGGCACAAACCGCTGAATAATTATTGCGCGGCGATTTTGAAGAACCCGGAGATGCTGAAAGAGGAGGGGGTGCGAAAGTACATAACCAATCTGCTTGGAAAATATAAGGACGACATGAAGTGCGGCAAGTTGTGGCTGCGCGGTAGCTTTAAGTTCTTAGTGCCTGACCTGATTATGCTGATGGAACACATTGCCGGCCTACCCTTGAAGGGGGCGCTGGAGGCGGATGAGTTTTACAGTTTTGACAGAACAGGAACAACGCTTGGCGAACGGCTAATTGAACGCAACCCGCACATTTGCAAGAGCGAGCATGTGATCCTGAAGGGTGTGACCAACCCGCTGCTGGAAAAATATTGCGGCCAGTTGGTGAACACGTTGATTGTTAATTGCAAGAGTATTACCCCGCAGAGATTAAATGGCGCGGATCGGATGATGGTCCGGGGCTGTGGTAACACAGCATTTGGAACGGTGTGAACCCCTCGTCAGGGGTGTGGCCCATATGGGCTGCTAACAGGGAATGCCTGCCTGAGAGACGGCAGGAGAATCCTGTGGCTGGAAACGGCTGCAACGACTATCTGGGATGAGTGTACCAGGGTAAGGCTGTTATTGACACGCAGTTTGGAGCGCACCGCTGCCGGGAAACCGGTAGAAGATATAGTCTATACCTATAAAAAACAACGTAGGTGTGTACGATGGCGATTTAACTTTGCTTCTTGACAGCCCTTTGATGATGAAGGGTGTGGACAGGAACGCAAAAATTGTAATTGACATTGAAGATAAAGTAACTGCGCTGGCGGAGAAGGACACGATCCAGAACCGCACGGCGTGCATTATGCGCAGCTTGAAGAGTTTGATTGGTGAAATTTCCAATTACGCGAGCTGCTACCACAACAAAACACCAAAAACCGAGAAGCAGAAAGAAACATACGCCCGGTATGTTGACCTGCTCTCCATAACCAACGGTGGCTTCGCCGTTGTAAAACCGCGTGAATGCCTTATCAGCAGTGTCGCCTAATAGGCGGCTAACGGTGAAACTCTTTACAATACAGCGTAAAGACAATACCGTGCCAAGCTTTGATTGCCAGTTATTGGCAATTATTGAAGGTGTAACGACTAAGGGTGATGAGTGTAGCCCTGTAGGCCGGGAGATGATAGCCCGGACGCCAAGTGCGTGGCCATGGAAACATGGAAGAGATAGTCTGGCCTGTATGGTGACATACGGGGTAATTGAAAAACGAAAGCCATCAAGAATCGGTGGCCCTGTGCGGTGACGCGCAGTGGAAACAGCTGGTGAACCTGCAAGAGCAGGGTGTACACAGGACAAATGTGGAAACGCAGGAAATGGCGTTTTGTCTGTGTGCTAACAGGGAAACTATCGTGGTTGATACAATCCTGTGCCAAGCCTTATACATATAATAAGGAAGGTCAAGAGACTAGCCCGCAAGGGATGTACGCGATCCGGTGAAAATCCGGCGTGGAAGTGCCAGCCTCTCATATACGCCAAGAGTGTGAGATGATGATATAGTCCACAAGCAAGAATGCGATTTTGCAAAGACGGGTGTGCTGTACCCGGTGCCGCGGCAGATTGCCAAGTATGGCAGACCTTTGCCGTATTTTATGAAATATGCAAGCCCGTATTACAAGCGGATGAAGCGTCTGAGCTGCGCCCACAGCAACATGAACAAGATGTGTTGGGTTATTGAAAAGTGGGCGGACGGGCTGCGCCACAAAAGGAGTGACGGGTTTGATTACACAATTATGATTGACGGGAAGGTGGGATTTAGCCAGGAGCATTTTGATGCGATTGAAAAAATCTATTTTGAGTTCAATAAAACGGTAGCCGAGCTGGCAGAGACTGAATACCATTGCCGTTACTTTGACCGGTTCAAAGATGAGCTGGAGGCTGAGGGCGTTACAAAGGAGTTTGCCGCCAACTTTGAGGTTGACTGGCAGTTGTACTATAACAAGTTCCGTGCCCGGTGTGCAGAGATTTGCCTTGACCCCAAAGAACTGGCCAACATTGCCGTGATGCTTTGCTACCAGAAATACCCCCGCCGCAGCAAGAAGTTTATGTGGGTGGTGGCCGGCACCGGCATTGTGGAGAACATCCAGCAGGTGAACATTTGCTTGCCGCAGCTGTGCGATGACGGTGAATACGAGTACCTGGGCAAGCGTTATGCCCTGGTGCCGGTTGGCAACGAACTGAACATTGAACCGATTGAAGGAGGAGAGGGGTAATGTATTACAGCTATTATTGCAATGAAAAGATGCTGCTGGATAACTTTGACGATTACAATGAAAGCCCGCGGCTGTTACGGCGGCTGTTGGCGCAGAGTGGGTATGAGCCAGATTTTTGTGCAGATATGCAGCTGGCCCATACAGACCCCAAGTACATAAGGCAGTATGACCGGTTGGACCTAATCCAGCAGTACAAGAAAAAACAGCTGAAGAAGTGTGGACTGCGGCAGGTTGACAAGATCTACCTTTATGATAGCGACCTGACTTACATCCAGTTGGCGATCCGTACTTATGGGCTGACGCAGCGACAGGTGAAGGTTTTGCTTGGCGTGATTGTTATGTGCCGGCTGAATGGTAGTGACACGCTGGATCTGATGAACCGATACAGGATCAAACAGTTCTGCTCTTGCTTTGGGCGAGATGTGACGGCGATACACATTGATGGCGCGAACTGGTGGGACGGTTATGAAGCGCCGGTGGAGCTGGATGTGCTGAGTGACAAGTGCGGTATATTGAACCGAATTACTTGCAAGCCGGGTCCGGGGCGGATTGGCTGTTTGTATGAGTATCCGTTTTATGATCACAAAAGCGAAGGTGTTTATTGCTGGGATGTGACGGCAGAGAACAACCGGTTGGATATGGATAAATTGTGCGCAGAGATTGGGCTGTTTGACAACCGGTACTGCGAAAAGTGTGGGGAAGAGATTGCGTGGAATGCCAAGGCACACTACTGCAAGACCTGCGCGGAATTGGAGAAAAACGCCAAGACGTTGGCCCGCGTGACCCGCTACAGAAGCAGAAATAATACCTTGTAACGCTTGAAGCTGAAAACCCCCTATATATGATTATAGAGGGTGGAGTGCCCCTGACCATTATGGCCGGGGGTTCTTTTATTCTCAGATTATTTTTTTTATAAGGAGATTTTTGAAGATGATTGTTATTTCTAAGGAAGAAGCAAAAATGTTGCGCAAGAAGTTCCCCGGTGTGCATATGGTTACGACCGTGAACAAAACGATGGTGGACGAGCTGCCGTATGTGCTGCAGGCTTTGCCCAATAACTATTTTGCGCAGGAAGCTTTGGCTGAGATGGAGCGTGACAAGCACCGCACCGGAATTGTGAATACACGGGGTGACGTGAATGCTTGAACTGCACAAGCTTGCCAAGGAAACTGACAATGAATACATCTACCGCATTTGTGCTGCCAAGGACCAGATTGGCACCTGGGACGATGTGGCGGATGTGATCAATAAAGAGCTAGGCCAGGACAAGGATGAGTGCGTATACCGCAAGAACTGGAAGGCGTTCAACATTCTGGCGCACGCCAGTGAAACTAACTTGAGTGACGCCCAGCAGATTTTGGGCGAGATTAAAGAGCAGCGCCGCGAGCTGGAGAAAGAAAAGGTTAAGCTGCGAGATGAGCGCAATGAAGTGAGCCGTCTGATGCGGGTACAAGCCCGTGGAGAGAGCATGCGAGAGCTGATTGAACGGCGATTTAGCGCTTATAAGCCGGAGACTTTTGAACACATTGGGGTAGTTAGTACAGAAGCACTGACGACCGACCTGATTGTTCACCTGACCGACCTGCATGCGGGAGTCAAGATTGAGAACCTTTACAATAGTTTTGACCAACAGGTGCTGCGTGCCCGGCTGAAGCGCTATGCAGAAAAGGTATATGTGATCCAGAAGCGCCACAATGGTCAGAATTGTTTTTTGGTGCTGGGCGGAGACCTGGTAAACGGTGAGATCCACCTGAACAACCGGCTGGAAAACAACGAGAATGTAGTGGACCAGGTGATCAGCGCCGGGGAAGCCGTGAGTTGGTTTGTGGCCGAACTGAGCCGTATGTTTGAACGTGTATACATTTATAGTGTGCCGGGCAACCACAGCCGGGTGTTCCCTGCCAAGGAGGATAACCAGCACGGTGAATACCTGGACAAACTTGTGACTTATATTGTGGACGCACGCTGTGCGGCACTTGGCAATGTAGAAACCTACCAGAATACGATTGACGAGACGATTGCGGACTTTATGGTACGCGGCCGACTGGTGTATGCAGTGCATGGTGACAAAGACACACCGGGCAGCGTGGTACAGACCTTGACCATGATGACAGGTGATAAGCCTGACATTGTGCTGATGGGACACCGCCACACCAATGCCCTGACGACTGTATACGATACGAAAGTATACGAAAGCGGCTGTGTGGATGGCGCGGACAGCTACTGCATGGATAAGAGATTGCGAAATAAGCCGGAGCAGAACGTGCTGGTGGTGAATGCTTACGGCGTGGACTGCTGTTACGATATTACGCTGGATTAGAGCGTGGGATTTTTTGATTGAGAGGGGATGGTTTTTAGAGTGGGTGAGTATGAGAAGAAGCAGCCCGAATACTTTTGCAGTTATTCGGCGCGGCTTACGAATTTTTTGAAGGCGTTTGGTTTGAGCTATGAGAGCCGGCAGATGAACCCCATTACCCAGACAAGCTACTGTGTGTTTAAGCGCAGCCAGAAACTGATGGATGTGGTGGAGTTTTGGAACGAGTGCCGGAACAACTTCCGTGATTATGATGAGAACGGGAACCGCGCCGATAAGGCGGGTGACTGAACATGGCCGGAAGACCGAAAGGCTCTAAAAATAAAGCTACAATTTTACGAGAAAACGCAGAAGCGCAGGCCAAGATTCGCCGCATGATGGCAGAGGACGATGGGCCTGCGTATTTTGTTTGTGCCTGCTGCGGCAAGCGGTTCATGCACCAGAAGGATAATTTTTCCCCTGCGCAAAGCGAGCTGTGGCGAGGGAACAACCATTACTTCCCGGTATGCAAAAGCTGCATGGACAAGCTGGTTGACCATTATACCCAGGCGCTGGGTAATGAGGATGAGGCCATGAAGCGGGTGTGCATGCTGTTTGACATTTATTACAGCGAGGGCCTGCTGAAAAGCACGGCAAAGCATGCCCCGAACACAAGCCGGATGACAGCTTGGATCAGGCATTGCAACATGACCCAGAACCATGGCAAGACCTTTGATACCTACCTGGAAGAAATCAACGGGCGGGTGATCAATGATGTGAGCGATATCAGCGAGACACGACCAAACGGCGGCAAGGTAAGCCAGCGCATGGTTGGGTTTTGGGGGCCAGGGTTCAACGAGGCCGAGTATGTGCGGCTGGACAATGAGTACAAGGACTGGATTACCCGGTATGAGTGCTCCACCAAGGCGCAGGAAGAATTGTTCAAAGCGATCAGTATGGCGCAGATTATGCTGACCAAGGCATACCAGACGGGTGACACCAAGAAGGTAAAAGAGGCCAGTGATACTTTGCAGAACCTGCTGGGCAGCGCCAATATTAAGCCAAACCAGACGAACGATAATGCGCTGGCAGAGGCAAACACCTTTGGTACCTTGATTAAAAAGTGGGAAGACAAAAAGCCGATCCCGGAAGCTGCGCCCGAATGGCGGGATGTGGATGGGATTGGTAAATATTTCCGTACTTGGGTGACAGGGCCAATGATGGAACTGTTCAAAATCAAAAACCCGTGGCAGAAAGAATACGAGGAAGGCATGGCACCTTATACGGCGCACCGACCTGAATACACCGGCGGAGAAGAGGAAGAGAACGAAAGTATTCGCAACGCCATTTTTGGCACCCCCGGAGAGTGAGGTGGTGCTTGAATGGTGAAGAAAACTGCAAGAGAGGTTACGGAAGATAAGACAAGCCGGATCATGAATGCCGTGGCGCTGTGGGCCAGCTTTTACCGGGCGAATCCGCAGAGGTTTTGCAAGGATTATTTGAACGTAAACCTGAAGATGTTCCAACAGATTTTGATTTATTGCATGGCGCTATGCACAAATTTTTGTTTTATAGCGGCGCGTGGTCTAGGCAAGACGTTCCTATGTGCAATTTTCTGCTGTTGGAAAGCGATCTTGTACCCAGGCAGCTTGATTGTGATTGCAAGCAAAACGCGAAACCAGGGCAGTTTGGTACTGAAAAAGATTGAGCAGGAGTTGGTGCCGCGAAGCCCATTACTGCGCAGTGAGATAAAAGATATAACGATAAACCAGAGTGTGGCGAAGATAACCTTCCGCAATGACAGTGTGATTGAGGTTGTGACCGCCGCAGACACTGCCCGTGGCGGCCGTGCGAGCCTGTTGATTATTGACGAGTACCGAATGGTTGACAAGGAAGTGCTGGATCTGGTTTTGAAGAAGTTTTTGAACTATATCCGCCACCCTGGCTACATGGATAACCCCAAGTATGCTCATTTGGCGGAACGCAACCAGCAGATGTACCTAAGCTCTGCATGGTTTGAACAGCACTGGTCATGGGATTTGTGCAAGGATTACTTTGTGAACATGTTTGACACCACAAAAAATTACTATTGTTTCCGATTCCCGTACCAGATGAGTATTAAGGAAAACCTGCTGCTGAAGAGCCAGGTAGAAGACGAGATGACAGAATCGACGTTTTCTGACATACGGTTCCGCATGGAAAATGAGGCGCTGTTTATTGGTACGACAGACGGTGGGTTATTTAGCTTTGACGACATTAACAAGCAGCGCAAGATCATAAAAGCGTTCTATGCGCCAAACATGATTTTGAACAATAAGGCGGCTTGCCAGTTGCCGGCCAAGAAGACCGGCGAGAAGCGGATTTTGACGGTCGATATTGCCCTGATGAGTTCTAAGCGCCGCGACAATGACGCCACCAGCATCTTTTTGAACAGTTTGGTGCCGGACAGTACAGGCAAGTGTACCAGCAACATGGTGTACACCGAAAACTGCGAGGGTATTATTACGCAGGATTTGGTGCTGAAGCTACGCCGCTACTTTAAGTATTTTGAGTGTGACTACATTGGCATTGACGCAAAGGGCCTTGGTGCCCCCATTATGGATCTGCTGATGCACGAGTGCTATGACCCAGAGACGGGCGAGACATACCCACCGCTGAACTGCTGCAATAACCCGGATTTCCAGGAGCGGTGCCCCGACAAGACGGCACCCAAGGTGATTTGGGCGATCATGGGCAGCAGCCAGTTTAATAATGACGTGACAATCGCGTTGCGAAGCGGAATCCAACAGGGGAGAATCCGGTTTTTGGAATCCGAATATGACTGCGAAGAGATTTTGCGGGCGAACATTAAAGGTTACGACAAGCTTTCACCCATGGAGAAGATGGCGCTGCAGATGCCGTACATCAATACCGGATTGGCTGTAAATGAGTTGGTGAACCTGGAATATGAAGCAACGAATAATTTGATCCGTGTGCATGAGAAGCCCGGCGCACGCAAGGACCGTTACAGTAGCCTGAGCTACAACTATTACATTGCGCTGCAGGTTGAACGCATGATGAGCAAAAACTTTATGCGCAATAAGAAGATTGAAATGAACTTTAGAGCGCCCAGACTGCGGCATTAAGGAGGCGGCTATATGGAAGAAATACAGCAGAAAAAGGTCGCCATGATCAGCCCGGACGGCAAGAAAAGCTTTGTGCCATTGACGGAATTTATGAGTAAGGTGCGGTATGCGAACCTGGCAAACGTGAAGATCCGCGACCTGGAAAATAACCGCGACTACAACCCTACTTATAAAAAGTACACCAAGAGCCAGATTGTTACCTATTTGGGGAACCCGGCTAACTATGAAGTGCAGCTGCGGCAGATGAGCCAATACCTGTTCAATATTTCGAACTATTACAGGCGGCTGATCCAGTATTTTGCCAACATGAGCACGTTCAGTTACATTGTGGTGCCGTATGGCATTGATTATTCCAAGAATGTAAACCTGCAAAAGTTCAAAAAAGGTTACTATGCGGTGACGGCACAGTTGGAAAAGATGAACCTGCGGCACGAGTTCAGCCGGGCGTTGATGGTGGCGTTCCGTGATGATGTGTATTACGGGTACGCATGGGAAACGAACGATAGCTACACCTTCCAGCAGCTGGATGCAGACTATTGCAAGATCAGCAGCATTGAGGATGGTGTATACAACTTTGCGTTCAATTTTTCTTACTTTGATTCCCACAGTGAGCGATTACCAAATTTTCCGCCGGAATTTACCACGATGTACAGTGCGTACCAGAAGGACTCCGGCTTGAAGTGGCAGGAGCTATCAAGTGAGAACTCTATCTGTTTGAAAGTAAACGAGCAGACGTATGTGCCGATCCCGCCGTTTGTGAGCTTGTTCAGCGCACTGGCGGATATTGAAGACTACCGGGCGATCAGTAAAGATGCCAGTGAAGTGAATAATTACAAGGCGTTGGCGCTGGAGATCCCGGTGGGGGATGACGGTACATTTTTGATTGACTACGACCTGTGCAAAGAGTTTTACGACATGCTGTGCAACGTGCTGCCGGAGAACATTGGCGCGATTATGAGTCCGATGAAGATCAGCAGCTGGGACTTTGAAAAAAGTGGAGCTGTGAGCGGCAGTGACGATGTGGCAAAAGCTGAAAATTCGATGTGGAAACAGGCGGGTGTAAACAACATCTTGTTTGGTGGCGGTGAAGACCCCAGCAGCTCTACGCTGAGCCTTTCTACCGTGAATGACCAGATGATTGTGTTTGCGATGATGCGGCAGATTGAACGCTGGATCAACCGTAAATTAAAGAGTGTTTCGACGGCAGTTAAGTTTAAGGTAAATATTTTAGATGTGACGTATTTTAACCGGCAGGAAGTGCATGACCGCCTTGTAAAAGATGGCCAGTACGGAATGCCGGTGCGCAGTGCCATTATGGCGACAAGCGGATACAGCCCAAGCGATATGGAGAACATGCAGTACCTGGAAAACACGGTATTGAACCTGTCAGCCAATGAGGTACCGCTGATAAGCTCCAACACGCAGAGCGCTGCTGACAGTAATGCCGCGACAGATGAAGGCGGACGCCCCACCAATGCAAGTGAAGGTAAGGCGCTGACAGACGCAGGCGAGAACAGCAGCGAGGAAGACCTGGCGACAGGAGGCTGAGTGAACGATGAAGCGCGAAGTTAAAGTACGCGGCCGTGACGTGGTACTATATTTGCTGCGCCAGAAAAAGAAATTGGTGCGGGAAGAGCGCGACAGTGGCGGCCATACAGTATATATTTTTGAACTTGACGACGATGATTTGAAGGCTGTGCAGGAGTTTGCCGCACAGCAGAAAAAACGAAATTACTTTTGAGAGACCGCTATGCAAGCGGCCTTTTTTAGTTTACGGGGTGATTGGATGTGAGTGAGCGGTTGAACCGCCTGCCAATTACCTTTGAAAAAACCGGAGAAGTGATGGGTAAAGATACGCGTTTTATTAACGTGACGATTGATGTGCTGCATACTGGCGGCAACCTGAACGGATCGCGGTTTGAAAAAGAGGTAGTTGACCGGGCAGCAAAGAGTATTGCGAATACCCCGATCCTTGGATACATTGAGCAAAATGACGATGATGAGCTTGATTTTAAGGGCCACGAACATGAGCTGATTGTGGACGAGGACGGGATTCGATATGTATATGCCGGCAGCGCTTACGGTGTGATACCGGAGAGCTGCAACCCGCGCTGGGTAAGCCGGGATGACGGCACAGGAAAAACACGGGAATATTTGCGCGTTGACGGGTTGCTGTGGACCAAGTTTGACGATTCCTGTGGGATTTTTGAGCGGGATGTGGTGAAAGGGCAGAGCATGGAGATCACCAACATGGAAGGCTATGTGGATAAAGACGGCTACTATGTTGTGCAGAATTTTGATTTTGATGGCTGTTGCGTGCTTTCCACCACTGACCCGCAAATCCGACCAGCAATGACGGGCAGCACAGTTACGGCGAATTTTACCGCCGCAACGATTGCGAGCCAGGTCAAGGATATGCTGGCGGAATACACAGCTTTACAGAGATCTGAATCCTCCAAGGAGGCTCAGATAGATAATTTTGCGAAAGGAGACGATTGCTTGAAAGAAAAAGAAGAAATTCTGGCTTCTTACGGCATTGACGCTTCTACGCTGGAGTTCTCTTTGGAGGAAATTACCATTGAGGAACTGAAAGCGAAGTGTGAAGAGATGGCTGTGGCAAAATCTGCCGAGCCGGAAGAGCCGCAGGGTGAACCGGAAAGTGAGCCGGCCGCAGAGCCTGCTGCTGAACCTGCAGGACCCGAAACCCCGGCAGAACCGGAAGGCGCTGCGGAACCGGAAGGCGGCGAACCTGCTGCGGATTACAGCCTGAACCTGTGCGACAAGCTGAACGAAGTAAACGAGGCCATTAGCGCTGAAACCATGATTGACCCGTGGGGCTATGAAGTGAGCCGCTATTGGCTGCAGGATGTGCAGGATGACCTTGCCGTTGTGATGGATTGCCAGGATTGGAAGATCTACAGCTTTGCCTTTACCATGGATGGCGACAACGTAAAAGTTGATTTTGCCAGCAAGAAACGCATGAAGGTAAAGTACGAAGCCTGGGATGAAGGCAGTGCCGATGTGGGCGTGCCCGCGTTGTACAGCACCATGGGCGACAAGGCCAAAGAGCAGACCGAAAAACTGGAGGCTGCCAACAAGCAGTACAGCGAACTGAAAGCAGAGTATGACGAGATGAAGCCGAAATATGATGCTTACGTTGCGGCCGAGGCTGCTGCTGCCAAAGAAGAAGAGAGCGCTAAACGCGAACAGCTGTTTGCCGTTATGGATCAGAAGCTGGATGGCGATGCTGATTATGCCAAGCTGCGAGATAACAAGACGATGGAGTTTACCGTTTTGGAGGATGCTTGCTACAAGCTGTTGGGAAAAAAGGCCGCTGAGTTCAGTTATGTCCCGTCCAAAGAAAAGAAGGGCGAGGTAAACAAGGTACGGTTTGGCGTGAATGGCACCCAGAAAACAGAGAAGCGCTATGGCGACCTGTTTGAACGTTATCTGCATACGAAAGAGTGAAAAAAGGAGTTACATATTATGGCTAACATTAAACATGCTGTTGTTGGCACCGATATGCTGGTTGGTTCCAGCAACGCTGCCTACCTGAAGAGTGTTGTTTTTTACAAGGATGGCAGCCCTGCCGCCATTGATAATGGCAACATTGTTGTGATTGGTGATGCAATCGGCCCTGAAACCTACAAGGCTGAAGCACCTGCTGCTGATTCCAAGCGCCCTATGCTGGCCCTGGTTGCCGGCGTTGAGCTGTTTTACGATGAGACCCGCACCCATTACCTGACCGAGTGGGAGAACGAAGCTGGCAAGCCTGTTCGCGTTTACCTGCTGGTTGCCGGTGCTGATTCTTTCCGCGTTACTGCTGAAGCTTTTGACGGTACCCCCGAAAAGGGCAAGTTTGTTGCCTTTGCTGCTGGTTCTACCAAGCTGAAAATTGAGGCTGATGCTTCTGCTGACAATGTTTTTGGTGTGATCAAGCGCGACCCTGTGAAGGTTGGCTTTGGCGATGGCCAGTATACCTATTACATCGTTGATGTGATCGCCTGATTTTTTGTATCAGCGAGTTAGTTATAACTAATTACTGGTGTGGCCTATGGCTGCACCAGTCTTTATATGTAAAGGAGTATTAACATGGATGAGAAACTGATTAAGCTGGCCGTTGATGGCTACCATGGCCACCTGGGCGAATACAGCGTGAAAGACAGCCAGGAAGTTCTGCGCCAGGCCATGATTGAGGCTAATAATGGCAAGACCAGCATGAGCTACAAGGATATCCGCGACGGTAAGTGCAGCAACCTGTTTGCTATTACCGAAGTTCTGATTGAAAAGGTCAGTGAAGAGGGCCTGAAGGATGACGAGTTCTTTACCAATTTTATTGAGGACCGCAATACCTCTCTGGGCGATACCAACATTTTCCATACCACCAAGCCGTGCCTGCTGACTGTTGCCGACATTGCTGAAGGCACCCAGGGCGTTCGCCGTCAGCGTCTGGAAGCCGGCCAGGACATTACCGTGAATACCCAGCTGCGTGCTGTGAAGGTTTACGAGGAAATGAACCGCGTGATGGCTGGCCGCATTGACTTTAATGACCTGGTTGACACTGTTGGCCGCAGCTTTACCCAGTATGATCTGGACAGCGCTTATCTGGCATGGACCAGCATGTTTACCAAGCTGGACCCCGTTTATACCCAGAGCGGTTCTTACAATGAGGACAAGCTGCTTGACCTGATTGAGCACATTGAGGCTTCTACCGGCGACACCGCTACGATTGTTGGCACCCGCAAGGCACTGCGCAAGATTACCACTGCTACCATGAGTGAGCGGGCCAAGAGCGACCTGTACAGCATGGGCTACCTGGGCCACATTGCCGGCACTCAGATGGTTGCGATGAAGCAGCGCCACAAGATCGGCTCTACTGAGTTTATTCTGCCTGACGACACTGTTTACATTTTTGCCGGCGACACCAAGCCCGTGAAGCGCGTTACCGAGGGTGAAGTTACCATGCTGATGGGCGACCCGATGAACAAGGCCGACCTGACCCAGGAATTCCTGATGACCAAGCGTACCGGTATTTCCATTATTCTGGACCGCGACTTTGGCAGCTACAAGTTTGCCTGATTTTGAGCTGAACGATACCCCTGCCGCAAGGCGGGGTTCTTTTTTTATATAAGGAATATTTTGGAGGTATGTTTTGGCAACTGCGAAGATTACCAATGAGACCATGGTGGAATGCAAGAACGGCACCCATGGCAACTTGTTTTATGCTTCGACCCGCAACCCCGGCTACACCGTTGAGTGGACCGAGTTTGGCGAGGTGCAGGAGATGGACTACGCCGAGCTGCTTGTAATGCGTGGCAGCCAGCCGCGGTTTTTCCGTGATAACTGGATTTTGATTGAGGACGCCAATGTATTGCGCAAGCTGGGTGTGGAACGTTACTACAAGAATGCGCTGACCACGGAGAACTTTGACGAGGTATTTAAGTGGACCCCGGATGAGATCCGCGAGAAGGTGCCCAAGATGAGCGAGGGGATGCGCGACAGCATCCGTATCCGCGCAAAGGAGATGCTGAAAGCAGACCAGCTGGACAGCCGTGCCATGATTAAAGCATTGAACGATGTGCTGGATTGCGATTTGGAAGAATCCGTTGCGTTGGAGGCACCCAAGAAACCCAGAACCCGCAAGAGCGGCGTTGAGATTGTGACGATCGGCGGAACCGAAGAATAATGAGAGGAATGGTGCGGGCCAATGGGCACAAGATACGAGGAAGTTTATGAGCGTTACCGTGGCCAAGTCCGCAACTATGAGTTCCTGGACTACGATGCGGTGACAAGAGAAGCAATGCAGCTGGATCTTTTGAAGATGGCGATCAGCGATTTTGAGGATGTGTGCAAACAGGACCTGAATGACAGGGAAGATGACCTGCTGGAGTTCAACATTACGCTGACGAACCGCGAGAAGGATATTTTGGCACTGGGCATGATTGTGCATTTTGTGCGCCAGTATGTTTATAACACAGACGCATTGCAGAACGGATTGAGCACAAAGGATTTTACGTTGTTTTCGCCAGCCAACCTGCTGGAGAAGATGACGACCCTGCTGACCACGACAGAGCGGCAGCAGATGAAGGAGATTAACCTGTACTCTTTCCGCAATGGGGAAATTTCGAGTTTGACTGAGTGAGGTGGTAGCGTATGAACTATGAGACATATGCTGCTATGCTTGGCAGGCACGGAAGTACGCGGCGTGACCGGATGATTGAAAAGAGCAAACGGGATACGCTGAGAATGGGGCCTGACTCCCCTGCCTATAAAGAGGTAGAGATTGAGGGGGTACCCCACCACATGATGATTATTAGCAGCACGGTGACAAACCAGAAGATTATACGCACCATGCCGGGCGACAACTTTGAGATTGGAAAAATTATGCTGTTTAGTAAAAGCCATTGGCTGATTACAGAGCGCGATGCGGACGATGAAATAACCGTGCGCGGCAAAATTGAGCTGTGTAACCGGAGCATCCAGTGGCAGAACCATGAGACCGGGGAAATTATTACCCGGTGGGCGGTTGTGGACAAGCCGTATTTTTCTAACCTGAACGAAGATGTATACATGACCATTTCCAGCCGCGAATTCCAGGTGAAAATACCGTATGATGAGGAATCGGCTTTGCTGGATGTGGGGAAACGCCTGATGATGGAGCAGATTAACGGCAAGCCTAAAACTTACCGTGTGACCTGTGTGGACGCTATGACAGAACGCTACGACTGGAATGACGCCCAGACGGGATTTTTGGTTTTGAACCTTGAACAGGACCAGCATGTGGAAGAACAGGATAACGCCGAAAAGATGCTATGCGATTACCAGGAGGTAAAGCAGGCACCGGAGGACGGCGAAGTGATTATTAAATACGCGGGCGAACCCAAAGTGCGCATTTGCGGGCGCGGCAAGATTTTTAAGGCCACGATTGATGGCAAGCCGCTGCCGGGATGCACCTGGAGCCTGAGCGTTGATGATAAAACACTTGAAACAAAGGTATACCTTGCCAACAGTGTGCAGTGGAACCGGGTAACCGGGGACAGCTGCCGGGTATGCGCAGAGGATAATGCCGCGCTGAATGGAGCTACCGTGAAACTGACGGTTGTGGCGCCGGACGGCAAGAGCACAGACAGCATTGCAGTAAAGGTGGTGGACGTATGAACCTGAGTGAGCTGGGAGAATACAAACACAAAGTAGCCGCCCTGCTGGCACAGGACGACACCATTATTAACCTGCTGCTTGGCCCCGTGGACGATGATACTGACACGGACGAGATGCTACTGGGCGATAAGAGCATTAGCACCGGACATATTTACGAGTTTGAGTATGTGCCGGAGATCAATGAAACGGCGGATACCTACCTGTGCATGGAGACCGTGGTGGCTAAGGCACCGAGCGATACGGCATACAGAGTGTACCTGTACATTTTTGCCTATTGCAATAAGAAGGTAATGAAGAGTTACCGACACCCCGGCGTGCTGGGGACGAAGGCCGATGTGTTGGCCATGAACGTTGACCGTTTGCTGAACGGCAGCGAAGATTTTGGAATTGGGAAGGTACGGTTACTGAACAATGATGTATACAAGCCGAATAATAATTATTACGGCCGCTGCATTACATACGAAGTGATGGCGTTCAACCGCAAGATGGGTGGCGCAAAGTGAAAGTACCGTACTATGAACTGCTGAACCCCGAAGGTTTTATGGTGAAAAACGTGGGCAGAGTACACTCTCCCCGACTGAGCGACATTAACAAGCGCGGCTATATGAGCTATCAGTTTGCGCTAAGTACCTTGTTGCTGACACCACAGGCGATGTTTGAAGACATTGCCAAAGTAACAGGGCAGGAGAACCCGTATGAAGCTTTGAACGAGGAGGAAAAAGCCACCATTAACACCTTTGATTTATTGAGTATGAGCAAAGAAAGCCAGGCGGAGATGATTGCCGCACTGGCCTTTTTTATTGATGCGCCACTTGAATATGATGAAGCGCACCATGCTGTACTGGTGAATAAAACCGAGGTGGACGATAAGATCCTGATTGATGGTTCCATAACGCGAGATAACTGGGCAGAGATTTGCGACATTTGCCTGCAAACCGCGTACATAGACCAGAAGCGGGAGGAAAACTTGAAGTTCAAAAATGAGGCTGCCCGCAAGTTTTATGAACGATTCCAAAAGAAAAAGGCTGAATATGAAAAATCGAAACGAAAAGGGTATAAGAGTAACCCTGATTTGGAGTTGGGGAACATCATCTCTGCGCTGGCGACAAACCATAACAGCCTGAATTATACGAATATTTATGATTTGACGGTGTACCAGGTACATGACACTTTTAACCGTCAGAACATAAAAAAACAAAATGAGATCCATGACATGAACTATGCCGTATGGGGTGGCGAGAACGACCTTGGCGGCTGGTACAAACACATGGAGACTGATAAACAATAACGGAGGATTAAGATATGGCTGTAAATCCGAATATGGCGAACCGTGAAGTTGCTGATCTGGTTCTGCTTGATTACAAGACCAAGAAAGTTTTTCTGCCCATTGATTTTGCCAACGTGACCACCACTGACTTTACCGCAAACCGCGTGTTTGCAAAGGGCGGCCAGGGCGCACCGAACCGTGTTGGCTTTGATGGCGAGCGTGCAGGCACCCTGAAGGTTGATACCCAGATCATGCCTGTTAAGCTGTTTGCCCTGCTGAGCGGCCAGGACATTGGCAAGGTTGCAAAGATTATGAAGCGCGAGGTACTGACCGCTACCACTGACGGCATTGAACTGAGTGAGACCCCGAAGGCCGGCACTGTGCAGGTTTTTGCTGTTTCTGACGACGCTGGCACTGAGATCAGCGATCTTACTACCACTGACAAGAAGGTTACTGGCGCTGGCCTGCAGGACGGCAAGAACTATATTGCCTACTACTTCTACGACAAGAACGATGGTGTTCAGACTGTCAAGTTTGATTCTGACACATTCCCGCGTGCCTTTGAAATCCACGGTATGATGCCGTTCAAGACCGAGGACGACGAGATTGTGCAGTGCGAGCTGGTTTACTACAAGGCTCAGCCGCAGGCAAGTTTCAGCCTGGCTTTCCAGAACACTGGTGATCCGACCACTGTTTCTATCACCTTTGACTGCATGGCCAACCAGGACGGCGACATTTACGACATGAACTTTATGGAGTGATCAACGCAAATCCCTACCTTATTATATAGGCTTGGATTGTGATGTTTGATCCGTGGGGGAGCGAAAAGCTCCTCCATTTTTAGAACACGAAAGGAGTAGCGTGCATGGAAGACAAGAATACTGGCGGTATTGCCGATGTGGAGATTAAACCTGTTGAAACTGCTGCCCCGCCTAAAGTGCCCCTGAAGCGCCAGGTGCGCCCACTGAAGGGCGTGGTTGTATACTACAGCAAGGAACGCGGCTACATGGGTTTTGAATGTGATGGGCACGGCTACCAGATGCCGGTAAAAGACGGCTATGCCGTTGGCGATGTGGTTAAGTTCAAGATTGCAGACGGGAAGATTGAGTTGTGCAAGTAAGCGGACGGAGCAAGTATAATGTGAGCCGTGACAAGAGCAAACGCACCTATGACGGGATTGTGTTTGACTCTGAACTTGAGATGAAATATTACCGGGATGTTGTGCTGCCGGGGGTTGCCAGCGGGGAGATTGTGGATTATCAGCTGCAGAGACCCTATGAGCTACAGCCAAAGTACCGCAAGGAACGTAGGGGAAGAATGGAGACGGTGCGAGCCATTAACTATGTGGCTGATTTTTGGTTGAAGTATAAAGACGGCACGACAGAGGTAATTGACACCAAGGGGTGCCCGGATACTGTGGCACTGATGAAACGGAAGATGTTTGATTACCTGTACCCGGACGAGCATTTGCGCTGGATTGTGTACCGTAAACGGCGTGGTGGGTGGATTGATTATGACACGCTGTAAGCTGGCCTGCCCCTGAAAGATGGGGCGGGCTTTTATTTTTTTTGTAAGGAGTTTTTTATGGAAATTAAGAAGAACATCCGTGTGGGCGACAGAATCCGATTTGTGGATTTTGTTTGCGACATGTGCGAGAAGGACGGCAAGCAGTATTACGCGCTGTTTGATTATGCTTGGCGCATTGCGGTGATTACCTTTTTTGCCCCGGAAGCGGAGCTGGACAAGATGGACACAGATGAGATGTGCGACTTTATTTACAGCCGACAGGGTATTGAAATTGTGGAAGACCCGGATATTGCGGTGATTACAGCGGGACTTTATGAGGCATGTGAAGCCGAGATGAAAGACCGGAAAGAAAAATACATGAAGGTATTTGATGCGATCAATCACCCGGACCCGCTTGATCGGATTGCAGACGCCTTTGCAGAAATTGCAGGGAATTTGAGCCAGCTGGGAGACCAGGAATTTTTGGCTGATCTGGTAAAGAAAGTGCGTGAAGGAGAGCAGCCCGCAAAGAAGCCACCCGTGAAGATTGAGGTTGTGAACGGCAAGGAGAGTTAAATGGCCAAGACGGTAAGCACACAGAAAGGGCTGGAACTGGAACTGCAGCGGCGAATTAACCTGGCACTGAATGGCGGGGCGAAAACGGCTGTGGAGAATTGTCTGAAGAAGCATATCCAGGAAGATGTACTGGATGTATACCAGCCAAAAGTATATGAGCGCCGCGGCCAGGGCGAAGGAGCATTGGAAGCCGACAGCAGCGTGGTGAGCAGCGTGAGAGAACATGTGCTTACGGTAAAGGATATTGGTGTGCCGAATGAATCAGCCGTTGGTGGGCAGTACAAAACCGGCACCAATACACCGCTTGCTGAGATGGTGGAGAAGGGCGATGTGAAAAACATTTGGGGGTCGCCACCTGATGCGGCCTATTTGCACCCGCGCCCGTTTGTGGCAAACACGGCAAAAGAAATCGCAGATGGGAACAGCGCCGTACATGGAGAGATTGTGAAAGCCATAAAAGAGCAGTTCCCTGATAACTAACGCGACGAGAGCTTCGGCTCTTGTCTTGAGCGGCTGATTTGAAAAGAATCGGCCTTTGAAGGCTTGAGCCGAACCGTAAGGGGGAAAGTATATGGCGGAAGATTTAAGTATTAAGGTAAAGGTGGAACCTGACGGCGGTGGTGTGCAGGGGAAACTGGATGAGATTGCGAAAAACAAAAAGTTTAATGTACAGATTGATCCTAAGAGCCTTGAAAAGCAGCTGACGAAAATTAGCAAGACGGTAGCCAGTACATTACAGAACAGCATGGAGAAAGTTAGAAAAGAAATGGATTCTTATGCTGAAAGCGCACAACAGGCTGCTATAGTCATTCGTCAAGCCCAGGAGCGTGAAAAGGCGGCACTGATCACAAATGTAAATCTGTTAGCCCAAAGTGCCCAAGAGCGAAAAAATGCTGTTGACGCAATCAATAAACAAACAAGCGCTCAAAAAAATCTAAATGATCAAACTCAGTTGACTTCAACACAAAAGGGTAAGATCGATAATTCAGCTATTATTAAAAACCTTAATCGTGAACGAGACGCTTATGTAGAATTAAGCACAGCCGTTTCTGATTTTAATAAAGTTATTTCTAGTAGTGAGGGTGTAAACAATAACACTGCAGCAAATAGCATAAAGTCATTAAAACCCGTTCAAAAAGATATTGCAGCAATCGTCACAGACATTTCTTTTAGCGCGGAATCTGAAGATGATATAAAAAATAGTGTATTGTCCGGGTTTAATGCTATTGAAGAGGGGCTAAATGAGGGTTCTGAGAAAGTAAAAACTGTCATTGACAATATCCAAAATAGCAGTAAATCTAGCATTAAAAGTATTTTAGATTTATATTCTGAAGTTATCAGTGCTGGTGACAATGGGTTACTTGCACAATATATAGCAAATGATGAAAATGCTACCAAGGAAGCTATTGCGGAAATTGTAACAAAATACGGTGAAATTGCAGAAGTGTCTACTCATGATGTAGAAACAACTACAGATAAAGCATTTGATAAAATCAGTGAAGCTTTTAATGGGTTGAAAGATAAACTTGCCGCTACAGCGAAAGAGGTTATTTCTGCTGACACTGAAGAAGCAACTAAAAAGGCTGCTGTAAAATATCTAGCTCTTTTTGCACAGATGGCAGATGTGATCGGGGCTTTACCTGACAATGTAAGGAAGAAAGCTATCGAAAATGTAGATTCTGTTACGGAAGACATCGGCAAAGAGATTGAGCAGAAAACCAAAGAGTTATCGCAAAAATATGATGAGGTAGCGGAGCAACCTGACAATAAAGTTAAGCTTAATGTTGATCTTGACGACGAACAGATCGATACCCGCGTAAAAGAAACCAGTTCGTATATTGTTGAGCAACTTAATGAAATGAAGAATGCTCAGCTGGAAATTACCGGAGCTAAGCAGGGAACTCTGGAAGCTGAAAAGGCTATCGTAAAAGCAACCCAAGATAGCATCAATGCCCTTAAAACTCTAGTTAAGCAAAAAGAGCAGATTGCGGATGAAATCTCAAAATTGAAATCTGAGGCAACCGGTATTACAAACGGTAAAGACAAGGCTGATGATGCGAAAACCTTGCTTGAAACGCTTTCGGCAATTAACCCAAGCAAGGTAAAAGATGTTTTGGATAAAGTTTCTGCGTTTGTTAATTCTGTGGTAGAGAGCAACCCGAAGCTTGAAACGACCAAAACAAAAGCTGCTGAATTTAATGCGGCCATTGAGAGCATCAATAAAACTTTGGCAATCTCGACGGCCTTTTTGACCAGCTTAACCAAGGAAGATAAAACGGCCAAAGGAAAGCGCGGCGGCAAAAAGACGCAGAAAGCGGATACTACCGAGGTTGATGAAGCTGTAAAGCTGCAGCAGTTGGTATTGAACGCAGAAAAAGCGGCGGACGCGGTTAAAAATGCTATCACCAATGCCAGTAATTCAATTAGCACCATTACGACCGAATTGAAAACAGCGGCTACCAGTGCAGACGGAGCAAAAGAAGCGACCCGCCCCATGATTGAGGCTGCAACTGCCCTAAACAATACTTTTAAGCAGTATAGTGAATCCCTGGCAGACATTAAAAATACTGCCGGCCTGATGAACGGGACTGCAGCCACAGCTAAGCGCGGGAAGAAAGTCGCCACTGAGACTGCCAGCATGGATGATGTGTCCGTCAGTGTTACAAAAGCGAATGAGGCCAGTACCCAGATCCACACGATATTTACCAAGTTTGCAAAGATTGGAGCTGCAACGGATGGGTTTGCTGAAAAGGCAGCGCAGATTATTGCGGCATCTGATGAAGTAAACGCTATTATTCTGGCTTATAAAACCGCTGGCGAGCGCACCGCGACTACAACGGCCGATGCGGCAAAACAACAGCAGAGTGCTGCACAGGAGCTTTCTGCCCAAATGGAAACTGTTGGTGCGACCCTGAATAATGCCGGCGAAAAGGTTGGCCGGGCTACCACCGCACTGAGCGAAGCTGCGCAGGCCAGCGGAACAATTGATGCTAGTGTAAAGACCCTTGTGAACGCCGGAAACCGATTGAAGCGGCTGTTTACCAGTTATGCTAACATTGCAGCAGGGTTACAGGAAAACCTGGACAAAGTGGCAGAGATTGATGGCAGCAAGAATGCAACAACTTACCGCAAGCTTGGAAACTTTATCAACAACATCGTTGATTTTTATAAGAAGTCCATTGGTGAGCTGGGTGCCATCAACAACGTTAAACTGCCGAAAGATGAAAACGGCAAGACGGTGACGCCGAAAGTTGATGCAGCAGTAGCAGAAGCCACTCAGCGATTTAAGGCAACACTGGATGAAGCATTGAGTCAGGCACTGGCTACGCTGAAAGATACCAGCGGCCTTGATGCAAAACTTGCCAAGGCACAGCAAAGTACAGTTGATGCTAAAAAGGCCAAGACTGACATTGTGAATGGCTTTGCGGAAATTACTGCCGTATTTAATAGCCTAACGAATGCAGCCAAGAGCATTACGGACAGCATGACGGACCTTGCCAAACTGAAAACCATGACCGACGAGGTAAACATGGACCAGTTTGCGGAGCTGATTAACAACTCTGTTGATGAGCAGATTAAGAAAATCTCCACTAAGATCCGCAAGGACGCGATGCTGCAGACTAGCCCCAACAACGACCGAGTGACATCGCTGGCAATGAAGACCGGCAATCTTGGTGCAATGATTAAGCAGATACCGGAAGGCACTGTAAAAGATAGTTATACCAAGCAATTTGCTGAACTGAATGATGACATTACTGCCTTTTATAATGGCAGCGAAAAAGCCGCAACAACATGGGCAGATATTGTTAGCCGGACCACCGAGATGGCGGAAGGTGTAAAGCAGGTCAATAAAGAGACCCAGGAAGCGGCCAAGGCAGCGGCACAAAGCGCAATTAAGAGTGCGCAAGACCTTGAACAGCGGCAGGCTCTTGCTACAGAATTACAGCAGCGATTTGATGCGTTGAATAACACGATCGCTAAGGGCAAAGAGATTGAAGGTAACGGTAAAGCTTTTAATGAGTTTCATAGTGCATTAGAGCAAATTGAAGTAGACGCAAAGCGTCTTGGTCCACAGTTAGAATCTGCACTGGATAAAAAGGATATAGTGTCATTAAAGGCTTTGACGGACTACGACAAAAACTTAACCGACATTGAGCAAAGAGTTGCTAAGGTAACTGACGGAGTGATTAGCACTACTTCAAAAGCTGTTAAATCCGTCGCTGACCAAAAAGAAAAGTTAAAAAATATCGACCCAACTGCTGCGATTAACAAAGCTCTGAATTTGAATGTTGACGGCGCAGAAAGTGCTAAGATTACACGCCTGCGGAAAGAATTTGAGGAGTCTAAGACTACAATAGCAGACGCCCGCAAAGCATATGAGGATGATTGGAGTTCCGATAATTTTGACAAGCTCGTAACCGCCATGAAAAATGGCCAGGATGCTGCTAACAAATTTACGACAGCAGTAAAGACGGCCAATGACACCATGGCTGATAATAGCGTTAGAAGTAATGAGCGCCAGTTTGAGCAGATTAAGGACTTTTTGGCAAACTACCAGACGATGCTAACGACCTTACAGCGGAGTGCTGGTAACAAAGGGTTCAAGGATAATGGTATTTACCAGCAAACTGAAAGCGCTCTTAAAAAGATGGTTGAAGAAGCCGAAAAGGTTAAATCTGCGGCTGACGTTCCAACTTTTATTGCTGCGATGGCCAAACAGTTTGAAAATGCCAAAACACCGATTGAAAGTGTCTCTGATGCGTTGAACGCTGTTAAAACAAAGATTGGCGAAACAAAGGCGGAAGCTGATAAGTTTAATGGCGCTCTTAAATCTCAGCGTGATGTGAACACTTATATTAAGAGTGTTTCTAATTCTTTGTATACAGCACAGAGGTATTTGTCTAATAACTCTAAAATTACAACTGATCCTGCGATATATGCACGGTATCTTGAGTATATTGAACGCTACCAGAAATTGCTGGAATCCGGGAAAATCACACAGCAAAACGGCCAGGAATATGCAAGCGAAGCATCCAAGGAATTTGCAGAACTGAAAAAAGCAGTACAGGATGCTGGCCTTGAAACTGACACGCTGGCGATGAAGTTCAAAAAGCTGTTTGAGACAAATATCAAGAGTCAGTTTGCCAGCCAGGTAATTAACATGGTTCAGCAAGGGTTACGACAGATTTACCAGAACGTGGTGAATATTGATTCTGCCATGACCGAGCTGAAAAAGGTTACAAACGAAACTGATAATACATACGATGCGTTTTTGGATGATGCCGGTACGCGAGCAAAGAACCTGGGCACTTCTATCAGCGATATTGTAACGGCCAGTGCTGATTTTGCACGGTTAGGTTACAATTTGAAAGATGCCAAAGAATTGGCTGACGCGGCCGTTCTGTACCAACATGTGGGGGATGGTATTTCTAGTGTCAATGACGCTAGTGAATCTATCATTTCCACAATGAAAGCGTTTGGCGTTGAAGCAAAAGATGTAACCAGCATTGTTGATAAATTTAATGAGGTGGGTAATAATTATGCTATCTCCTCGGCTGGAGTTGGCAGTGCGCTACAGCGCTCGGCATCCGCCTTGCATACCGCAGGAAACACGTTGGATCAGAGTATTGGTATGATTGTGGCTGCCAATGATGTTGCGCAGGACCCGGAGTCGGTAGGTAACGCGCTAAAAGTATTGTCACTGCGCATCCGTGGCGCAAAGACCGATCTTGAACAGATGGGCGAAAGCACGGACGACGTTGCGGTGAGCACCTCCAAGCTGCGAGAACAGATTAAGGCATTGACCAATGTTGACGGCAAAGGTGGATTTGATATCCTGACCAAGAGTGGAGACTTTAAGTCAACCTATGAAATCATGGAAGGCATTGCCAACGTCTGGAAAGAAATGAACGACGTTGACAAAGCATCCCTGTTGGAACAGGTTGCTGGCAAGAACCGCGCTAACGTTGTTTCCGGTATGCTGGACAACTGGAAGGACGCACAGAATGCCGCCAAGACTGCCGCTGAATCTGCCGGCAGCGCCACAAAAGAAAACGAGACTTACCTTGATAGCATCAATGGTAAAATCTCGCAGTTCACAGCAGCATTTGAGAAACTTTCCAAGGATGTGCTGGATAGCGATCTGATAAAATTCTTTATTGAATTAGCAACACATATTGCCAATCTTGCTGATGAAGCTGTGAAGCTTGTTGATAATATTGGACTAATACCAACTGCAATAGGTGGTATTGGCGCAGCGCTTGGAGTATCACTTATTAAAAACAAAGGCACCAGTGGTAAATTGTATGCCCGTTTACACAAGGGGAATAGTTGTGTAGGATGCAGGTGCCAAATAATTAAATACCCAAATTGCTGGGAAAGGCTAAGAGCCGCATAGCCATAGTGAGCCGGTAATGGAACACGATGGAGCCGAAAGGCAGAAACAAGTATGCGGATGCGGTATGCTGAGAGAAAAACCGCCCCTGCGGGGTGGTGCTAACCCGCGTAAACAATGCTTAATCAGCAGCCGAAACACCGCGTGCAGGAATGTACGCAGAAGAAGATGTGTGAACTTTGGTGTTTTGGTTCATCGACTGTATGGGTAGCCCTATTCCATGGTGAAAACCAGACGGGAAGAAAGACAGTCAGAACATTACGGGAAAGCCGTAAGAAGGTTATAAATAAAAACAAGCCCTGACCTTTAATGGCCGGGGCTTTTAGTATTTTTAAGAGGTAATTTTTTATGAAACCAAATGATTTATTGAGACAGTGCCAAAAAGAGTTGTTGTTTAACCGTACATATGACGTAAAACAAGACGAGTTGTGCTATTGCTGTGATGACGGGAAAGAAAAACACATAATTTTAATTGATTGTAGCGACATAGCTTATAAGGACATGGATTACAATTCTGAAAAGAAAGTTTTAGATGCGTTTATTCAGAGCTGTTGTTGCAAGTGCGAGGGAAAGAATTGTACTGACCACAAAGAGGACAATCATATGAGTAAATAAGCTCACAGGTGTCTGGGTCTATGTCCTCTTTTACAGGAACACTATCTTTATCGACGCTTGGCATCGTAAACAATTGATAAGTCCCTGTTGATGCATAGCGATTTCTTGATGGAAGATACCAACGAATCGTCTGCCCGCAATAAGTACAAATATGTGTTCCTTGTATGTTTGACATTATAAAACACCTCCTAATGGAGATAATAGGAAATTAAGGAAATTTTTATGGCATTTATGGAAGGTATTTTGAAGCCTTGCCAGCGCAAAGTTTTGTTTGAACGAGAGTACAGTTCTGAGCAAGACGCAATGATTTATAAGTGCGAATATGTTATGCGGGCAGTAGCAATCAACTGCAAAAGCTTGACGGCAAACCAAGCGGAGCAGATGGACAAGTTTGCGATGATGGGAATTTATAACGGCGGCTGTTTTAATTGCCCCAAAAATCAAGGAACGGAGGGATGATTATGGGTGCTACATATAAACCGAACGTTAATCTAAACAATCGCAAAAGTACCAGAGAGATGTTTATGCCAAGTAGCCAATCTACATATAAGGAAGAGGATTTTATGACAATTCAGATTACGGGCAACGCCAAAGAGCTTGCGGCGCTAATTAAAGAATTACAGGGGCAGGAAAACGCCAATAACAACACACAGGATGTTGAACAGTTTTTTGAAGAACTAAAGGAAGGCTTATCGTCAATCTTCAAAATTTAAGACGGAGGGTTACAACGGCTACATGGCGTGTAGTATTTTCGTGCTTCTGATAGATCCATAGCCATACTGCTTTTACGAAGATAGGAACAACCTGCACGATGATATTTAGAGCCTGTTTTGGTAACATAGACTGTGTAACTATCGGTAATCACAGATGCTGAATTTGTTGTTTCAGAAGAAGTGGGAGTAGAGTAAGATTGAACCGATGATTGACCAGCAGAGTAACCGCTGTTGTATCCGTCTTTTTTGCCAGCCTCATATCCTTCGTTATATGATTCTTTGCTGGCTTCTTCCTTGCCGTGTTGTTCTCCAATGGAATAGCCTTGATTATATCCTGCCGTTTTCCCGTCTTCGTATGCGGAAGTATAGGCTTTCTTTTTACCGGCACTATAACCAGCATCATAGCCGTCTGACTTGCCTTTATCATAACCATAGGAGTTACCGGCGTCATAACCGTTCTGATGTCCTATGTCGTATCCTTCGGAGTAGCCTTGATCGTACCCCGATTGAATTAGAATAGGCTTTTGGTTATCATACCAACCAAAGAAACAAAGAGCGGCGATAGCAAGCGTTGTAATATTTATAAGAACAGCAGGAATGGCAGAACGGATAGTAGGTAGCCTATGTTTTTGAGGTGCAGGAGATTCTGTATTTTGAGTCTGAAGCTCCTGTAGATTTTCGTCAGGTGTCATGATTTATTCCTTTTATGAGGTGAGCTTTATGGACGGTGGAGATTTCGCTTTAGCTATTTTATGTTTCTTTGCGACCATAGGAATGTCGTATATGTTAATGTCTGTTATAGTTCGGTAATACCGGTTTAATGTTGTATTAACTACACACCTATGCTATTATATAATTATTCCAACAATCAATAAGGAGTGGTTGTATAATGACTGAGCTTGAAAAGAAACAAGAAGAGATCCGCCGCCAGCAATTCACTTATGTTCCTAAGAATAAAGGAACACGAAAAGAGGATATCCAGAAGCCGTCAAAACCAAAAAATGATAAGGGGTGATGCTAATTGACAGCAACGGATATAATTAGTTATATTGAAGCCGTGCCTTTGGTACTTAAATACATTGCGCCAGGGTTTATATTTTTATGGATTTATACGCGATTGCATGACAAAAAACTACCAGAACATTATATTATGTGTTCTGTTGTAGTTAGCTTTATTCTTGTTCTTTGTGTTAATAATGTGGTATGGGATTTTGTAATTGCAGTTGTAGCAGCTCTTATTGTGTATGTCTTGAGCCGTACCACCTGGGTAAAAAATCTTTTCAAAAAAACGATATCCTTTTCGCCCAGTAAAACTGTTTTTTACGATGTGATAGACTACGAAAAGGGCACCTATATTTACGTTAAAACTGATAAATGGATTGTCAGCGGTATATATATTGGAATTGATAAAGATGCCATGGGAGTAATTGTAAAGGATTACAAGCTCTATAATGCGACAGGAGACGAGTTTGACACGCCGGAATGCAGTATAGCCACTGTGCCGTTGAACAGAATTGAATATACGAGCTTGACTTACCCTGAAGATTCTAAGGTAAAGAAATCTTGGTTTGATAATTGATAAGGTATGTAAAGAACTCAACAGTGGCTATGCTGTTGGTTTTTTCTTATAGTTCGCCTTATCCTCAGAACCTCGTCTTACACTTCACGCACACGCGGTTGACATTGTTGGATGTTAATATACAGGCCAGTCTTTCCCGATTATGCCAATTACAACAAATCCTGTAGTTTCACCATACAAGGTTCCTTCTTCGTATTCGTCATAACCATAATAAGTTCTGCCATAACCAGTTTGATTGTTGTATATTTGCCCACCGAGGCGAACGGGATATTCAAACGGGATTTTATCTCCAGCGTTTATTGGTTTAGTTATGACTTTATATAATTCTTTGTATAGGGCAGACATTCTGGTTTTTTGATCTGACATGGCAATTTTTTTAACACGACTTTCTGGAGAACATCCTTCCTGTTTTAAGTCGGTCATTGTCATGCCGGAATCAATATATTGTATACCATAATGATATTTTGCTATAACTAATAGGAAGGCTCTTGGGTACATAAATTCTGGGATTGTTAAAAAACTTTTATCGGAATCATAAAATTTGCTCATAATAGGTGTTGTTCTAGTATCTTTATATAACAAAACTTGCATCGAATTTTCTTCTGTTACATCATTGATAGAATTAAGAACTCGGCATGTGCTTGCTTGTGTTTCTAGATCAGAAATTTTTTCATCTGCTTTAGATTTTTCCTTTTCCAGTTCTTTGATCTGCCGCTCATATTCTTTGCTTTGAGCTTCCAGCTCTGCAATGCGGGCGTCAATCTCTTGCAGCTCTTTTTCTGTCATGGCTTACTCCTATCCTACACCGCGCTGCGCAGCATTACCATTCATATCCACAGCTGTTACAATGCCAAGTCTTTTTAACTTTCTGGCTAAAGATACCGAATAGGCCCACGGACACGGCCTTTGCACCCACAGACACTTTGCGCAGGTCGGTACTGCCGCAAGTGGGGCATTTGGGAGTATGCGGATTTCCAAAATTAGCCATATCCTCTTTAGCTTTATTTTCAACTTCCTCACGATATTTTAGCATATGGTTATAAGCTATTTTGCTAAAGTGTTCACTAGGATAAACATATTTTTCACGAAGGGCTTCTTCTGTTTCAAGCGCATTTTGAGAATTTACCGAACGACCAACGGCTAAACAATCATCATATGTCATTACAATAGGGTCTTCGTAGTCGCAACACTCACAGATTGGAAATTTAGGCTGTTCAAGATAAAAATTGACATAGCCGCAATGAGGGCAAATTGTGTATCTCCAGTCAGCTGTGACACTCATATTTCCACTCTCCTTAAACAGTAATTATAACCTTATAATGATTATATCACACAATAATTATCTATACAACAAAAGATACAAGAATTGTTTAAGAAGACCACCGGATTTATGGACAATGACCAAGTTGCCACAGATACAGCAGCACTTCAAAGCTATATTGATCGTGTTAAAGCTCTTTCAAAAGAGATGGATACGGCTGCCACAAGAAATAAAATTCTCGATTCTGCCCTCAAAGATTCTAGCCAAGTAGCTAAGGATGTTGCGCGGAACACCAACAACTTGGATGACGTGATGAAGGTTTATGCGGCCAGCACACGGACGGCTACCAGCGTGACAGCGGCGTTGGGGGCAACGTTAAAGAGTATTGGTTGGAATATTGCAATAGCGGCTGTAGCGGCGGTTGTTGGTGTTGCTGTGAAACTTGCAGATGAATACTTGTTTCACCCTTATGAGCATGCCCGCGACAAAGCCGCCGAAATGAGCCAGGCCCATGAAGAAGCCACGCAGAAAGTTGAAGAGCTGACTAAGCAGATTGAAGAACTTAAGGCTAAGATGGATGAGTGCCGGAGCACTACTACTGGTGATATTGTAGATAAACAAAGTTTCAGTTATTTAGTGCGGCAAAAGCAATATCTTGAAACCAACCTTGAGCTTGCAAAACAGCTGGCTGAAGAAACTGCTCATGATGCCCGTGAAGCGGTGTATGATCAACAAGATAAAAACCAAGGCGTTTATTTATATTCTCCAGGATATCATCATGCGGAAACATATGACGGAAATCAATCTGATCGAGCAAAAGAAATGATGGACGACTATATTTCCACATTTGAAGAAGAGAAGAAGCTTGAGCAAGATTTTGCAAATAATAAAATTCTAAAATTTGCATATGACGCCCGAAAGAAAGATCTTGAAGACTGGCGTAAGGTTTTACAGACAAACATTAAAGCTATAGGCGACGATTATACCACCGAGATGGATACGTTGCTCAATAATGCCCCAAATGAGTTTGCTTCAGATGACGACAAGAACAAATACCAGGAACGTATTAAAAATTTGTCGGATGACCAGCAAGCCTTCTTGAATTTCTGGAATCTATACATTAACAATATTCCTCTCATTACCCAGGTTACCAACGACTTTACTCAGTCTGTTGCTGATGGCGAGGATAGTGTTAAGGCGCTGAACGATGCTATCAATGGTGGGCAAGCGATTAAAGAAGGCAGTGATGCTTATAAAGAAGCTGCCGACTTGGCAGATAAATATGGTGTTAGTACTGAAGGACTTATTGCCCAGTTGCAAGCATTACATGAAGAGCAGAGTAAGGGTAATGGTAGCGATGATGACTGGCAGTTTGATGCAGCCGGTGATTTACAGAATTTCTTCTCTAACTTTACTGATAGTACCAGTAACTGTTACAAACAAACCAAAGCTCTTGAATCCGCTTTTAAGGATATGGGCGAGCAAGGATATCTAAGCAGTGAATCCTTACAGGCATTGTTGGCGGTTTATCCTGAGCTGATCAACGACATGGAAGTTGAGAATGGTGTTGTAAGTATCAGCCAGAGTATTTTGGAAGGTAAATTTGGCACGATGAAGAGCGCCATGATTGCTCAAACGCAAAGCCAGATTGATTCTACAAAAGCAACTATTCAGCAGACAAATGATCGTATTAAATGGTACCAAAGAGAAATTGAAATTCTTACAACTTTGTATGGCGCGATTGGTTCTATGCCTTCGGCTAGTTCTGTACTTAGCAGCGACTATCTCAGTCAAAAATTAACCTTTAATCCAAATTTAGGCTTCGGAAATAGTTTGCAACTTCCTGATGTTGAACAAGCAGCGGGTAAACTTGCTGCTCTTAATTCAAATCTAGAAAAAGAGAAAGCCAAAGCTAAAGATGCTCAGAAACAGCTTGAAGATCTTGAAAAGAGTTTGGCCGTAATGAATGGCTATGGTCTTAGCGGCTTTAACGGTGCCAAGCCTAAATCCGGCAAGAGCAGTAACAAAGGTGCCACAGATGCCCAAAGTGCGGCGATTGACGCATTGGACAAGAAGGCCCAGGCGCTGAAAGAAACCTATGAAGCACAGAAAAAGGTGTTGGAAGACCAGAAAGAGGCCATTGAAAAGGTTATTAAGGAACTGGAAAAAGAGCAGACGGTTCTGGATGGCATTATTAAGACTGTAACCAACCGCATTGACAAAGAAATTGACCGGCTGGAACACCAGTGGGATGACCTGAAAGAGAAGCTGGAGAAGGACAAAGACAACCTGGATTCCGCCATCAATGGTGCCAACTGGGTAATTGAGCAGCGGGTCAAAGAACTGGAAAAAGCCAATGACGAATTGGAGGACAGTTACCAACCGCGGATTGATGCGCTGCAGGATGAGATTGATAAGCTGAACGAGGCCAATGATGCACAGGAAGAGGCTATTAGCCTGGCACAGAAGAAAGCTGCGCTGGATGCTGCATTGGCCGCCAAGAATGTGCGCGTGTACCGTGAGGGCAAGGGCTTTGTTTGGGAAGCCGACGAAAGTGCTGTTAAGAGCGCCGAAGAAGATTACAATGATGCCTTGCGAGACAAAGAGCACAATGACGCCATTGATAAGCTGACCAAGGAAAAAGAAGCCCTGGAAAAAGAGCTGGAGGACAAAAAGCAGGCCAACCAGGACAAGATTGACGCTTACAACGATTACAAAGAAAAGCTTGATGATGCCCAGAATGCTTATACCAATGCCAAAAACCTTGAGATTTTGCGCAAGCTGTACGGCGACAATGCCGATCAGATGATCTTAAACATGGACCAGAGCATGATTGATAAAATCACCTCTGATTACACGGAAAACATGCGCCAGACGGACTATGTGGAAGATCAGATTGAGCAGAACAAGAAGCTGATTGACCAGCTGGAAGAGTATAAGAGCAAATGGGAAGAGGTTGCGGATGCTTACGAAACCGAGCAGAACCGAATCAATACCGTAGCGCGGCTTGGGGCTGACTGGGAAGAAAAAATCCTGGGCCAGCGCATGGATGTGCTGACGGACTTTAAGAACCACTATGTTGATGTTTTGAAGCAGATTAAGGATAAGACCAAAGAGGTTGAAGACCTTGAGTTGCAAATTAAGGTAGTGGAAAAGAAGTACAACGAAGATAATGCTGAGATTGAAAAGCAGAAGAAAGAGCTGCAATGGGAGAAAAACGAGATCACTCGCGCTAACCATGCAACCGGCATTATGAACGTTGCGGCCTTTGAACGTGCGCGTGTTGATGAGGCTGGGCCTGAGATTGTTGTACGGCAGCCGGAAGCCGGACGCTATACCAGCCTGGAGGTTGGGGACGGCGTTGTGCCGGGAAACCTGACCCGCCGGCTGTTTAGCGCGGCAATTAACCCGGAAGCTTTTGTGGAGAGTGCTATTTTGAAGCGGATGGAGAATGTGAACGCTGAGTTGGCCAGTGCTGGCAGCAGCGGCGTACACATTGGCGACATTAACATTGTGATGAACGGTGTGAATGACGTTGAAAATTTTGGCCGCATTTTGCACCAGAACATTGGCTCCATTATGGCGCAGGAGTTCAGCAAGCGGTAATTACAAACAGGACAGAGGGAAACCAACCGAGAGGAATCAGCGGTTAGGTCCCTTATATAACTAAGTCAATTTACATCGGGTAACAGATTGTTGTTGTCCGGCTTTTTGTATGGTATAATGACCCTATTATAATAAAGTAGGAAGTGTTGTACCGATGGCAAAGACTGAGAGCCAAAACAAGCCGAACACGGAGTTTACGTTTAACCCGGAAGCCCATAAGGCCAAAGAAAATAAAAACAAAGAAACCTGGCAGGATAAAAACGCCAAAAAAGAGAAGTAATTTTATGGAGATAACACAATACTTAAATGCACTGGTTGCTATGATACCTGACATTTTGCAGTATGTAGTGCCTGGCGTGTTAATGTTATGGGTTTACAATCGGTTGCTGGATAAACAGTTGCCGCAGCACTACTTGATTTATTCTGTGATAATTAGTTTTCTGCTTATGCAGGTAGTGCCGACCAAGAAGCTACAGTATATTGTGGCCTGTGTTCTTGGTGCAATTTTATCTATCTTACGCAGAAGCACAAAGGTTAAACGGGTGTTGCTTAAATTATTCAAGTGGTCCCCAAGTAGCGATGTGTGGGAAGATATTATTGACTATGAGCTTGGCACCTATATGATGGTAGCAACAAATAACGAGAATGGGTTTAAGGGCTACTATGCAGGATTGGCAACTGAAAAGAATATGCTGTTCTTATCAGAGTATACGGTGACAGATGACCATGGCCATGAACTTGTTACGATAGATGACCAGATTGTTGCAATACCAAGAGAGAAAATCAAGTATATTGAATTATCTTATGATGAAAAATCAGATGTAAAGAAATATTGGTTTAAGCGATAATACCGATGACGATATACCGGGTGGCCTATGTGGCTGCCCGGCTTTTTTATTTTGGAGGAAAAGCTATGGCGAAGAACACATTGGATGATGCCATTGCGGGGCTGAAAGACCTGGCAAAAGAGGTGAAGCGTTACTGCGAGAGACTGATTAACAATGCCAAGTTTGACCGTACAGCTGTTGGCACGATTGTGAAGGTGCTGGATGACCACAGCGGCTATGTGGTGGCGGCTTTTGGCAAGGAATACACCATTGCGAGTAATGCGCTGTTCCAGGTGAACGATGCCGTGGCTGTGATTGCCCCGCAGAATGACTTTAAGCGGCTGTACATTAAGCCGTATGAAATTGACCGGAACCTGTTAAAGCAGGACAAGGTTGAGGAAGACCTGAAAGATTATGTGAATAAGGTTGACAAGCTGCAGGAACAGGTGGACGGCAAGGTCGAACAGTATTTTTATAACTATGACCCAACGCTTGAGAACTGGCCTGCTATGAGCTGGAAAGACGACACCACAAAGAAAGCGCACAACGGCGATTTGTTTTATAACACCGACAGCAAGAAAGGCTGGCAGTGGACATACAACGAAGAAACAAAAACCGGCAGCTGGGTAGAAGTGACAGATAAGGAAACGCTGGATACGCTGGAAGCCGCAAGCAAGGCACAAGACACCGGAGATGGTAAGCGCCAAGTATTTACGGCTGATGCCAGTAAGGGGGAGCACCCGGAGCCGCCGTATGACACGGGCGATTTGTGGTTTAATGGAGAAGACATTCTGGTTTGTACGGTAGCACGCACGGCCAGTGACAAATATAATGCCAGCGATTGGGTGAAAAAGGATAGTTACGCCAGCAAAAATGACATGAAAAATTATGTGGATGGTGTAACAAAAGATATGCAGGACCAGATTGACAGCAAGGCCGAGCAGCACTTTTACGCCTATGACCCTACGCTGGATAACGAGCCGGCCAAGAGCTGGACGACAGATGAAGAAAAAGAAAAACATGTGGATGACCTGTTTTATAACACAGAGACAGGCAAAGCATACCGATTTATGAAAGGTGACGATGGCAGCTACAAGTGGGAGCTGGTGCAGGACAAGGATGTAACCAATGCACTTGAGGCGGCCAGCAAGGCACAGGATACGGCGGATGGAAAGCGGCGTGTGTTTACGGCGGATGCCAGCAAGGACGAACACCCCGACCCGCCGTATGACGAAGGTGATTTGTGGTACACAGGGGCAGAAGTACTTGTTTGTGGAAAACCCAAGGCGAAAGGCGAGGCATATGATACCGGAGATTGGGGCAAGAAAGACAATTACACGAACAAAGACGAAGTGGTTGATGCGGTTGATAAAAAGCTGACACAGAAAGATATCTTTAACCGGTTGACCAATAATGGAGCAAGCCAGGGTATGTTTATTGAAGATGGGAATGTGTATTTTAATGCGACCTATATTAAGTCTGGTGAGATTAACTCTGACCTGATTAAAACTGGTAAGATTAGCTCCAAGGATGGAAGCGTTTATTTTGATCTGGATAATTCAGTAGTTCATACGACTGATGGGCAGTTTGTTACAACGCTTGATAAAAATTCTATCCTTATTAAATCTGGAGATTCTACGCTAGTACACCTTTACGGTGAAACCCGTGACTATAAGGGCAATCCTTGCTGGGACGGTTCTTTGAAAATAAACGGTCATACAGGGGCAACATTTGAAAATATAAATTCTGAAGCTTCCTTGAATAGTTATAATATTTCTTTTCGTGTAAAAGACGACGATGGCTCTGAACATTCAACCACTCTAAGCGCTGAAGGTTTAACAACTACCAGCATTAGCTTTGGTGTTAGTAGTGATGATGGTGCCCCAACCCAATATGGGAGCCTTACATGTAATAGTTCTACGCTTGTAGCTTCTTTTTCAACAATACAATCCGAAGCAAATATTCAATTATATAAAAGAGGAAGCAGTATTCCTGCTTTTTATGTCTACGATGGCACTACTAACTGGGGCGGCCAAACTTTAGGCTGGGACGGCAGCAAAGAAGTAACCACTCTTGACGCAAATACCCAGGCTGTACCGTTTATTTATGGTATTGAGCTTGTAAAAAATGCGCAGGGTTATGTGACCGATGTAAAGCTGAAACAGCATGGGCTGCGGTTTATTGGCGGCATTTTGGTTTAATTTTGATGAGGAGCTTTTATGATGGAAAATTTTAACTTGAAGTGCGAACAGTTGAAGACTTACATTTGTGACGGTGTAAACCAGATTGGGTTGCCGCCGTATGCAGTGGAGTTGATTTTGGAGAGTTTGCTGCGTGATGTGCAGAATATCCGCAAGAGCGCGATACAGGAAGAGATGGAAGCGGCTAAGAAGGCTGCGGCAGAAAAGGTTGAAGATACGCCGGCCGATGCAGCAGAGGATAAGCCAGAAGAAAGCGTAAAATAAATATAAGCTAATAGCATTATTGAAAAAATAAAAATAACCGCCTGACCTTGATTGGTTGGGCGGCTTTTTGTTATTTAGAGAGGGAGGGGAGTGGCGGGAGGATGAGCAAACCAGCATTATATACCGTATCAGCATTTGATGCGACAAAAGATTATACATTCCGGTTCCGATACATTGGTGTGATTACCAAGGTGGAGGCACAAATTTGGGCCAATGCCATGAGTGCTGAGGAACTGGGCAGCCCAACTTACCAGAGCGGTGAGGTGAGTACCCAGAGATCCGAGTTTACTTTGAAGGCCAGCAGCATTACAAACAGCAGCGCGGCGTTTGGCATTAAGGTACGGGTGTGCGGCCAAGACAGTGCGTGGAGCGAATGGAGCGACATCTTGCTGTTTTATTGTGTGGAGACACCGGTATTTAAGTTCAAAGAGATCAGCACCAAGGACAAAACCAACATTGAATACAGTGCTTTTGAGTTTACAGTGCAATACGAGAGCACCCAGGGCGAAGAACTGAACGAATATACGATTGAACTGTATGATGCCAGCAAGAGCCTGGTGAAAAGCAGCGAGACACTGCGAGTGCCGGACAAGGCGTATATTATCAGCAACTTACGCAATGACACGACTTATTACGCCAGAGCACAGGGCATTACCCAGCACGGCATGAAGCTGGACACTGGATTTTGTGAGCTGCTGATTGGCTATGTGGGCGGTGACGGCTATGCGGCTGTGGCGCTGGAAAACCATTATGAAGAGGGCTGCATTTGGGTGAAATCTTATGTTGTGACGATTGAGGGCAAGGACCGCAACGACAACAAGGATGATTACCACTATGTGAGCGGATCGGCCGGGGACCAGGCAGTAGACCTGACGGTGGACGACACCGACCCGGTTAAGGCCGACATGACGTTCAAAGACGGATTTAAGGTACAGGGCAGCCATGTGGAAGAAGGAAGCGTGGTGGACAGCAGCTATGCCCTGGGGCTGAATATGAGAAGCGACCGCTGGAACAAGCTGCTGATTGGGCTGTGGAACAAACGGAGCAACGGGATCAGTATGCCGACAATGGATGAAGATCCGTATGCTTTGAAGTTGTTTTTGTGCCGCCGCGACATTGCGGACGATTACAGCAGCAATGCTTACAACTACCAGACGAACGAAAAGAAAACATGTTATTACCTGGAACTGACCTGCGGTGGATACTGTTTGCAGAGCAATGTAAAAACCAGTGCGCCGACTGGATGGTTTAAGGTGTATTTGAAAAACCAGGGCGGCCTGTTTGAGCTGCACTGGGAGTAAAGGAGGGGTGTGGAATGATTGTGGGAGCCGATATTTTGATGGGACAGAATGCGATTTTGCCATACCCGCCCTATAATGAGGCGCTGAATGTGCTGAAACTGCAGAACGGTGTTTATGACGACCTGCTGTTAAGCCGTGATGCCGACAAGGATTACGGCAAGTACAACCTGGACAATGGATGGCAGGCCCAGACGGCCATTTATGCGGCTTTTAACGGTGACACCCTGGGCGGCAACCTGCGCTACCGGGCAGAACAGATCAGCGAGATGCGGTTAAAACGACGCCGGGTTGGAACCTATAACTGGATCACCCTGGCGACCAAGCACCGGCCAACCCCGGTGAATGATGAAACCCTGAAGGAATGGGAAAAAGAACTGAACAACTGGGTACACATTGATTGGTACGCAGACGGGCGCAACACCGAGTATGAGTATGCGTTTGTGCCGATTATTGACGATGCCGAGCAGGATATGTTCACGAACAAGATTTTGAGCAGCTTTGACGGTGCGGTGCTGACAGACGGAGACATTAGTTACCACCTGTTATTTGATGCCAGTGTGACCAGTACGACCAGAACACAGCCAAACAGTGTGGTGGAAACTATGAGCAGCCGTTACCCGTATGTGATTTACGGCAGCGACCTGAACTATGAGCAGGGCAATTTTACGGCCACTGTGCTGAAATACAGTTTTGACACGGATGATTATGACGGGGATGGCGGTGCCCGGTACCGCAAGCAGTTTGTGGACTGGTGTACCAACAAGAAGCCGAAGATCTTGAAGCTGTTTGACGGACGCAGCTGGATGGCGAACATTATTAACCAGCCGAGTATCAGCTACAGTGACCATTATGACAAGGTTGCCGTGGCGTTTGATTTTGTGGAGATTGGCAGCTTGGAAAGCAGCACCGATTTGTACCGCAACGGGTTTATTGCAGAAGATATTGAAGGGAGTTGATGCGCGATGTATGTGCCAAGCACAGAAGACATACGAACCTTATACTCCCATAACATTGAGCTGTACACCCGCATTGACCTGCTGAACGACCGGATGAAGACGATTGATAGTTTGCAGGGCATTACGACTGAGGGAAGAATTTCCGTAGATGCAGATGCGGACATCCGGCGAACGTACACTTCGACCATTGTGCTGGACGAAAAACATGCGATCAGCCAGTACAGCGAGAGCGAGTGGATGAACAAGTACGTTTGGATTTACATTGGTGTGAAAACCCCGATGCTGGACGATATTATCTGGTACAGCCAGGGGGTATATGTGTTCAGCCAGAACGGATACAACTATGACACGCAGACCCGGAGCCTGACCATTAACTGTATGGATCTGACAGCAATGCTGAATGACACATTGGCCGGACAGCTGACAGGTATTAAAACCGTGTTTAAGGCCGGGGGCGGAATCCGCAGGGCGATGGTGGAGCTATTACAGGAAGTGGGGATCAACAAAGTATTTGTAGAATATTGGAACCGAACGATCCCTTATGACCAGGAGTTTGATGCAGCGACCAGTGTGTGGACAATTTTGACACAGTTACGGGATTTGTATTACCCGTTTGAAATATTTTTTGAGGATGATGTGTTCAAATGCCAGCAGATCCCAAGCTGTGAGGATGACCCGCTGGTGCTGAATGCCGATGTGTTCAATGATTTGATCATCAGCGAAGACGCAACGGTGGATTACAGCGAGGTGCGAAACTGCGTAGAGGTGTTTGGCGCTGCGGCAAGCCCGGACGTGAGCTGCACAGACCTGGTGGTGGACACGACAAAGAAAACCATAACATTAAATGTGGTTGGGTTGGCATTGAGCGGTAAGAAGCTGATTTTGTTTACGCCGCCGGACAATGTGGCCGACCTGTACGATGCCGACAAAGGGTACCAGATGAAGATCAGCGCCAAAGCAACAGAGAGCAGCGATGCGGTTGTGACCGATGTTTTGAGCCTATATACCATCAGCACAGATGAAGCCGGCAACAACAAAAAGGCCAAGCAGGACTGCATGAAACCAAAAGTACAATATGTGGTGCGCTACGATGCCGATTATTCCCCGAATGAGAATGGCGGCAAAGGGCGCTTTTATTTTTATGGGCAGGTACAGCCGCACGCCATGGTGATGCTGAAAGATGCAAAACCGAGCAAGGAAGAGCTGGACAAGCTGAAAGAAGCCGAGAACTGCCAGAATTTGGAGGTTGTGAGTACCGCCAACCCGGATATTGAAGGGTATGAGGAGGACGACCAGTTTTTGAACAGCCCGTTCAGCATTGAACGAATTGGACGGCGCAATGTGGTTTTGAGCGGCGGTGAATACGACAATTACACCACAGATGACGGCATTTTGGATGTGGCCGAATACGAGCTATGGAAGCGGGCGCGATTGACCGACAGCATTACGGTGAAGATGCTGCTGGTGCCGTGGCTGGATGTGAACACCAAGGTTGAATACTGCCCGCGTTACATGGGCGGCAAGACAGCCGTGCAATTTATTATTAAAAAGATTGATAAGAGCTTGGGGCAGGGAACGATGGATGTGACGCTGATGAGGTTTTACCCGTATTACCCGTACCCTGTAAAAGATGAAACAGGAGAGTGATAAGTAATGGCAGATACCTATACAAAGTTCCCGGAAGGTATTGATACGTTTGAAGACAATGCCGACCTGGACAGCGGCCATGCTGCAGCGGCAGCTCAGTACACCAAGTACCTGGCAGACGGCAAGTATACCGAAGCCAGCAATTACCTGAACCAGAACAGCGGCCTGCGCAAATACATTATTAAAGCGGCGGACATTAACCATGTGAAACATGCGATTACTGCACTGGAACAGCACTATGCCGGAGCGGTGAATTACATCATTGACGGTAAGTTTGACCCCGACATGATGATCCATGAATACAGCTACAGTTACAGCGGCGGAACCCATACCCTGACATGCAAGAGCGGCAGCAGTTACAGCAACGCAGCCAACGGCAAAGCATATTTTACCACGGCGTTCAGTGACGGGCACAGACTGGTGATCAATGGCAAAGACATGACCAGCAACGCCTACTGCGGCACAGAGAAACTGGGTGACGGTGCAATTGGTGCTGGGCAGTGGGTGATTTTTCAGTACGATACGAGGAGAAACATTGTAAATTTTACTAACGGCAGCGGCATTGGGGCTTCCAAGCTGGCTGCCACGACTGCTTTACCGGACCAGGTGCTGGCAGGACAGACATTTTACAGCAAGAACAAAACCCTGAAAACCGGCACCATGCAGAATTACGGCAATGTAACGGCAGAGTTGGCCAACGGCGAGAGCTACCAGATCAAGGCCGGCTATTATAGCGGTGGTGCGATCAGCGCAAGCGGGCTGGATAGCAATACGCCGGGCACTGCGGATGAAAAATCTATCCTGGAAGGAAAAACTGCCTGGGTAGATGGCAAATTGGTGAAAGGATCTATCAAGACTTATTCTGCTACAACCCAGCTGCAGGGCGGCGAGCGCGAGAGCACCAAGATGACCGTGCAGAAAAAGGACGGTGTGACCCGGCTGTGTGTAGCCACAGATAACCAGAAAACCAACGATATTTACAGTGGCTGCTATTACGATAACGTGATGTGGCTGTGGGGAACCGCAAGCACGGCGGCCAAAGCCCTGTTGGAGGATGATACCACCAATGCGGCAACCGCCAATGATGTGGCCAGCGACAAGAAGTTTATTGATAAGAATGGCAACTGTACGCAGGGTACCCTGACCAGGCGCAGCTATGGCTTTGCCCATGACATGGGTTTTGGAACCGACAGCGAGTATTTTGCGCTGCGTAATATTGACGAGGGTGCATACAAAAGTGACGGTAATTTTTGGGCACCGGAAGTGCGCGTGAACCTGGCCGATTTCCGCAAAGGGATTGGCTGCACAGAAGATAAAATTGTGAACGGCGAAAGCATTGCCGACCTGACTGGTAAAGCCGGAGGCCGAATTGCAACGATTGATAAGGATACAACCAACGGCGACCATTACAGCAACGTGGTGACGACTGGCGGTTGCCAGCACGCATGGGTTGTGGTCAGTGTGAGTAAGACCGGAACAGAAAACAGACTTAACCGAGTGTGGGTACAGGCCAGCAACGACGGCAGCAACTGGACGGATGTGTGGGACAGCGGAAGCGGACTGCAGGCTGTATACAAGCAGCAGGCTTTGAACACATCCACAGTGTACACCCAATGGCGCGTGAAGCTGAACAGCGATGGCGATAAGTGCCACGCCCATATTGTATTGTTTGTTTGAAAAATAGAAAGGGGAGGAGGAAAACATGGCATTAAGTTTTGAAGAATCGAAACGGATGGCGACTGAGATGGCGGCCAAAGCAGAGCCAGTGGCATTGCAGGCTGAGGCTGCCCCCATGGCCGCGGTGGTTGATATGCCACAGGCGCAGGCCAATGATGACGGCGGCTACACCCGCAGTGAAAAATACCTGTGGTACAGCCAATATAACGACGATGCGTTTTCGACCATTGACGAGATGAAAAATGTTGTGATGGACGAGACCCAGATCAACATTACCCAGGAAACCAACAGCCAGGTGATCCCGTTTAAGATGCCGCGGCGATATGACGGCATTGATTTGATGCAGATGATGCTGCAGGTACATTACCTGAATGTGGATGGACAGGAAGCATATGCCACGCCGATCAATGTTACCTATAACGATGATACGATCCGGTTCTATTGGCTGGTTACAAATAGTGTGACAAGCAAAAAGGGGACAGTGCGCTTTGAGATCACTGCAACCGGTGTAAATGAACGCAGCGAGACCTATATGTGGCGCACACGACCAAACGGTGAGCTGAATATCTTGGAGGCTTTGAGTGGTACCAAGATGGTGGAACCGGACAAAGACTGGTACACAAGCTTTGTTGCCCTGATGGACGAGAAGGTTGGCCAGGCTTCCAGCTATGCCAGTGCCGCACAGGCCAGCGCCCAGGATGCAGCCAATGCTGCGGCGGGTGTGGATAATAAGATCCAGAATGCGGCAGCAGGAATTAAACAGGAGCTGCAGAGTGACCTTGACACCAACTATACCAAGAAAACTGAGCTGACCACGGAGCTTGCCAAGTATTACAACAAGGAAGAAGTGGACGGCTTTGTTACACTGTTGGAAGGTAAGATTTCCGGGATCGACGGATTGGCGGCTTTTAACTGTGCGTATGATGCGGGCACCCGTACTTTAACATTTTATAACGGCGATGCAGTGATTAAAACTGTAACCTTAAGCACCGATCCCAGCGCAGAGTGGACGACCGCATATGGCAAGACGGTGGATGCTAAGATCAGCGCGGCGGTAAACCCGGTAAGCACAGCGCTGGATGAATACAAGACCAGCAACAACGAGGCCGTGAAAGCTTTGCAGGATAGTGTGGGCGACCTGCCGAACACCTTGCAGAGTGATTATTATAATAAGGAAGCAACCAACAAACTGCTGGCTGATAAGGCGGACAAAACTGCTCTGGATGGATTTACCAATGATTTGACTGTGACCAAGAATACCGTGACAGCTTTGCAGGGCAGTGTGGATACGGCCAACAGCGACATTGCAGAAATCCAGGAAAAGATCAAAGATATTAAGCCCAGCAACGGCCATGAGTACGACATTACTTACACCAGTGATGACGGTCATTTGAGCCTGTTGGAAGATGGCACAACCAAGACTGTTGTTACCATTAAAGGCGGTGGCGGTGGTGGCGGTGAGGCAACCAGCACCATTACCATTGAACGAATTGGTGACAGCAGCCTGACTGTAGTTCAGGGTGACAGTGCATTGATCAGCTTTAAGTTTACGAGTGTGGACAATGCTGGCGATGACACCGGCAATGCGACTGGCAACTGGTATGTGGGCAACACCAAGGTGGCAACCACGACCATCACCCAGGGCAAGAACACCTTTGATGTGACGCAATACTTGCACAGCGGTGACAACACCGTGCGGCTGCAGGTTACGGACAGCATGGGCAGTGTGGGCAGCAAGAACTGGTCGGTTAATGTTGTTGAGTTTTATTTGGAGAGCATTTTTGATGACTCTCTTTTTTATTCCGGCGAAGTAACTTACCGGTTTACTCCGTATGGCAATATTGCCAAAAACATCAGCTTTAAGTTGGATGGCAAGGCGATTGGCGGAACAAGCACTGCAGTGACAGGCCGCCAGATGACCTACAATTTGCCCGCCCAGAAGCACGGCAGCCACCTGCTGGAAGTAAGCATGACGGCGGAGATCAATGGCAAACAGGTGACAAGCAACACCCTGCGCCACGATATTATGTGGGTGGAAGAGGGCAATAATACCCCGATTATCAGTTGCGCCGTGCTGGATTACAGTGCCAAGCAGTACAGCAATGTTGCGATCAGCTATACCGTGTATGACCCGGCCAGCAGCAACACCAATGTGACCCTGGCTGTGGATGGCATTGTTGCCAGCAAGCTGACAGTAGGACGCACCAAACAGACCTGGACGTACAAGAGCAGCGAGATTGGCAGCCATGTGCTGACCATTACCTGCGGCGAGACGGTAAAGACCATCAATGTAAAAATTATCGAGCTGGGTATTAACATTGAGCCGGTGAAAACCAACCTGATGTTTGACTTTAACCCGGCTGGCCGAACCAATGCGGACGAAAACCGCCTGTGGACCGATGGCAATACCGCGATGACGGTAAGCGATAACTTTGACTGGAGCAATGGCGGCTACCAGATTGACGAGGACGGCGACACTTACTTTTGCGTGAAAGCCGGAACTACCGCCACGCTGGATTATAAGCTGTTTGCGGACGATGCCAAAAAGAAGGGTAAGAACTTTAAGCTGGTGTTTAAGACCACCAATGTGCGAGACTACGATGCTACGGCACTAACCTGCGCAAATGGCAACGTTGGTTTGACGGTACAGGCACAAAAGATTACCCTGACCAGTCAGCAGAACCGCATTGAGCTGCCGATTTGCGAAGATGACTTTTTGGAGTTTGAGTTCAATATTTTGCCGGACAGCAAGTATAAAGAGATGGTGCTATGGTGCGACGGTATCCCCTGCAAGGTGGAACTGTACGATGCAAGCGACAACTTTACGCAGGCAAACCCGGTTGGCATTACGATTGGCTCTGCGGACTGTGATGTGCAGGTATACCGCATGAAAACCTACGGCATGGAGCTGACGGACGATGAGATCCTGGACAACTTTATTGCGGATGCCAAGAACGCCGAGCTGATGATTGAACGCTATAACCGCAACGATATTACCAACGTGAGCGGCGAACTGGATGCTGACCTTTTGGCCGAGAAGTGCCCGGACCTGCGCATTATCAAGATCAGTGCTCCGACCTTTACGACCGGCAAAAAGAATGAGGTTTTTAATACCACCATCCAGCAGATTTACAAGAACGGACGCGCTGTGGAGGATAACTGGACCGCGACCGGCAGCCATAAAGGCCAGGGCACCAGCTCCAATGCGTATGGCGAGAGCGGCCGAAACATTGACATTAACTGTTCCGGCGGATTTACGTTTGGCGACGATAGCACCGGCAGCACCTATACCTTGACAGAGAACAGTATCCCGGAGAAATATTTTAATATCAAGGTAAATATTGCAAGCTCTGAAAACGCAAATAACGCCTGCATTGCAGATGATTACAACACGTTTAACCCGTATACCCGTAAGGCAAAGAAAGAGAACCCGAAGGTGCGCGACACGATGGCGTTTTACCCGTGCGTGGTGTTTATCCAGGAGACGGACGTGGAGAACGCAACGGTGTTTAAGGATGGCCAGTGGCATTTTTACGCCTGCGGTGATATTGGCAACAGCAAGAAGAACAATGACACCCAGGGCATGGACCCCGAAAACCACAAGGAAGTTATTGTTGAGATTGACAACAATACCGATGCCCAGACCCGCTTTTTGAGTGATGATTTGAGCCAGGAAACCTGGGACGGCGACCACAGCTTTGAGTTCCGCTATATTAGCAAAAAGTGTACCGAGGAAGAAACACAGGCGGCAAAGAATGCCTGGCAGAGCTTGCTGACCTGGGTAGTAAATGCAGATGATGAAGAGTTTAAGGCCCACTTTGAGGACCACTTCATCAAGGACAGTGTGCTGTTCTTTTATCTGTTCACTGAGCGCCACACAATGGTGGATAACCGCGCCAAGAATGTGTTCCCCCACACAGAAGATCTGATCCATTGGGATTTTTGCATGGATTACGATAACGATACCTGCCAGGGCAACGACAATGAGGGCGGATTGACACTGACTTACGGCTATGAGGATACCGATACCATTGGCACCAAGAGCGTGTTTAACGCGGCAGACAGCAAGCTGTGGTGCAAGGTACGAGATCTTTTTGCGGACGATTTGCAGAAGATGTACCTGAACCGTGAGAGCGCTTTGGCCTGGAGTGCAAACCGTATTTTGCGCAAGATTGAGGCGTACCAGGATGTGAAGCCCGAAAAGCTTTGGATCATGGACATGCGGCGTAAATATTTCCGCACCTATGAAGACAATGGAACGACCAGTTACCTGCCGATGATGCACGGCAACAAGCGCCACCAGCGCCGCCAGTACCAGAAGTACCAGGAAAAGTATATTGCGAGCAAGTACAGCGGTACGACCTGCACGGCTGATGATATGACGATCCGTGGCTATACCCCGACCAACTGGACAGGTGTGCAGCCGGACGGTACGTTCCATATTCGCCCGTATGCAGATACCTATGTAAGTGTTTTGTATGGCTCCAACCCGGTAAAAATGCGTGGTAAGCGCGGCCAGACCTACACGATTGAGTGCCCGATTGCAGCCATGAACGATACCGAGGTTTATGTTTACAATGCCAGCCTGATACAGAGCATTGGCGACATTAGTGGATTTTACCCTGGGTATGTTGATTTTAGCCATGGTACGAAATTGACCGACTTGCAGGTTGGCAACGGCACCGAAGGCTACCGCAACACAAACCTGACCGACTTTGCGGTTGGCAACAATACGCTGCTGGAGCACCTGAATTTGCAGAATGTGCCAAACCTGAAGAAATCCATCAGCTTGGCGGGATGTGTAAACCTGACCGATTTTTATGCCGGCGGCAGCGGTATTACCGGTGTGGCGTTTGCCAAGGGCGGCAAGATTGAAAAGGCTGAACTGCCTGCGATTGCAAGCCTGACGGCACAGAGCCTGAACCATCTGACCGATTTGAAGATTGACAGCTATGAGAACATGACCACACTGGTTGTGGAAAGCTGCCCGACCATTGACTTGAAAGCTATGTTGGAAAAATGCACAGGTTTGAACCGCGTGCGCCTGACTGGCCTTGATTGGAAATGCGAGGATACAGCGCTGCTTGACCGGCTGTACACGATGACCGGCCTGGATGAGAACGGCTATAACACCGAGCACTCTGTACTGGAGGGTAAGGTACATGTGCCCATTATGCGTGAAAAGAAGCTGGCAGAGTTTAATGCACAGTGGCCGGATTTGAAGATCAGCTACAACACACTGGTGGAACAGTTTACCTGGACCTTTGTGAATGATGATGACGAGCACACAGTTTTGGATGTGCAGTACATCGACAAGGGCGGTAAGGCTGTTGACCCTGTGACCCGTGCGGAGAAGCCGATCCCGAAGCCGACCAAGAAGAGCACGGTGAGCACTGACTTTACCTATGCTGGATGGGACACAGAGTTTGTTACAGTATTTACCAACCAGACCGTAACGGCTAAATATACCGAGAGTGTGCGGAAATATACCGTGCGCTACCTGAACAATGGTGCGGAGAAACAGAAAACAGTTGCCCCCTATGGCAGCATGGTGTTGTACGAAGGCGATACCCCGACCTACACGGCGGAGGAAGGTGCTTATAAGTTCTACCTGTTTGACCATTGGGACAAGGGCGGATATGTAAACGGAGACAAGGACATCAATGCGGTATATGACAGCTGCGAATATACCTCTGGCTATTTTGACGGCAAAGAGATTGGCAGTTTGCGCCCGGTTGAGATTTACGCAATGAAAAAGGTTGGTGTGGAGAATAAGGTGGTTAGCCCCAAGGACGCTGTGACCATTACGATGGGCAACGACTTTAGCTACTCTGACATTGAAGAGAAGGTTTTGATCAACGAGAAAAAGATCTTTGATGGCACCAACTATGTGGACACCGGTGTGCAGCTGTTGAAGGAAGACCGGGACTGGGTGCTGGCGGTAGACTACCGGATGACCACAACCGATACGGCCAATGCTGTGCTGATGCAGTGTTTTGAAACCAACGGCATGAACGGCATCCGCATTTGGAATAATAATGGAGCCAAGATCAGTTGGGGCACCGAAAGCGCAACAGCTGCCACAGTTGGAACCCGTGACATGGTGGTAATGCGCCACAAGAAGGGCGAAAACAACCTGCATGTGTATACGGCTAATATTTACGGTGACGACATTGTTTACACCGAGATTAACCGTGGACGAATTACACAGACCAATGCAACGCTGGTGTTTGGTTGCGCCAAGGCAGATGACGGAGAATATGAACGGTTTGCCAAGGGTGATGTGTACTGGGCGAAAGTTTGGTATGCAGACCTGGGCGACAATGCCTGCCGGAAGCTGGCTGCATGGCCGCATGAAACCCGCGAATATGAGATGTGCGGATTTAAGCAGTTTTATTTAAGCGATAACACAAACAAGCGCTGCGCAATGACGTTTTTGGCGAAAAATACGCTGGCACGCAAGATGCCGATTACCAGCAGCTATTACAACAATGGCGGTTGGCCCGCAGCAACGCTGCGCACCTACCTGGACAAGCGGCTGCCGAATGCCTTGCCGATTGGATGGCAGCAGTTGATCCAAAAGGTAAAAGTGACATCCAGTGCGGGCGGAACATCCAAGGAAATTGTGACGGCGGACTGTTACTTCTTTATACCGGCTGCATATGAGCTGAACCCCAGCATGAACAGTGAGCCGTATATTTATGAAGGTACAACGATCAGTTACATGACAGATAATCAGAGCCGAATCTGCTATGACGATGATGGCGCGGCCACCACTTATTGGACACGCAGCCCGAATGTTCAGTATGCAGATTACTTTTTGCAGGTTGCAGCGGACGGCCAGATTTACAGCTATGTTACCCCGAATGAGCAGCATGGCGTGCGTGTGATGTTCAGCGTGTAAAGGAGGTTGAGGGACGAAATGTATTACAAGGTGATATATAACGGCCAGGTGATTGATACCCTTGACCACCTGAGTTTTGTGAAATACCAGGCGAAACACGGGATTATGGTGAACTGCACGGCAGATGATGCCGAAGGGATTGTGAGCAGTGATGGGCGCTACATCTGGCATGTGGACGGATACTATAACATTCCGGCGGCAGGATACGACACCGTGCAGCTAGAGGAGATCAGTGTTTACGAATATGACAAGCTGAAAGCCTTGGGGGCCAAAACCCCTGAGGCTATTATTGATGCTTATACCCTGAGCCTGATTGAAGGAGGTGTGCTATGAGTGACTTTGTGGAGAGTTTGCGGCGGTTATATTTGGACCGCCGATTAAAAGAAGCGACCCTAAATGCGCTGTGGCACAAGGGCAAAATCAGCCGCAATGAGTTTGACTACATTGTGGGCGGAAAGGAGACGAGCAATGTACACGATCCTGATTAACGAGGACAATACCCTGACCGCCAGTGTGGTGGAGCGCGTGATGCAGCAGAGCAAGCTGGTAGACACCTTGCATTTTTTGGCTGACCCGGAATATAAGGGCAAAGACATGCGCGACTATGTAGTGATGCTGGAATACCGGTTGCCGGTGAGCAAGAAATACCGCACCGAGTTTTTGACGCTGAGTGACGAGCTGTATAAAAACAAACTGGAATATAAGCTGCCCTTTGACACAGCGCTGACCAGTGAGGCCGGTGTGATTGAGTTCCAGCTGACATTTGGCAACATTGAGATGGATGCTGAAGGCAGGACCACCCAGTACATCCGCAAGGTTGGACCGGGCGAAATTAAAATTGTTGATGTTTACGACTGGGCGGCCACGATCCCGGACGAAGCACTGAATGCTTTGGACCAGCGGATTATTGCGATGCAGGCCATGCTGAAGGCCATGATTGATAAGAACAACATCATGATGAACAGCAAGGCCGACAACCTGAGCTACAAGAATGACATGCTGCAGCTGACCGCCAACGGAAGCCCGATTGGCAATGCGGTAGAGATCAAGAGCAGCGGCGGTACCGGCGGCGGTGATGGTACAACTGATGGAAATATGCGGGTGGTTGAGTTTTAAGGCTTGGCCGCCTGCGTTTTTTCTATATAGCGACAAATGGAGAAAGGAGTTGGGAGAATGGCAACCACAAGCAAGTTGGGCTATGGTAACGCGGAAAATCTGGATACAGCAATTACGAATGGAATTATTGACGAGAAGGACCTGGTTATTACCAAGGACACATCGGAGTTTTATTACATCCGTGACGATAAGAGCAAACAGGCGATCCGCCCCCGTACCCGTGTTTTTGACAGCAACGGGCAAGCCAATGAGCAGCTGAACAACAGCAGCGACACTTATGCCGGACAGACCGTAATGATTAAAAACACCGAGGGCAAGTACGAGCCGTGGATTGTACAGCTGTTGGACACCGGGAAGTTTGCTGTTGAGCCGTTCAGCACTGCAAGCACTGGATTTGTTTGGCAGGAATTTTAACCGACAAAAACAACATGAAATTTAAGGAGAGATAATTATGGCAGAAGTAAAATTTAATTATGGCACCAAAGCTAACTTTGAAGCCCTGGAGGCAAAGGACAACGACACCCTGTATTTTTTGACTGACACTTTGCAGATTTTTAAGGGTGCAGTTGAATACACCAAGAGCTGCAAGCTGGTGAGCACCCTGCCTGGTTCCGGCCAGGTGCAGGGCGTTGTTTATGTGCGCACCAGCGACTTTACCCTGCATGTGTTCAATGGCACCAGCTATATCCAGCTGAACAAGGCCACCGTGACTGAGATCCCGGCTGCCGACGCCAGCGATGACAATGTGCCGACCACCAAGGCTGTTGCCGACTACGTTGATGCCAAGATTGAGGGCGTTGTTGGCAGCAAGGGTGTGTTTGTTACCGATGTTACCTACAATGATGGCGTGCTGAGTGTTGCCAAGGGCGGCGACCCCGTTGCTACCACCCTGACTGGCGTTGTGCATGCACCGACTTATGACGCAAGCACCCGCACCATCAAGCTACCGGTATTTGGCGGCGACGAACTGACCATTGCGCTGGGCAAGGATCTGGTTGTGACCAGCGGCACCTATAATGCCAAGGACAAAAACATTGAGCTGACCATTACCAGCGGCGATGTGATCAAAATCCCGGTTGGCAGCCTGATTGATGTTTACACCGGTCTGGCAACTTCCACCGCTGAGGTTACTGTTTCTACCGACAATAAGATCAGCGTGAAGGTGAAGGTGAGCGCCAAGGCTGACAACTCCATTACCCTGGAGGAAGACGGCCTGTATGTTGCTGTGCCCGATGCTTATACCAAGGCTGAAGCTGACAAAAAGATCAAGGCTGTGCAGACCGCCCTGGATACACACACTGCGAATGCCGACATCCATGTGACCAAGGAACAGAAGGCCGCCTGGGATGCCAAGGTGGGCACTGAACAGCTGGCTGCCGCCAAGAGCGAGGCCATTGCTGCTGCCGCTGCTGACGCAACCACCAAGGCTGATGCTGCCCGTGATGCCGCCAAGGAGTATGCTGACGGCCTGAACACTGCCATGGATACCCGTGTGAAGGTTGTTGAGGGCGCTATTACCTGGAAGACCATTGGCTGAGACGGCCAAGCGGTTAGTTATTTCAAATTGACATAAAAAATAGCCTTCGCTGTGGAGCCAGTGTTTTGCGAAATAAGGAGAACATGCACTGTGCAGCGAAGGTTTTATATTGTATTGACAAACAACGATGTTGAATATATAATAATAGTAGAACTAAGGCACCGACATAGACGGTCTACCTCAGTTTATAGTTTATGTATGACAGTTAAACCATCATAGCAAAAACCGTTCTGTGGGCAACAGGGCGGTTTTACTTTTTATTACCACGAAAAAACGTGATAACTGCTACGACAGTTTGTACCCCAGTGAACACAACGCCAATAATGACGATGGTATCAACAAAGGATAGATCCGGCATAAGCATCACCTCCTGGCAAAAATAAATTTACCGGAAGGCAAAGTAAGGGCGCTCCACAATGCCTTGCGGCAGATGGGAGGTTTGACCGCCTATTACGTCTATGAGGAAGATATGGCAAAAAGGAATAAACGTTGGTGCCTTAGTTCTGCTATTATTATACTGTCAATGCAAAATTTGTCAAATTAAATACTGAATCGAAACCGCTTATCTGTACGCAGGTAGGCGGTTTTTTTTATTGTTACAAAAAGGAGTTTTACGATGTCAAAACTTTCTTTATGCGAGATCCAACAGTCGCAGCTGGATAAAACTCCTATTGTGGATGGACAGCTGGTATGCTGCTTGGATACGGGAAACACTTACCGGGACACAGCCGGCGGGCGAGTTCGGATTGGAAGCGATCTGGAACGGGTGAGTGAGCTGCCATTGGCCCCGCTGGCCGGGAAGATTTATTACCTGCCGCCCGGAGATTTATATATTTATAACTCTGGTTGGGTAATGCTGAATGATACTGATTTTACAATTGGGGCCAGCAAGGCTGATGCCACAGAAGTCAATTTGGAGCTGAAACATGGTGATGTGGCAAAAGGTACGGTAAAGGTGCGCGGCACCGGCATTACGAGCGTGACGGCGGATGCAGATGGGAGACTGATTATCAACACCCCAAGCCCGGAAGCTGTGATTGACGAGATTACCAACAGCCAAATTGATAATTTATTCAAAGACGAATAGGAGGGGATAATATGAAATTTTTGAGTTATGACGGTCTGCTTTATTTTTGTCAGAAGATTAAAGCTTTGCTGGCGGGCAAGGTAGACAAGGTTGATGGCAAGGGGCTTTCGACCAATGATTACACCACGGCAGAAAAGACCAAACTGGCCGGGCTGATGAATTACATCCACCCGACAACCAGCGGGAATAAGCATATCCCTGCAGGCGGCAGTGCCAACCAGATTTTGGGTTGGAGCGCGGACGGCACCGCTAAGTGGGTAAACGAAAAGGATACCACCTACAGCGTGATGAGCGGCGCAACGGTTGATGCGGATGGCAAGAGCGGACTGGTGCCCAGCCCGACGAAGGGTGCGCAGCGCTGGCTGGATTCGACCGGTGCTTGGACGACCCCGCCGAACACCACCTATGGAGCTGCAAGCACCACGAGCGCCGGCCTGATGAGTGCCGCCGATAAGAAGAAGCTGGATGGTGTTGCGGACGGTGCAAACAAATATGTACACCCCGCCACAAGCGGCAACAAGCACATTCCGGTAGGTGGTTCTGACGGCATGATCCTGGGCTGGAGTGCCGATGGTACGGCCAAGTGGGTTGCCGACAAAGATACCACCTATACCAACTTTAAGGGTGCGACTGCTGATGCAGCTGGTAGTTCCGGCCTGGTGAACGCACCTGCCAAAGGGCAGCAGGGATTGTATCTGCGCGGTGATGGCACCTGGGCAACCCCAACCAATACCACTTACAACGATGCAACCCAGAGCGCACACGGTTTGATGACTGCCGCAGATAAAACAAAGCTGGACGGCATTGCTGCCGGTGCCAACAAGTATGTTCACCCCAGCTATACCGCACAGAACAGCGGCCTGTACAAAATTACTGTGGATGCGACCGGACATGTAAGCGCTGTGACTGCGGTTGCCAAGGGCGATATTACGGCATTGGGTATCCCCAGCACCAACACCACCTACAATGATGCCACCCAGGGCGCCCATGGCCTGATGAGCACTGCCGACAAGAAGAAACTGGATGCTTTTGGCGCGGCAAGCACCTATGCCCTGAAGAGCGACATTACCGCTATGTACCGTTACAAAGGCAGTGTGGCAAGCTATGACAAGCTGCCGACCAGCGGCCAGACCATTGGTGATGTATACGACGTTGGCAATGGCATGAACTATGCCTGGAATGGCGAGAAGTGGGATGGACTGGGCCAGGTGTTTACCATTGATGCGATCCAGAACACTGAAATTGATACCATTTTGGCATCTTAAAAACTAAACCAAGAGGAGGTGTGGTAAAGTGGGATATTTGAGTAACGCGGGGTTGAGCTACTTTTTTGGCAAGCTGAAAACCATTTTTGCGCCCATTAGCCACGGGCACGGGGGAGCTACACAGAGCGCGGCTGGCTTTATGAGCGCAGCCGATAAGAAAAAATTGGATGGGATTGCCGAGGGGGCGAACAAATACAGCCTGCCCACGGCGACCAGCAATGTGTTGGGCGGCGTGAAAACCGGAGCGAACATTACAAACAACAGCGGCGTGCTTAGTGTGACGGCGGCCAATGTAACGAATGCACTGGGATACACCCCACCCAAACAGGACACAAACACATGGCGGCCGGTTGTGAACAGCTTGACCAACAGCGCGACCGACCAGAGCCTTGCGGCAAACCAGGGTAAGATCCTGAATGAGAGCAAAGCCGCCATGATTGTGTTGACAAACGAGAACTTAAACGATGTGGTGACGCCAGGATTTTACAGTTCTGGCGGCGGCAACAACGTGACAAATAAACCAAGTAACGTAGACAATTTTGGCTTGATTGTAATTCACCAGGCAAGTGGAAATTATTATACCCAGATTGTTTACAGCGACAGTGCCGCTTACCGCCGCCATTGTGTAAACGGGACCTGGAGCGGATGGGTGCAGGACAAGCTGACAGACACCGACACTTGGCGCGGCATCCAAAACAATTTGACCAGCGACAGTACGACTGACAGTTTGAGCGCAGCGCAGGGCAAGGCGCTAAAAACCCTGGTGGATGGGAAAGCTGCTATGGGACATACCCATAATAGTATAAAAGACATAGGCAATAAGTCTTCAGATACAACATTTGCTTATTCAAAAGCCGGCATGAGTTATACAGATTACACTTGGCTTGCTGGCTGGAATGGGTATGAACTTCGTGCTGTAAACAAGGGTCAATTTGCTACTGCCGGGCATACCCACGACGCAAGCGTACTTATTAACAATCTCTCTATTGGCGATTCCACTCCGCAAGATGATGACTATTATGTATCTCAGTATGCGGGAGGTGGAACTACTTCAACCACATACTACCGGCGACCAGTAAAAGCATTATGGAGTTACATCAAGGGCAAGGGTGACGCTATTTATCAGCCAAAGGGCAGCTATGCTGCATCGAATCATACACATGACGATCGGTACTATACAGAGAGCGAGATTGACGCGAAGCTGAAAACCAAAGCTGATACGCACAGCCATCCATACCTACCACTGACGGGCGGAACTGTGACGGGTGTGACTGCGTTTACAAATACAACTGCGTCTACGAATAAAAGTACTGGTGCTGTGAAGGTAAGCGGCGGTGTTGGTGTTGCCGGACGCATGAGCGCCAATGAGGTTATGATTGGCGATGGATGCACACTGCGATACGATGCAACAAACAAGTGTGTGAATTTTACGTTTAGTTAAGGAGGCGGTGGTTATGGCATTGCAGGTTTGGCTGCCGCTGAATGGCAAGATCGAAAATTGTGGTATTGCCGGAGATGAAATCAGTATTACAGGCACACCGTCTTATGTGAACGGAATTATTGGCAAGGCATTACATGAAGGCGGCGTTACAATGACAGCCGATATGACTGGCCGTGTGTTAAATAATAAGGCGTTTAGTTATTGCTGTTGGTTTTATGTGAATGCAGATACCGGAAGTGACAATAAAGCCATGATTTTTGGAAATGAGGCAATGGGCGCAGGGAATAATAGAAAATTCAGTATTTTTCAGTATCCTACGTGTAATGACTTACACCTTAGCTGGATGAATGATACAGCGAACGCAACATATGTTGGTATGGCTTTACAAGGTGTCTTGCCGTCCAAAAAATGGACACATATTGCAGTAGTGTATGACAATCCTGTTTTCAAAATTTACATAAATGGAAAACTTGAATATACAAACTCCGGTGTATCAAACAGTTCTAGCTTTGCATATGCGACTGCACTTATCCACGATAGCCAGTATCACTATTTGGCTGATGTCCGCATCTATGACAATACGCTTTCTCCGAAAGAAGTCCACGAAATCTCCCTGGGGTTGTGCTGCCATTACCCGTTGAACGACCCGTATGCAACAGGGAGTATTAACAAATATAGTGGAGATAATTTTGAGGGGAAGCCGAGCGGTAGTAGCTATACTGTGACCAAGCTGGCAAATGAACGCGGGTATAATTACAAGCTGAGTTATACAGGAACCGGCAATAATACCTGGCCTAATTTTTACTTCCCTACTTTTAGTTTTACTGCTGGCAAGACATATGATTACAGTTGCAAGGTGCGGTGCCACAGCAAGAACTTTAACATTAGCTTTAGAGCGGCACACATCAGTAATGACTGGGTTACGAGCATGAAGACGATCACGGTGGCGGACAACCAGTGGCATGAATACCACATCCAGATCAAGCTGGACGCAAAGTACACAAGATCCGGCACAGAGTATGATACGAAACCGCTGGTTGAATTTTATTCCGAAAGCCTTGCAACTAAAGACAAAGTTTATACATGCGATTTTGACTTGAAAGACGTTTGTGTAAGCGAATGCAGTACGGCGGCAAGTGGAAGCAATGGCAGCTGGGCGGATAACACGGTGTATGATACAAGCGGGTTTGGAAACCATGGCAAATCAAATAGCAGTGAATTTATATCTTGTACAAAAGACACGCCGCGATATCAGGCTTCCTATTATTTTGCAAATTCCGGCACCCCAAATATTAGTATGCCTAACTTTACTTTTGAGGATATGACGTGTGGAACGGTAAACTTATGGATAAACCGTTATTCTGCAACAAGTACATGGAGAAATTATTTATCTTTCGCGGATGGCTATAATTGGACAGGAAACAAGGCGGATTTTATCATTTTGGGTACGACTGGAAATCCTGGTCTTTCCATGGATTGCTGCAGTAATGTTGTGACTGTCGATTATGGCTTGAAAAAGTGGAACATGTACACAATAGCATGGGATTTGGTTACTCATACAGCAAAATATTTTGTAAACGGAGAACTAATAAAAACGATAACAAACGATAGAATTGGTACTGAGTACGCCAAGGCGCATGGACAAATCTTTATTGGTAATGCGTGGTATACTGAATCTGATTATGCACTATCCGATTTTCGTATGTACGCCACAGCCTTATCCGATGCTGATGTTGCTGCGCTATACAACACACCGGTTTCAATTACAAGTAACGGAACGATGATGACGAAGGGAGAGCTGATTGAAACATGAGTGTGGGAGTGAATAAAAGTGGAGTTGTGAATGCGGGAAGTTTTGTAGAGACAAACGGCGCTATGCTGAACACATTTATGAGCGAAGGATATACACCAACTGCGTCTGTTAAAAATTCATGTATGGAACGAACGATCACAGGTTTTGTTGTTGACAAGGAATATTACATTGATATGGATATTGTTTGGAGTGGGTTCACAACTGATGCTGCAAGCAATTTTGGAATGTGGGCGCAGGGCTCTGTTTATAATGGCTCAAATTGGTCTTGGAATTACGGAAACCCGATGGCATCAAAAATCGGCAATCTTACTTCTTTAATGCTTAGTTCTAACAGTGGAACAAAACATTTTAAGGTGAAATTTACGGCAGAACAACCAGGATATGAGCTTGGTTGCCGAGCAGATTATTCCAACGGCAAAGGAACGATAACTTATAAAAATATTCGCGTTGTACCCGCAGATTCTTTTGTAGACGGCGCAATAAACAGCGGACGAATACTTGTTAATTCAATCGCAATGGATAATTTCATCGAAAACTGACGGAGGTGATGGAATGGCTCAACTTTCTAATTTGATTGTAAATGGCGTGACACGCCTGCTTTCTAAGCTTTATGTCAGTGATTCTGTCACTGCGCCTAATTTTATCGGTAAACTGACAGGCACTGCTGCAAAGCTTGGAAGAAACGGAGACGCCGATACCCCTATGACATTTAATTGGTCTGGCAAAGATGGCCAGCCGACATGGCTTTGGGGTGGTGAGAATGGGTCAGACATGTATGTGTATAACCCATCAAATTTCAGTGTAAAGAACGCTAAGGCGGCTGGGTCTGCTGATTCTGCAACGAAATTGAGTTCGAGTGCAGGCAGTGCGACACAGCCGGTTTATTTTAATGATGGCAAACCGGTGGCGACTACCTATACACTGGGTAAGAGTGTGCCGGCGAGTGCTGTGTTTACCGATACAAATACATGGCGTGGGGTACAGAATAACCTGACCAGTGATGCCACAGACCAGAGCCTGAGTGCTGCACAGGGCAAAGTATTAAAAGGTCTTGTTGATGGGAAGGCGCCAAGTGGGCACACACATGATGACCGGTATTATACGGAGTCTGAGATTAACACGAAACTGGCTGGTAAAGCTGACAGTGGACATATCCATCTACAAGGCACAGAATCCGGTAAAGTTGACTGGAATACATTGAAGACGTTTGGTGTTTACAAGATTCAGAGCTGCACCATGACAGCTGATTATCATGCGCCTGTTGATGAATATGCTTTTGGAATCTTACAGGTGTTGGACAGTGAAAATGGCGGTAGTGAAAATCGTATCATCCAGATTTATTGGCCACACAGGACATCGCAAGGTGCGCATCTGTGGTATCGTATGCACAACAGTTCTAATATGAGCGACGGATGGAGTAACTGGACAGCCATTACGGAAAAGCCCGCTACCGCAGGAGTTGCAGACTCTGCAAGTTCTGTTGCATGGGTTAATGTCACAGGCAAACCGAGCACCTTTACGCCGAGCAGCCATACCCACAACTATGCTGGGTCCAGCAGTGCGGGCGGTGCAGCAACGAGCGCCAACAAGGTGAATGCAGCTTTGACGATTAACCTGAACGGGACAAGCCAGGGTGCATGGGATGGCAGCAGTGCGAAATCGATCAGCATTACGGCAGCCAGTGTGGGCGCAACAAGTGTGACAATTAGCAGGTGGTGATTTTTATATGGGAGTTTATTTAGGAAGTACGCAGGTAGATATGCAGGGCGGTTTTGTGACTGGTGGTGCCAGTGGGGCGAGTTTGCAGAGCAAGACAGTCAACCCCAGTGAGAGCGCACAGACGATCAAGGCCGACTATGGCTATGACGGTTTGAGCCAGGTTACAGTAAATGCAGTATCGAGAACTTATGTGGGAAGCGGCGTGACGAAAAAGAGTGCTGCGACTTATACGCCAGGAACGAGTGACCAGAGCATTGCATCCGGCCAGTATTTGAATGGAACCCAGACGATTAAGGGTGACAGCAATTTGACCGCCGGTAACATTAGAAACGGTGTGAAGATTTTTAATGTGACAGGCAGTTATGCTGGGAGCAGCAGTGGCGGAAGCAGCCCCAGGCTACAGACAAAAACCGCGACGCCTAGTGAAAGTACCCAGACCATCAGCCCGGACAGCGGGTATGATGGTTTGAGCTCCGTAACGGTAAACGCTGTTTCCAGAACTTATGTTGGTAGTGGCGTAACAAAGAAGGCTGCGGCAACTTACACCCCAAAGACCAGTGACCAAAGTATTGCGGCAAGCCAGTATTTAAGTGGTGCTCAGACCATTAAAGGCGATGCAAACCTGGTGGCCGGGAACATTAAGAGCGGTGTGAGCATTTTTGGTGTGACAGGAACTTATGCCGGCGGCGGGAGTTCCGGCGGCAGCAGCAATAACAACATTGAGGCATATGCCATTACGAACACCAACCCCAGCGTTAGTTTTAAGCGCACTGACGGGACAATCAAGATTTGGGGCTACGGCACCATGACCAGTCAAGGCGGCTGGGGCCAGCAGACTACGAGCCTGGTCGCGTTTGAGGGCGACAAGTACCACAAGGGCGCCATATACGGCGGCCCAAGCAGTACCAATCTGAGCCTAAGCATCAGCAACGGAAAACTGACTGGGCTGCCGAGTGGACTGACGGCGATCAGCGCGATTGTAACGAGAGGTATATGATTATGGCAACTGATACAAAGCTGGATAGTTTGGTGATTAACTACCTGACCCAGAGCCAGTATGATACGGCTAAGACAAATGGAAAACTGAACGCAAACCAGATTTATATGACACCGGCGAACAGTACGAGTTATACATTGCCGACCGCGACAAGTTCTACCTTGGGTGGAGTGAAGATTGGCGATAATATTACGGTTGATAGCGGAAAGATCAGCTTAACAAAAGCAAATGTAACGAACAGCCTTATGGACGGACGTGGAAATGTTATCCTGGGAGAAAATTCTATTGGCACAGTTTCTGCTGGTGCCGGAGCTGATTATGGGCCATCTCACTCTTTGATTGTTGGTACCGGAAACAACGTTACTGGATTAAAAGCTGGAAATAATTATGTCGCTACATATTACGACGGATTGAATAGTGGCTTTGTTGGAGGAAATTATTGCGTCACGACTTATGCTATTTTGTCTGACAATTCTCCGACAAGTAATGTTTTAATTTTTGGTAATGGTACATCTTCCGCTAGAAGCAATAGCTTCCGTATTGATTATGGTGGTAAGGCTTACGGTGGAACCTATTCTTCTTCCGGCGCTGACTATGCGGAAATGTTTGAATGGCAGGACGGGAACCCTGATGGAGAAGATCGACGTGGTATGTTTGTGACGTTGGATAGGAAATACATTCGACTGGCAAACAGCAAAGATCCTTACATTTTGGGTATTGTATCCGGCAACCCGACTGTGCTGGGCGATACTGCTGAGGACCAGTGGGCTGATATGTACGAGCGTGATATTTTTGGAGCACTGAAGCATGACAGCACCACAGAGAACGGCCTGGTGTTGAACCCGAACTATGATAATGAAAAACAGTATATTGCCCGCGGACAGCGCAAGGAATGGGATGCTGTTGGTCTGATGGGGAAGCTGGTTGTAGTGGACGACGGCACCTGCGAAGTAAACGGATTTTGTGCTGCCAATGATAATGGCATTGGAACTAATGCAGAAACCGGATACCGTGTGATGGAACGGCTGGATAAAAACCACATCCGAGTATTTGTGAAATGAGGTGAGAAGTATACAATATGGCGACAAATACAAGGTTAGACAGTTTAGTAATCAATTATCTAACACAGAGCCAGTATGACAATGCCAAAAGTGCAGGCACTTTGAATGCAAACCAGATTTATATGACGCCTGCAAGTAGCGGATCGACTTATACGCTGCCTGCGGCGACAAGTTCTACGCTGGGTGGTGTAAAGATTGGCAGCAATATTACAGTAAACAGCGGCACGATCAGCATTAGTAAAACTAACGTGACAAATGCACTGGGTTATACGCCACCTATGACTGATACCAAGTACACATTGCCGACAGGTAATGCTTCGACTTTGGGCGGGGTGAGATTAAGTGATTCGACCAGTTCAACGAGTTCGACCAATGGTGGTATTGCGGCAACTCCCAAAGCGGTAAAAGATGCGTATGATGCGAGTACAGAGTGGGTGTCCTTATCTGTTTCGAGTGTGTATACTGTGAAGTCCGGCATTACGATGTGGGCAAATACAGAAAAAGCACATCGCCGTGGACGAAGAGTCTATTTGACTTTTCAGTGTATGGGACCTGCAACAAGTGACGCGGCTGGCTTTATTCAAATTGGAACAGTTCAGTCTGCCTATAGACCGAAAGTCAATACTTATTGTCCTTTTGGATTAAATGTAACAACGTCTGGCCAGATTTTTGGACCTGCTGTTTGCATTATTAAAACCACAGGAGAGATTCAGGTTTATACTGGTAAAAATAATGCAACTTTTGGTAATAACAGTTACGGTTGGACGACAAATAACCCAAATACCATTTCGTGGGATTATTAACTAAGCTAAAATAACCGTGAAGCAAAATTACTTTACAATACGATGGAATGTTAAAAGGAGGCTGATGGAAGATGCGGCTGAAAAATGGAGAGGTGTGTTTTGGGTGGCCATTGGCGCAGCATGTGATTACAGCTGGCTGGAAATATAACAGTGGGGCGCTGCACAGGGCAATCGACCTCCGCGCTTTGGTGGGAACACCGGTGTTTGCGGCGGAAGATGGAACGGTGCGCGTGGTTTACCATTGGAATGGGCGAGTGACCCAGGGCGACACCAACAGTTATGGCAATATGGTGAAGATTGAGCATACGGCGTATAAAGGCGGCAAGCTGGAAACGTTGTATGCTCATTTGAATTCTATCACGGTGAAAGTTGGACAGAAGGTGAAAACCGGCGAAGTGATTGGCTACAGCGGCCAGACCGGCAACTGTTTTGGTGCCCATTTGCACTTTGAGGTGCGCTGGAAAGGTGTGCGCGAGAACCCGCTATGCTGGCTGGATGATGACTTTAAGCCGGCCAACCGCGGTGTGATTTTGTGGGCCAATGCAAACCAGCACAGTGTACAGGTGGACAAGCAGGAAGCGGTTGAGAAGCCGAAGGTTGAACCGGCAGTGAAAAAGACTGTGACAAAAGCCATTACCCTGAACAACGGCAAATGGAATGTGCGCAAGGGTGCCGGAATGCAGTACCAGTCCATTGGGGTGATCAGCAGCCCGAATGCCAAGACCGGCAAGCCTGTTTGCATTGGGTATGAGACGGTCGTGAACGGCTGGTTCAAAACGGTTTATGGTTATATCAGCCAAAAAGCGGTGAAGAGCCATACCTGAGTGCAGCCAAAGCAGGTGATTTTTATGAAGGAAAACTGGAGCCTGATGAGGTTCAGCAAAAAGATTATTGTTTTTACAATGGGCGCAACGATTATTTACGCGATTGTATACATGATCCTGTGTTTTAGGACCGGACAGTTACCGGAATCGTCTTTTAACATTGGGCTGTTTGCGGCAATGAGTGCGGAGAATTTGTGTAACGCCTGGATTAAGGTGAGGGAAAAAGTAGCGGAAGAAGAAAAAACAGAGGGTGACAATGCGCCCCCTGGTGATGAAATTTTTACGCCGATTGATGAGACAAGTGACACGGAAGAGATTGGAGGTTAGGTATGGAACAGGGAATTGTATATATTGTGATGGGCCTGGTTTGCGTGATTGCTTTTATGGTCGGCAAATATGTGTTGCCGAACGCCCAGGAGACAGTAAACAAAGCGCTAAACCTGTTGAGCGGCTACCCGCTGTTGATGCAGTGGGGGTTAAGCGCCTGTAAATATATCAAGCAGTATTTTAACGATATTTCCGGCGAGGAAAAGAACAAGCGTGCCGCAGAACTGATTATGGAAGTGGCCAAGCAGGCCGGCGTTACCATTACAGAGGAGCAGGCGCGTGCGATTGCCCAGGCGGCTTACGAGCAGATGAAGGCGGGTGAAGCTGCTGCCGGAGAGAAGGTGAACGCAGATGCCTAACCCAGTATTTACATTTACGGCGCAGGACATACTGATGCTGGTGCTTTCAGCTTGTGCGGCGGTGGTTAGTATTTCGAATGCGATTGCCCAGGGGGTTAAGTTCAACAACTTTTTGAAAAAGCCAAACAGAGATCAGGATGCCCGGATGGACAAGATTGAAGAGCGGCTGAAAACGGTGGAAGGGCGCTGCGACACGTTTGACAAACAGTTGGAGGGTGTGAAGAAGCACCTGAATAGCCTGGATGAAAGCATCAACATGCTGTTGCGGGCAGAATTTGCACAGCTGGGGCACAACCTGAACGGCGACAATGTGGAGCAGATGCAGCGAGCATTTGACGATATACAGGAGTTTTTGTTTAAGCGTTAAGGTTGACAGCGAACAACATGTGGTATATAATACAAGTAGAGGATTGAAGCTCTTAATAAGCGAACACCTCAGTTAGCTGCAAATGAACCAAATACATCTGCTACAATGTACCCAGTTCAGATGAGGCCGCCTAAGTGCTAGTTAGGTAGCCTCATTTCTTTTTACGGCCAAAATAAATGGCCACAAAAACGCCAGTCCATGTACCGATGCAGCTTACGATTGTAAGCACATCCACAATAGAATTCATGGCATCACCTCCGACAATAAGATTGCCGAAAGGCGAAAATGATTAAACCTCCATTCAGCCTTCCGGCTAGTGGGAGGTGGCCGCCTAAGCGCTTATAAAGGTGGGTGAAATTCAGCGGAGCTTCAATCCTCTGAGAATAAGTATACCACATATAGCTACAAGATCACAAGCAGATATTGCGTTTTTGTAAAAACATTACGTTATTATACAAACAGGAATAGGGAGTACCTTTGGTTTTGAAACCTTGGGTGCTCCCTATTTTTTAGAAGGTTGGAAGTATCAATATAGTTCAGAAACAGAAAGAACTTTGGCGGGAAGATCCTCGCGCTTGCCGGATGGGGTTGGTGTGGAGATCTTGATGGTTTGAATGGCGGAGTTGATTGCGGGTTCAAAGCCGTTTAGAACGGGGATAGCATCACAGGAAAAGAAAACCTTGTTTGCGTTGCCGTCTTTGGTGGAATATTCAGAAATATAGTGAGTGCCAAAATCGCTGTTGGCATCATGAATATAATCCGGCAGTTCGATGGTGACGAGTTTTTTACAGGGAACACCGGATGGTTTTTGGCCTTGAAGAACCCAGCCAGCCGGAAGACGGTGGGCCTGATACGGATCATTTGACACAAAGGTAAAATAGGTTGTTGTGACGGGGCCATGTTCCGAGGTGCTACGGGTACAGGCAAGAACCCCTATAATAATTTCAGTTACCATGATGGGTCTCCTTTTGTGTTTGATAATTTTTTATAACGCCCACGTTTTATGTCCTTATGGTATTGCTGTTGTTTTTTAAGAATTGCTAAACATTCAGGAGAACAAGCATTACTACGATCTACTGCAGCAAAAGTTTTTCCGCAGACAACACAAATTGTTCCGTTTTTCTGCATGTTCTTTTTGTGGTCTGGGTTTTGTTCACGGTAATTGGCAGCCCAGGCACGTTTTAACGGCTCGGTTTTTTCTTTTAAGGAGATCGGGGCGCATTCTGGACAATATTTTTGAAGGCCACCTTTTACGATATAAGGCTTGCCACACCGCTGACAGATATCGGTAGATCCAATTTGGCGAGTGGTCTTGTTTTTAGCAAGGTTCCGACATTTTTTTACAGCCTGCTTATCACGTTCCGCCTTACATTCTGGGCAGAAAGACGCACGAGGACCACCGGTAAAAGTAGCACCACACGACTTACAAACATGAGATATCATGCGTGGTTTATGAGCGGCCTGCTCACGACATGAGGGGCATAGGCGCTGTTCTTTTTGCCCTTCAAATGAACTTCCGCAGCGAGTGCAACGACGAAGCATGAAACTACCTCTTAAAATAAATCATTGACAGAGCATTGAAACAGCGAGGCAAGAGTTTGTGCAACCTGAACAGTGGGTTTACTTTCGCCGGATTCAATGCGTTGGTATTGACGGAGTGATACACCGAGTTTATCCGCGACCTGCTGGGCTGTCAAGTTGGCACGGGAACGCATGGCTTTGAGGCCGATGGGCTTAATATCCGAATACTTTTCGGCCTGACTATGATAATAACCGAGAGCGAAAGAGCCTTGCAGCTCAACAGGAAGCAGCTTAGAAAACTCGTTTTGCATATCATCTTCGGTAATTGTGGAGTAAGTCAGAGCAATGAGGCGGTCCAGCTCCGGTGTTATGCGGTGTTCTGTGTGGGCACGAAGAATGAGCTGCGCGATTTCCATTAAAGGATACATGGTGGCGTTCTGGAGGTTATTGGCCTTGGGGCCATCCTTGCCATAAACAATTGTGGCGAGCTTGTTATAAAGAATACCCAGTGCAAAAACCTGTTCCGTAGTAAGAGCCATAAGAAAGCCTCCTGTTCACATGACGTTTTATGTCGTTCCTTTGATTATAGTGTACGACATTTTATGTCATATGTCAAGGAGGGTTTGAAAATTTTATTGGGTTCCCTACATTTCGCTAAATTAAGCTTTAGCGAAGTTGCCGGTTATTTCTTGTTCTTTTTGTATTCGGCCATTGCGTCTGCCAGGCGCTGTTCCCAACCGGCGTTATCGTCTAAAAATTTATTGTAAAGAATTTCTTCGGCTTCTTTTCTGGCAGCGGCTGCGTCTTTTAGATTGGTGAAGAAACCAAGGTGAATGCGTTTATGTTTAAAGTTAATATATGCTTTGTAGGTTCCTTTTTGAGTAAGTGCAACACCGTTTACCCCGGTTCTAGAGTTTTTATTTACTGTTCCGTTTATGCGCGAACGAATTTTTGACAAGTCGGTTCCATCTACGTTTACGACTTTTCTGGTTATTTCCAATAGTTCTTTTTTGTCTCGTTCGCAATGACCACAGAATTGTAAATTCTTTATGCTTGACATCCGCGTTGTGAATTCGCGCCCACACTTGGGACAAATTGCAATACATCTGGTACAGGTGCCGCTTTTTTCTTTATCAACAATCTTTTTTATAAAAAAACCGTTGATTGTTTTCCCTTCATATTTTTCTTTTGAATTTTTAGTGTTTGCTTCTAATTTAGTAAGCGCCGATCTTGCATACCCGCATTTTTTGCATGATTTACTTTTCCCGCTAATGAGTGAGTGCCCGGAAACATCAGAAACAGTTCCGCAAGAACAACGGCATTCAAGATATCCTTTTTTCGCTTTTGCCGGGTCTTTAGAACGGCCAATGACGGTCCACTGATCAAAAACAGTATTGGGTGCAATTTCTAATTTTTGAGGCATTGTGGTTTACCTTTTTATTTTTGAAAAACTTTGATTTCATCGTCTGCGCTACGATCCTGGCTATCGTAAACGCTCGGCAATTTAGGGGCATTGGGGTTAGGGACTTCTTCTTCGGGGGCTGTTTCCGGTTCAGTTTTGCCAATGCCGATGGCTACAAGTTCCAGAGGGGCTTCCAGAGCATCAGCAAGCTTACGCAGAACATCAATGCGCGGGATAGACTGGTTGTTTTCAATGCGGAAAATTGTGTTTTTGCTGACGCCGCTTTTTTCCGCCAGTTTTTGTAGGGAGATACCCTCCAGATTGCGGACAACCTTGAGCATATTACCCTCTCTCCAGCAGGTACCGATTGTCGCACGAGCCAGCAGCTCAAATTCATGCAGATCTGCGATTCTGGTTTTGGCAATCGGGTATTTTCCGCTGGCGGCAACAATAGTAGTCATTACGTCCAGAACGGCTTTGCCTTGAGGATAGAGTTTAGAGGGCATTTTAACTACACGCTCATTAGCAAGAGTATGAAATTTTTCCATGCCGGAAAGGATTGTTTTGCTTTGCATGGCGCTAATGTGATTGAGGTAATAATCCGATACACAGGGTTCTTGATACTCGATTGTAACATCGTCAAGAATTTTGCAGCACGCGATGAAATAACCCCACAAGCTGGACATTTTTTCTTGTTCTGTATTACCCATAGGTTTGATTTCCATACTTATTCCCTCCTGATTTGCTTTTTAGATTGACCTTTTTGTACACATTTATGGGTACGAATACAATAGGCAGGTTGTACAAAGTTATACCCAAGAATGTGTACGCGGTTGTTATTTGGTTGACGGGATTGATTTTTGTTGAATTGCCGGCATGTGGGGTGTATACTTTTTGGTATATAGGTTTATGGGGTGTGAAACCGGGAAAACGGCCAATATGAACGGTTTATGAATTGATAGATGATACATGCGACAAGATTGAATCCGGCCGGCGCTGGCTGCTGCAGCTATTACGAGTTTGTTTTACGCCGAAAACTGCAAAAAAAATCAACCCCTCTTCCCTGCTGCCAATTGATGGGCAGAGCATTTAGAGCAGAACTACGAGTTTCTTTTACGGTGAAAAAGCGCAAAAAATACCGATTGTAATAAAGCCAGGACGGTATGGACGGGCGGCGCATGGCGGGATTTGAAGTTGATTTATGACCACCCATAGCCAGAATTACGAGTTTGTTTGACCAAAAGATTGAAAAAAATATGGTTTAGACGGCCAGATATGGATGGTTGATGCAGCGGAATGAACTACGAGTTTTTTTGATTTGAAAAGGCGTAAAAAAACCAGGGGCGGGACCACTCCCCCTACCCTATCCGTTTGGCTTAAAACTACGAGTTTGTTTGACGAAAAGCGCAGGAAACAAAAAATTTAACGTGAATTACGAGATTGTTTGATGCGAACTGCGAGATTTTTTGATGGCAATTACGAGGTTGTTTGACAGCGAAAGGCAGGATTTTGCGTAAAAGAAACTCGTAGTAGGAATAAAAGAAACTCGTAGCTTGTGTAAAAGAAACTCGTATGTAGAATAAAAGAACCTCGCAGCTCGTATAAAAGAAACTCGCAATATACCTTATATAATATAAATATAAAATATAAATAATAAATAATAATAAGCGCAAAAAAATTTTACTACGAGTTTTGTTGTGAAGAAAAGCGCAAAAAATTTTTTGGCTTGACAAGCGAATAAAAATAGGATATGATGCAGATATAATGCGTTAGGTATACCCACCTGTGCGATGCGATACATACACTGTGATTTGGAGGTTGAGCTTGACATGGCGAACAGGCTATGCGGGCGAACAGAATGATGAAAGACCAAAAAGTAAATAGTGCAGGTACAGGCGCGGCGATTACCGGAGAGGTGATGACGGACGAAGAGGTTAAGGCGAAAAAGGAGCAGGAAAAGAAGACCGGTTCCCCTTTTGCCGTTGGCTCTTACATCACCAAGAGTAATGACCTGATCCAGAAGACCAAGTATTCCCTGCCGCGCAACGAGCAGAAAATTTTGTTCATGCTGCTTTCCAAAATTGACCAGAAAAATGACACGGATGCTTCGAAGTATTACACGATTACGTTCAGCGACTTTTCAAAGCTGACGGGTGTGAATGCGGAAAAGCCGGCGTATGTGGCATATTTGCAGCACACGATAGAAAATTTGGAGAACCGGACATTTTGGGTGCCGATTGCCCCGACCAAGTACAAGAGTATGAGCTGGGTACGCAAAGGTTCGATTATTGATACTGAGGGCAAAACCATCAGTATGCGGTTCAATGAGGACATTTGGAAAGACATTGCCCAGCTGACAAGCAATTATACATCCTATAGCATTGAATACCTGCTGATGATGCAGAGCACCTATTCTATGCGTGTGTATGAAATTATCTTATCTTATGATAACGGCAACCGGGACTACGAATACGCCAATGGACTGGTGTTTGAGCCGGTGACGGACGAGGTACTGGGGATGTTCCCCGCCAAGCGGAACCAGCTGCGCGGATACAAGTATAAAAAGTTTGGCATTGATGATTTCAAAAACCTGCTGTCTGTACCGACCAAAGAAGAACGCGGTATGAACCGCAAAAAGTCCGATGTGGATAACAAGTATGACCGCGAAAAACCGTTGACAGAAAAATACCCGAATTTTTCAGACTTTGAACGCAATGTTTTGAAGCTGGTAAAAAACGAAATCAACGAGATGACAGACCTGTGGTTTGATTATGAGCCAGTGCGAACCAAAGGCGTGCGGAAATACACCCATCTGTATATCTTTATCAAGTACAAATCACGCAAAGAGATGGAGAAGGTACGGGCGTTTTTGAGCGCGAACCAGCGCAGCGACCAGGAGGTGGCACGCAAACAAAAGGCGAAGAAACAAGCTGTGTTGGCGGCTGAAACCGGAGAGGTCTCTCCCCTGCCCCCGGCTGTGATGAGAATGACGTTCCGCAAGGCGCGGGGCGAGATAGAAGACCGGGCTGGCTATGCGGGCTACAAGAAGGAGCTGACCGTAGAAGAGCGGAATGTTTTGGCAAATGTGTTTACTTATGCGGCCAAGATATTAACCAACCAGAACAAACAAGACCAGGCTGAAGAAACACTGGAAGCGCTGAACGGAATCATCCAAAATAACCACGGGCTGAAAAGCTGGGCGTTGGGTGAACTGGAGAAGTTTAGCGTGATGCTGAGGCAGGATGTGGAAAAGAAATCTGCGCAGTATTACCGCACGGTGGTGTACAGCGACATTGTAGAAAATTCCGCCACGATCATTGAAAGCGGAAAACGGCGGATGGGACAGGACGGCAAAGAGCCGATGTTCCGGCTGGATGAAACAACATTTGAAGAATAACCAGGGGGGAGCTGCTGACGAGGTGGCTCCCCTATTTTTAACTTTATTACAGCAACAAAGAACTGATTCTTTTGCTTGTTGACTTTAAGTGTTGATGTGTTATAATGAAATTAAAATAGCAACAAAGAATTGGTTCTTTTACATGGAGGGCTGTATATGGCTGCAAAAATTATTACGATTGCGATTGAAAAGGGCGGCTCTGGTAAAACAGTTACTGCTTCTAACCTTGCTTACTTAATGGGAGATGAAGGAAAAAAGGTTTTGTGTGTGGACACTGACCCACAGGGCAACCTGACCTTTGCGTTGAGCGGCGGCAATACAATCACGAGCAATGCCTATTCCCGCAAAGCGCTGTACGATATGTTTGACGGGTTCAAGTATACCTCCACGAAAGAGTATATTGTGGGGACAGAGTATGAGAATGTTGATATGATCCCGGCAAGCAGCCAGACACCGCGGATCAACAAGCGGCTGCCGGACCTGTTGGCTGATGCGCAGCAGTATGATGTGGGCGACCCAAGACGGTTGGAATCTACAGCCGACTTTTTGCTATACTTTTTGGACCAGGTGCGGGAGAATTATGATTATATCATTGTGGATACCCAGCCAACCCGTGACAGTATGATCCTTTCAAACGCATTGGTGGCAGCGGATTATGTATTGATCCCGATGATGTGCGATTCGTTTTCTGAGGATTCGGCATTTAGAACTTATTCCATTTGCAATGAGCTGCGCAAGAACCCAAAGACGAACCTGAAAGGAATCGGCGTGATTTTAACCATGGTGGACAAGGGTGCGGCCACGAGAGAGACACGAGAAGAATGCCAGAGAGTGCTTGGCCCTACCCTGTTCAAGACTGAGATACCCAGCGCTTTGGCCGTGAAGACATCGGTGAGAAGATGTGTGCCGGTATGTTATTCTGCCAAAACACAACCGATTGGCAAGAGCTATGTGGCGGCTTATAAAGAGTTGAAACAGCGGCTTGAAAAACTGGATAAGGAGGAAAAGTGAGATGGGTTTGAAATCAAAGCCGAAGAAAGGCAATGAAAAGAAACTAAACATTCCTACCAGCAGTGCAGCAAAAGAAGTGAACGATAACGATGCCGGCCGTGCCCTGGTTGCAAAGATCGTTGGTAATAAGACCATTGAGTTTGAAAATAAGGATATCAGCCTGGCAGACATCCGGCTGAACCCAGACAACGAGATTTTCCGCCAGAATGACAATGGAGAAGATATTGAAATATTAGCCGAAGACATTAAGCGCAATGGCCTGCTGCACAACCTGGTCGTGTTCCCGGAGCAGGAAGATGGTAAGACGGTATATGTTTTGCTTTCTGGCGAGCGGAGATACCGGGCATTGATGCTGCTGCAGGAACAGGATGCGACCTGGAATGCGGCCAAGAACTGTAATGTAGTTACCACTCCCCTATCCCCCAATGAAAAGAAAGTTATTTTGTACAGCGCGAACCTGCAGGTGCGTGGTGGTTTTGGTGATGAAATGATTCGGCGCAAGGCAACAGTTGAATTTATTGAGTGTCTGCAAAAAGAGCCATATAACATGAACCAGGCCGAGGCCAAGAAAGCCCTGAAGGAAATCAGTGGTGCAGTTGGGCGGACGATTGATAAAGACATACGAATTGAACATACGCTAAATAAGCAGCTGCTGCAAATGTTAGATGAAAAGTATCTGACACGAAATGAAGGCGAAGAATTAACAAGGCTCAACCAGGAACAGCAACAGAGAATTGATTCTTTGTTTGAGGAACTTTTTGCCATTGAAAACCCAGAGGTAAAAGATCTACAAGACGAGATCAAGAATGAAGTTATGGCAGGGTTGAAAAACGTTTGGAAAGGCGGCTCAACGGAAGAGCGCGACCAACTTTTTGAAGATGTACTGACAGAGCTGAAAAACGGAATTAAAACACTGGTTGAAAAAGAAACGGAAAACGCAACTGAGGAAACTGAAAAACAGGCTGCACTTGAACGCGAGATTGAAACTGCTGAGAAGAAAGCCGAAACCAAAACATTTGTTCAGAAAACTTTACAACCGCTGGCCGGTAAGATTGGCAAGAAGATTGCAACGCCGGCATATAAGAGAGGACTGAAAAAGATGAGCCAGGAGCAGCGGGCAGAAGACATTAAGACGCTGACAGAGCTGATTGAAAAAGCTGCGAAGCTGAAAGAGCTGCTGGAGACGGTTAAGTGATGGCAAAGGAAGTAAAAATCAACCTGCGGCTGAGTATGCGTGTGCGCGAGGTGCTGAACGACGAGGCCGAGGTTGAAGATACTCGCATTGGAACCGTGGCAAACCGGCTGTTGCAGGAAGAGCTTGGCAGGATGATGGCGGTGGGTGCCGACCGCTGCGTGACGAAAGATACCAAAGAATACCGGGCTTTGATACCGCACCTGGAAGAAAGCTATGTGCTGCCGACAGAAGCGGAAATCAACCGTTACATTGCAACGCGGCTGGATGACAAGAACTATCCGCAGGTTTCTTTGTATTTTACGAAAGAGCAGGCAGAGTTCATGGCCGGGCTGGTGAAAAAGCAGAGGATACGAGGAACCCTTTACTATGACGGCAGTGTGAAATCTTACCGGTATTTGATTGTGGGAATGCTGTTGAAGAACCTGTTGTTTGCTGATTTTGGCCTGAACTAAAAAGATAGCCCCCGCCCGCTGGGTGACAGTGGATAGGGGCTTTGTTGTTTTATTCGCTGACTTTTACTGCAAAGTTTTTAAGCTTTTGATAACAGTCAATGTAGAGTTCCTGCTTATCGCCGTTATAGGTAGCTTCGTAATACAGGCCGTCTTTGACAGGGGTGGTGAAAAGACCTTTATTGTTTTGAAGAGTTTTGCACGACCAGACGGTGTAGATATCATCCGGTGACAGATAGACACCAGTTACATCAGCGTTATCATTGAAGTAGCGGGAGATGGCGGTGCAGGCAGCCAGTTCAAATTCTTTAGGATTCATGGGCGGTACCTCCGGTAGAATTACAGGTTACATCAGGCGGCGCTTTCCAGGTTATATCAAGCGGCGCTTTCCAGGGAGTGGGAGTGGGGATAAACGGCATGTTATCAATCGGCTTGGTGTTTGGCGTTACCGGCAGAATTGTTTCGCCCTGTTCGGTCGTGATGGTGCGTTTGATGAGATGGCCGGCATCATCAAATTCTTCTGTAAAGGTAAAAATTGTTTTACTCAACTTTCCAGCCTCCTTCCTTATCCCAGGCAATGAGTTGGTTAAGGGTTTTGGGGGTATAATCATGCAGCATACAGCCAACATTGATGATGTTGCCCTTGTTACTGGCGATACCGACCGCGTTATCGCGCAGTTCTGCTTTCCACTTGGCGAGATAGGTGTTCTCACGGGTGTTATGGACGTGGCCGCAGAGCATGTAGCACTCCGGCGAATAGGAGTGGTTGTAGAACATGATAGGGTAGTGGCAGAGAATAAGTTTGTATTTGCCGGCTGTGAGTTCATCATAGCCCTTGATGGAAGAAAAGTAGCGCATCATTTCCGGCGAGATTTTATCGTGGTTGCCCTTGATGAGATGGATATGGCCATTGAGCTGCTCAAGGATCATAGGAGCTTCGGACGGGTCCCAGAACATATCGCCAAGGACATAAACGTTATCGCCCGGAGAGACAACGCTGTTCCAGCGCTTGATAAGCTCCGCGTGCATAGAGGGCAGGTCAAGAAACGGACGGTCATCGAAGCGGATAATGTTACGGTGAGAAAAATGAAGGTCAGCAGTAAAGAAATTCATAGTGAAATCACCTCTGATATGGTAAGATAAAAGAAAAAGGCAAGGAGTGGTTATGAATGGCAGGACCGACAAGCGTAAGATTTTGCAATGAGATGCTGGAGCTGTGCGGCTACCAGGAGGATGCCCTGAATGAATGGAAACAGCGGATACAGGAAGGGGACAGCTGCACAAGAGAACAATACATCCAGATTGAAAAGGAACAGCAGGCGCTACGAGAGATCCAGGCAAAAATCACGGATTATTTTAAGGTGCGGGCCAAATTTGACGAGGAGTTTGAAACAGCGTTTGAAGTGCCGAAGCGGAGTTTGTTTGGGCATGCACAGCTGCGAGTGGTGGTAAGACGAAGAAAGTAATCAATCCGCCAGGTCGGCTGAAACGGTAACGAGTTTTGCGATTGCGTCTTGAACAGAGGCTGATTCCTTATCTTTGAAGAAAGAGTCATAATCGAACCAGTGGTTATTGATGATATTGCCGATGATTTTAACGGTGCTGCCCCAGCCCTTGGTAGCAACACGAATGTATTTACCTTTCATGTCTTCTAGACGGGAAACACCGACGACATCCATGATGCGCATGATAGCCTCCATACCGATGGCAGAACCCTCGTAAGAATCTTTTTCATAGCTGTCGGGGTAGACTTTGCCAAGGCAGTAACCGCCGTAAACAACATCCCAACTGGCAGCTTTGAGAGTAAGATCAAGAGAGAGACAGCAATAATTTGTGGTTGAAAGAGATACGTTTGTAATCTGAGCGTTCTCAATGGTGTAGCCTTCATCAGTAAGCGTTTGTGCGGTATATTTTTTCATGGCGTGTACTCCTTAATGTTTGCTGCTGCTGATATGAGGCCAGAAGAAGATGCCGCCGATCAGGCAGGTCCAGGCGTATGTGGAGGGTAGCATTTGCGGGGTGAAGGATGCGGTATTGAATAACTGGTTCAATGTGGAGCAGATGGCGGTGCCAAACATAGGCACCAAAATAAACTTGGCGAGAGCCAGGTGAAACCAAAAGACCAAAAAATAAACCAGAACGGTAATAAGAATGCCGGTAAGAATTGAAAGAAGTTTATCTGTATTAGCTGTCATTGATTACATCTCCTGTGCAAGTGCGGCGATACGGGAACGGTAGATTTTTTGGAGCTTGACCTCGCCATAGAAATCTTGACCGCGGAAGACCTGGGAGAGGCGGCGCATGCCGTTGTTATCGCCAGAGTAGATATCGAGATCGACCTGGGCGTCATAATCACCATCAATGATACAGATGGAATCTTCGCCGATACGCTGAAGAGCAAGCCGCATCATTTCAATATCAAGGTTCTGGGCCTCGGTAATATAGACGGCGCAGTTCTTGCCGGTGGTATCAAAGCCGCGCAGGTCCGAGAAGGGGAGAAGCTGGATTTCATTGGCGTCAATATAGCGCTTGAGTTCCAAAGTATCGCCGAGTTTAGCGCCGAGCATGTTGCCGATTTGGCTGTCAAGCAGCTTTTCATTGCGGGTGCCTGGGTAAAAACCAAGACGGGCAGCGCCGGATGTGGCGCAGGGGTTGGTGAACACGATGATTTTATCAATCTTGTGGGTTTCCAGCAGCTTGAGCATGTGAGCCAGAGCCAGATAGCTTTTGCCAGTACCGGCAGGACCGCACAGCATGGTGATTTGGTTATGTAAGAGGCTGTCAAAGGCGAGCATCTGGTAGATATCTTTCTCCTTGGCCCTGACAGCGCCAAATGCCTGCGTTTTGAAGGGCTTATAATCCACCGCGACATGTTTACCGTCTGCCCACTTGAACGCCTGTACGGAGCTGTCTGCGGGGCTGTGAGCGATAAGATATTGATTGGGGATAAGGCCGAAGGTATTTCGTTCTGGCTGTTCATAGAGGGCAGCGTATTGCTCATTGGTTGGAGTGACCTCCAGAAAGCCGGTATAGCTTTGGCGGGGGAGAAGATCCTTGGAGGAGCAGACGGGCAGGTGGGCGAGGGAAGAGGCCAGGTGTTTACAGCAAAGATCGTCCGTGCAGAAGATCATATCTTGGTTTTGGCTGTATGTTTTCCAGGCCGCATAAATGATTATGGAATCCGGGGTGTTGGGCAGTGTGCTGCGAAACGGGCAGGTATCATCGTTCAGATAATCGGTAGCATTGGAAACTTGATAAAGGTCGGAATCGTGGGCGCTATCGAGATAGTGAGCCATTTGGCGGGCACGATAACGAACGGACTCATCTTTGGTGCGGCTGGTTTTGATGGATTCCAGCTCCAGCAGGGTTTGGACGGAGATAATAAATGGGCGATCGACAACATGTGCGCCCATATTGAGCAGGGCACAGGTATCATAAAAAATAAGCAGAGAGAATTCCCCCTTTGAACGTCTATTGCAGTTTGAAAACCGCTGTGATATACTGAACGCATAAAATATTTTGTAGGAGGTTAGCACGATGCCGAGAACCAAGGGAAGCAAGAATAAAGTAAAAGCTGCCGGTGTTGATTACGAAAACCTGATTGCCGCTGCTCAGAAAGAAAAGGAAGAGGCGGAAGCCGAAGTTGCCAAGACCAATGCCAGCATTGAGGAGCTGAAAACTGACCTGCAATCCATGAAAGAAACCTTGAAAATGCAGAAGGCGGATGTGAAGGCCGCGGAGAAAAAGCTGACCAAGCTGGAAGAGAAAAAGGCCAAGGCGGACATTGCTGCTGAGGCGGAAGCAAAGAAAATTCAGGCACAGGAAATGATCAACCAGCTGCTGGCGAACGGCATGAGTGCTGATGAGATTTTGGAAAAATTAAAGTAATAGGATGGACCGTGTGGGTGGTTGTGCCTGCACGGTTTTTTGTTTGTGAATCAGGACAGCTCCCAGTAAGATTTGACATCTTTACCGATTTCAACTGATAACTTACGAGCAATCAGGCGGGCGTGGTTGTACTGGGCCTTAATGCCGTAAAAATAAGAAGCGTCCATAAAGGACAGGCTATCTTTGGCAATAGCATCAGCTGTTTCAATGTTCTTACGGTTTTTACGCAAAAGATCGTCTTGATAGAGCTGTAACAGGCGCAGCAGTTCTGATTTTTCTGATAATGTCATAAATAATAAACCCCATACCCACCCGCGCGTTAAGAGCGCAACCTTTAATGTTTTTGTTACTTATTTAGAGCGTTGATTTGATCCATCAGCTCACGAATTTCAGCGGTTTCCTGAACGGGTTCTGCGGATTCCAGAAAGAAAATGCTATGTTCGGTTGTGATGGCAAGCTTGGCATAACCTATATCAATGATAATTTCGAGCTCTTTAACAAGGCTGGTATGTAAGAAGCCAGACTTGGAAGCGCCGAGGTTGTCTTTGGAGTATTCAAACCAGGCAGGATAGCCGGGGCCAAGGAAAGAAATACCCTTGAAGGTGCTGCCGATGCGGCGAAGGTAATCGTCCTCGGTGCGGGTTATGATACCATCGGGGTATGTAATGTCTGACATAACCCAGGTGGGGGAGATTTTTTCAAGGGCGTTTGGAACAAAAGTAAGATTCATTAAGTGTTGCCTCCGATAAGGTTATGCTCCCGCAGGAAGATAATAAAGTCGTCCATGGATAAGTTTTCTTTGAAGAAATCAAAGTTATAATCCTTGGTGGAACATTCTTTGTATTGCGTCCGGATGATAACAGGAGCTTTGAAGGTTTTGGCTGTGATTGTTAGATTATCTTCAGTACAATGAAACGTAACAAATCTATCATAAAGCAAGGAGTTGCCAGTGCTGCAAAATGAACAATCAGAAGAAGCAAAATCATAAAGTTCTTCAAAAGTATGAAAACTTTTGAAATAGGGAGGCGGCGCACCTTCTTTGAAAATATAGTTGTTGTAAATAGAACGGTTGCTACTACCTAAATCCAAGAAGCAATTCATATGATAAAACTTGTGCATTACTGTTTTCCTGTACTTCCAAAAGATCCACTACCGCGGTCTGTATCAGGGAGTTCTGTGACCTGGGTGACGGTGCAGTGGACAACGGGTTGGACGACCAGCTGGGCGATACGATCCCCAATGGCGAACGCCTGAGGTTCATTGCTGTAGTTATGTAAGGCCACGATGATTTCGCCGGTATAGTTTTCATCAATGACACCAACCATATTGGCGGGGGCGAGGCCGGTTTTGGTGGCAAGGCCGCTGCGGGGATAGACAGCACCGAATGTGCCGTGGGGCAGCTTGATGGCGATGCCGGTATGTACTTTGGCGGTCATGCCAGGCTGGATAATACAGGTGGCAACGATGACGGTACCGGGAGCTTCCACACTGATGGCGTGCAGATCCAGGCCGGCGTCCGTGGGGTGAGCATAGGAGGGGAGGGGAATGTCGGGGGTAAGAGGTTTGACGGAAAGTTCATCCTTAAAAACGACATCGCCTTCATCCAAGACTGTACCAGTAGACACGATTTCACCGAGATGGTCGACTTTTGTATCATAGATGGGGTAGGTATAGTTTACATACGGAGTTTCATAGTGCATAAAGTACCTCCTTTACTTATACAGACCAATCATCTGGCGGCGAAGATAGTGGAACCAGGCGCGGCACATGGCGCGATAATTGGGCTTGGCCGAGGGAATTGGTGCCGGAGTGGTTACGGGTTCGGGAGTTGCAGTCGGTGCCGGAGTAGCTGTGGGCGCAACAGTTGGTTCCGGGGTAGGTTCCGGTGTGGCAGTAGGTTCAGCGGTGGGCGCAGGAACGGGGCCGAGCCACTGAGCGTAGAGGTCCATATTGCCGGTACAGACATATTCCTGATGGGGGGAATACCAGGTGCCGGAGCCGTCGGACTCTGTGTTCCAGCCGTTGAAGGTGTTGGCGCCGTAGGTAGGCTTAGAATCAATGATCTGATAGGTTTTGCCTTCCTCCTGCTCATATTTTTTGGTGGCGAAAGAATAAGTCGGGCGGGACCAGTTGCTCCACCAGCAGCCGCCATTGGCGTGATAGGTAACGGTGTAAGTGGTGACAGCGGTTTCGGGCGTGGAAGACTCAGCATAGGCGGTGGTGTTGAGCCGGGGGCAGAAAACAATCAGAACAAGCGCCGTGAAGAACGCTGAGAAGAGCACACCAAAGCGAAAAAGTTTGTTGCATTTATTAAGATTCATAGTTAATCCTCCTTGAGGTAGAGGCCGCAATGGCACTGGCCGGAAACCTGAGAACGAAATTCCTGACACATACATTTGTTGGCCGGGATATGCTCAATGCGACAGGGACAATAGCCGTTATTGGACTTGATGGAGGCGCGGAATTCTTCGACCTCCTCTTTTGTCCAGCTGGGGTTTGTAATAATTTTCATGTTAAAGCCTTTCTGCATACTGATTAGAAGAAGCGAGTGTGACACCGAGAACAGGATCTTGGACTGGTGCGCTACCGGGAACATAGCGGCCGAACTTGATGATGATGGTGCCGCCATAGATGGTGTTTAACATACGCAGAGAAACCAGCTGCTGTGTTAGTTCCTGCGGATAGTAACCGGTATAAATCACAAAATCATCCAGACACTCCTTTTGGCGAAAGTAAGCGATCAAACCGCGCAGTTCTTCAAACTGGAGAAACGGTTCCAGACCACCAACGACAATTGCGGTAGTGATGGGGTTGTGAATGTATCGGCCAAACAAATCAGCATAAGAAACAGTATGTACAGGCGAATTGGCAAGAGGGCTGTTCTGACACATAGAAACATCGCACCCGGCATCATGACAGCACTTCCAATCACAGGTGGCGGTGCCGAGAAACATAGCAGGCTTTTTATACTGAATAAAATCTTCATCCAGAAAGCCGCGCAGAGTAATAGAATCCGGCATAATCACATCTCACTCATCGCATTCAGGTCCATCCAGTCACGCATTTTGAATTCAGCCTTGCGCTCCTTGGAATAGGTGCGTTCCGGGGTAAGGAAACCAACGATACGCTGATAGGTGGTCACTTTGGGTTTGCCACAGATAGGGCAGGTATCACCGTAGAAGCCGTGGTTTTCCTCGCAAGCGCTGATACGGGTGCAGAATGCAAAGTAAACAACGCCCTGGTCGGCAACATAGTTCAACATCTTCCATGCGGTATCAAAATTATTGAACGGTTTATCAATGTTGATGTGAGCGATGGAGCCGCCGTTGCAGGCTTTATCGAGAGCGGCAGACAGGCGGACTTTTTCCTGCAGAGTGGTTTTTACACCGAGGGGAATCCACTGGTTGCCGTACAAGGGCAGTTCATATTTTTCATCCGGGAAGAACAGCATATCTTTCTGCATCAGAACTGCGGCGGCACGCTCACCTGGGATTTCCTCAATGTTGGCACTGTAGTCTTTATCCTTGATGTAATTGTTCTTGACGGTGTTGATGATTTGCAGGATATCCTCAGCGAATTTCAAGCCCTCATCGGTATAGAACGTGTTGCCGAACTCGTCCTTAGAGGTCATGTCGAAGTGCTGTAGGGTTTCGTAAATGCCGATCACGCCGATGGTATTATATTGGGAGGCCATGTTCATGATGTGCTTGGAATAGTTGGGGAGCAGGCCCTTTTCGATATTGCGCTTGATGATATGGCGAACGGAATCCAGAGTGTCAAGGCAGAGTGTTACGGCATTTTTGAGATTAGCAAAAAACTCTGCGGGGGTGGTGCTGGAATAAGCAAGACGAGCAAGATTGATGGTGTTGACCTTAATAGAACCAACCTCCAGTGCAGTACCGCCAATGGAATTAAAATACCCAAGATCTTTGATATCGGAGACAAGGCGGCAGCAGTTGGAGAGGCTGGTTACATCTTCGCTGATGAAGAAGTTACTATCTGCCCAGGTAATGTTATGAGCGCAGCACCAGCGGGCAAAATCTTCGTTGACAAACTTGCCATTCTTACGCAGCAGGGAGTAGGTAAGAACCGGAAAGGTCATCATGTTTTCGCTGCGGATCTCGCTGACAACATCCATAAAAGCTTTTTCATACTCGATGATGCCGTCGATTTCATCAATCATAAAGGAGCCATCCGGGAAGGTTTTACCACCAAAGATGGCCTCCAGGTAGGACTGATCCATGATGGTGAAATTAGTAAAGGCGCTTTGGTTGACGCGCAGGTATGGCTGATTAAGCTTGTAGACAATGCGCTGGAACTCCTGGTTACGGTAATATTCCGGGGACTGAATGTAATAACCGGATTCGACATCTTTTTTCCAGAAATAATAGGAATAAACCAGGAAACTGGGCAGGCCGCAAGCGCCACTGCTGCGATTGGAGGTCCAGCTGACAAACTCACCGACAAAATCCGTGAAGGTGGTCAGGTGCTTGGGCGGCTGGGCGTTAAAGTTGTCAATAAAATAAAGGCCCTTATTGACAAGTTCCTCGATATCATAAGCAAAGCAATAGGGGACAAAGGTACTTGATGCAGCATCGTGCAAGTAGAAATAGCCGAGGTATTCAGCAGTTAGCCAATTCTTGGCGGTATCCAGGCCATGGGATTTTTTGAGTTCATAGAAGATTTTGTTAAAGGCAAGAAGCTTGGAATGGGGTTTGTGCATCTCGGTGGTGAGAGAGCAGATATCCTTGGTGCCGACATTAGCATTGCCGTCGATACTGGCATCGGCCACAGTCTGCTTGTCGATGAAGTTATCAATAAAACCGGTGTAGTTCAGCTGTTCGTTTGCAAAGCCGTTGAGCTTGGCCAGGTCTGGGCCATACTTACTGATGAGGTAATCCAGTTGGGTGGTAAAATCTTTATCGAGTTTAAGGTCAATAGAAAAATCCATAGAATCACTCCTGTTTGTTGATCCAATCATTTGCAGTCTTAAAATCCATCAATGTGCCGTCCACCGAAAGCATCGGGACGGTGGTAATACCCATGGAGAGCATGGTTTCTGTGTTTGTTTCTTCTTTGTAAGTCACCCCCTTTGCGGCAAGTTTAGCGGCCAGCACCTTGCAGCGCGGACAATGGGTTGTGTACATAATGATATTCATTCGGCATCTCCCTTCAATGTGGCGGCGGGAGCACTGCTGGTGGTGAGGATGGTGTCGTCAGAGATATACTTGCTGTAATCAAACTGCGGAGTTGTACGATATGTAACGGCGGAAGCGGAATCGTGGGGGGTGGATGCAGAGGTAAGGCCGGTTTTGCGCTCCTCGGCCTTATCCAACTCCATGACAGTGAGGACGCAGTAGTTGGCGAGGTCCAGCAGAGTATCGCGCAGAGATTCATTGACCTTGGCGGGGGCACCCTTGATAAGATTCATGAAGCGGTGGTACTTATGGGAGATCTGGACAGCGGCGGTGATGATGCCGTTATCGCCAAATTCCTGATAGAGCTGGGAGAAGGAATTGCCGTAATCTGCGTTTTTGGATTTGAAGGTATCGCACATTTCGACCTGGATGCGACCAAAGCGCTGAACATCATTCATGAAATAACCTCCTTATAGGTACATAAAAAATTTAATTAGCCAGCCGGCAAAGAGGACGACCAACGCGGGCGGGCAGAGACCGGCAAGAGTGCCGAGAAAAACACACAGGCCATCCGGCAAAGACCAGGAATCAAAGCAGCTAGACTTGCCGTCAATGACGTTTTGAACATCATTCTGCAGGGGGATTTTGTGGGGGATGCCGGTGGTATCAACGATGAATTCAAGAGCCAGGCCGATGCCGGCTGCATGAAAGACGCCGATGGTGGGGATGGGGCCAATGGCTAAAAACCAGTTCCAAAGTTTGGATGCAGCGAACCCCCAGACGGGGATGTGCAAAGCCCAGGCAGCAACGGCGCAGGCGTTAAGCTTTACAGCGCGGGTGGAATCAGTGAGGACTTTATGGACAACTTCGGACAAGTCCCGAAGAGCAGTTTCATCGTCTTCCACCTGGTTGATATGTAACTCGTAAGTTTTGAGGAGCTTGCGGATTTCTTCTTGGGTCATTCGGACGCCTCGATATCATTGAAAATTTCAGGGTAGACAGTCTGCAGCTCCTTGAGGACAGGAATCATGAGGGCGCGGATAGCGGGGTGGGCATCCTTAGCGGTGCGAAGGCGAAGAACTTCATGCCATTCGCGCAGGTTCCAGGTGCAGACGATCTCGGTTTTAAGGCAAAGAGGCAGGACATCGCGGGCTTCTTCTGGGGTGGCACCAGCATTCAACATGTCACGATAGCCTGTTTCAGCAAAGCCACAATAGTTTTTCCAGGAAATGCGTTTCCTGCCGGTATAGCCATGGTCAATAACTGTGATTTCATTGCCGAACTTATCTTTGTTGTAATTGCAGTAGCGGGTGGATTCCTGGGCATAGGAGCCGATACGGTGACGGACGATCTCGTTGGCAACGCCGCGGTCGGTGATGAATTTAATGGTCAGGCTGATATGCTCGATCATGGCGTAATGATGATTTTTACAGAGCATGGCGACCATTTTGGAATCACTGCCGGGCTTGATAGCATCCTCGCTTTGATAGCAGGTGCGGGCGATGCGCTCGATACGCTGCATGGTGACATCACGGTTGAGCGGGGTGATCCATTCGTGGGATTGAGGGATAATTTTCATTCGGGGTCGGCCTCCTGTAAGATAATGCAGTTGGATGGGTAGAGAAGGATATAATCTTTCTCCCAGGCATAACCGCGGTAGGTAGGGTTGGAAACTTTGACGCGGCAAGGGGTGAAACCGATTACAACATAAGTGTTCCAGTTGATGCCGCTGTTTTTATCCGTCTGCGCATAGGCAACGGTATCGCCGACATGGATTTCGCGGCCAATGGCATCGGTAATTGGTTCAGTCATGGGCGGCCTCCTGTTCGGGTTCGCGCTGCTTGATAAGATGGCCGATCCAGAACAGGCGCTTAGGGGTGACGGGATCTTCTTTCAGGCAGGCAAGAGTGTGGTTTTTGCGGAAACGAGGTTCAAACTCCAGAGTAAAAATGGTATCCGCATTGGAGAGGATGAAATCTTTATAGTCCTGGCGAAGGATAGGCCAATCGGGATCGTTTTGGATAGCGGTAAGATCAAATTTGACTTTATCACCATCTTTGTAATCCAGGATATTGCCGGTGTTCTGATAGAGCCAGGCGATGGCTTTGCCGTTGCGCTTGATGTTGACGGCGTTTGCGATTGCTTTGTTTTTGATAAGATCACCTGCTTTGGTAAGAGTGAAAAGGTTGGCGGGCATTGAACGCTGCACGCTGGGCGGGTGTTAGATCATTGATGTTATAGGTAATGATGAGAGCGGAACATTTGGAAGCATAACTACGGCAGATAGATTCAAGCTCTGCCTTGGCACGCTCTTTGCGGTGGAGTTCACGGGTAGTATTCATGGGGGCGGTGGATCAACTCCTTTAACGAGAAGATAGGTTTTGCCCTGGAGGGCAGCCGGGAGAAAGACCAGGCGGCCGGCAGCAAGGACGAAGCAGCCGATTTGAAGGCGGGTGACGACTTGGTAGCTGCGGTGGGCACGGAGCAGGGGAGAGACGGATGGATAGTTGGCAAATAGAACGGCTTGCATCATGGCTGAACCCCCTCCAGGTGCTGTTTCATTTCGCGGTAGAGGATATCATGGATGAGCTTGCCGGAGGTTTGAGGTTCACAGAAAATGAGCTTGCAGTCATAGCGGGCAAGCCAGGTTGTGAGGCTGGCCACCATGGCGACAGGGGACATTTTGCTGCGGTATGTACCGGCGTAAAGCATTTCCCAGGTGGTGCGCTCAACAAGCAGATAGGTACGGGCACCGGCTGCTTTGGCGCGTTCAAATTCACGGGTAAAGCGATCACGCTGGGAGGTAAAGCAATTTGCGATTTCGTCGCTGGACATCTTCCGTTCAATCACGACGATATTTTCCAGGCTGTAGGGAACGCCGGTGGGCAGGATGACCTTGGCAGAATAATCGCCAAAATTGAGCTTTTGCCGTTCGACTGGGCAGCCCATTTGCTGAATGCGCTGAGTGAGCGCCGAGGTTTCGTGCTCACGGGTATCAATCAGGATAGTAAAAGTTTCAAGGGCGGATTTAACAAAGACTGGTTCGATAACATCACCCCCTAGGATATGAACCACCAGAACAAGCTGAAAACGATGGCTGTGAGATAGAGTTTGTACCAGTCATCACGAGATAAAAACCGATTGTCATTGGTCGAGGACTTTGAACAGCCCCACCGGCCAGGCGAGAATGAGGTTGAAGGGATAGATGAGTTCAAACTGGGAGGGGAAGAAGCAGTGGAAATCAAAGTGGGCGTATCACCAGGCATCGAACTCTTGGTGACGTTACCGAAAATAGTGGCAATAACACTGATGGCAGTATTGAGAACCGCCATAACCAGAAAAAAATTAACGTACATGGCTGTATTTATAAAGAAAAGTGTTGAAATCCGTTGTGGACTGGACCCAACCGGCATCGGTACGGGACCACTTGCCCTCCTGCTTGGTGCCAAGAACCTTGATGATGTCGCCTTTAGCGATGGGGTTTTGATCCATGGTGGAGGGACGGATTTTGAAATTAACGGTTTGACCGGTTGCAAGCTGGTACAGTGCGATGGTCTTGTTTTTATATTTGCCGTCAATAGAGAGAATGTAGTGGTAGGTGGAAGCGAGAGAAGGGTTTTGGTATTGGAGGTAGCCAAGATTATCCATCTCGTACTGAAGAATATCGCTGACCGGAGTGATGATTTCTGAGGTTTCTTTGGCGCAGTGACGAACAATGCCGAGCCAGTCCACGTTGATGTATTTCTTTTCAGTTTCTTTCTCACATAAGGTGAGCATTGCATCATGGTCAATGAACGGGTCAACGGTTGCTTTGGAGAGCTGAATGGAGTCACTGTACTTATCGAACAATTCAACCTGGGCTTTGAGCTGGTTGGGGTTGCCGAACTCGTGGAAAAAATCAAGTTCAATCAGGATTTGAAGCTGGCGGGAATTGACCGATGTTTTATGCTTGATATCTTGCAGGAGGCTGATAAAATCAGCGTAAGTGTTATCCCGCAGAGCATAAAGTTCACGGCCAATGCGCTTGTTGAGGTATTTGATGGAAGCCATGCCTTTATAGATGGCACGATTGGCAACATCCGGGGTGTATTGGTCCAGCGAGTGGCGGAAGCGGATGGGCATGATTTTGATACCGCGCTGTGCCGCCAGAGCTGTGCCGGCAAGGATTTTCTTTTGGTTATCCGCGGTGTTGAGCAGGGCGGTAACGAATTCAACAGGGTGGTAATAACGATAGTAGGCGCAGTAATAGGTAAGGATGGAGTAGCCAGTAGCATGATTCAGACCGAACTGGTAGTTGCTACTGTCTTGAAGAATTTGAAGGAATGCTTTGGCTTCTTGCTCTGCCTGAGCGCGAGAACTGGAAGCGTGAGCACAGTAACCTTCCAGAATATGGGGGAGAGCTTCCTTAATAGCATTTTCATCTTTGTGACCGATAGCGCGGCGAACAGAATCAGCATCACCACCGGACATGCCGCAGATTTGCTGCAGGAAGGAAATAGATTGTTCCTGAAAAATCAGCCAGCCGAGTGTGTCCTCAAGTAAGTTGTCAATCTCTTTGGAGGGGTTCTGGCCGCGTTCATGGCGGAAGAGCTTGTCCCGATATGATGCTCCACCAGGGCGGATAGCAGCGGTTACAATGCTGAGATCCTTGATGCTGTGGACATCGTATTTTTTTAAGGATTCAAAGGCGAAATCTTCCACGAACTGGAACAGACCATAGGGACTGGTTTTCATATCCGCCCAGACGGCAGGGTCATCAAAGTTAATCTGCCAGGTATGAGGGTAGGGGATATGGGCGAGCTTACAGGTTTCATCGAGCTGGGCGATTGTTGACAAACCGAGGATATCGTATTTGGCCAGACCCACAGCATGAGAGGCGTCCATATCCAGCGCAAGAACTTGCAGGCCGTCTTTATCACGGAAGACACTGTAACGGTCATAAAGATCAATAGGGGCGATGATAACACCGGCCGGGTGATGAGAAAGAGAAACTACTGTGTCCTTGATGCCATCAAAGTAATAGAAAAGATCAGGATAATTCGTTCTGCAGGTTTCGGGATCGGCATCGTATTCGTCTTTGATTTGAGCGATACGATCGAGCGACCATGGGTTAAATTCTTTAGATCTGGTGGGATTGGCTTTCTGCCAGCGTTTGGCGAGGGCACGGCCAATTTCATCAATCGTACCTTTGTCGGATACAGTACCGAGAGCCAGTACATAGGCGCATTTGCGTTGGCCAAAGGATTCAAAGATGTGATCGTAAATCAGGGGGCGGTAAGCATCAGGAGTGTCAATGTCCACGTCACCAATTTCGACACGGTTTTCATTACAGAAGCGGGAGAAGACGAGGTCCCAGCGAACGGGGTCAACGTCGATGATGTCTGTAACAAAAGCCGCACGGGAACCAGCCACAGAACCACGGCTGGGACCAATGGGGATGTTCTTTTCATGTTTGGCCCAGATCATAAGGTCTGACATCGACAGCATGAAGCCCAGCATGTTTACCTTTTTGAAAACAGCCAGCTCTTCCTCGATATCTTTGCGGAAGGCAGCGACTTCATTTTGGGGAATGATGCCCTTTTGGATCTTATCTTCCAGCATGGTGTGGGTGCGCTCGATGTAGGCTTTAGCATCGGACTCCACAGAGCCGGTCAAAATGGGGTAGCGGGCTTTGGTATTGAGCCTGAAACCCTTGGTGGAGTCAGCCAGACAGTTGGTGTTTTCAATCGCCTGCATCCAGACTTCACGCGGTAAGGAATCCTGCTGCTCAAAAGCCGCAACCAGCTGCTCGTAGGTTTTGAAGGTGAGGTCGAACTCATCTTCGCCAGTAAACTCAATACCTTTACCTTCCATGAGGACTTTGCGACACTCGGCTTTATATGTAGTGGAGCTGTGGGTATCGGTGGCCGCGATGAGGGGCTTGTGATATTTTTGAGACAGCTCATAGAGGTACTGGTTGAATTTGATCTGTTCTTTGCAATTATGGTATTGAATCTCCAGGAAGTCGTAGCGTTGAATCAGCTGCTCATAACGTGCGGGGTCAAAATCTTCAACGTCCGCAGTGTAGTGATGCAGAGGGCTGGCAAGGCAGGCGGAGGTGGCGATAACGTTATCAGACAGATTGTAGAATTCATCGAAGGTGACACGAGGTTTGTAATACTTGTGATCTTCCCGATTGGAAAGACTGATAAGGTTATTGATCTCCATAACGCCTTTGGTGTTGCGGGCGATCAGAACCGTGTGGTAGTTATCGCGTAGCTTATGAGGCTTATCTTCTCCGGGAGATTGGTGAGTAAGGCGGTCGGTAAGATAACATTCAACGCCGAAGATGTACTTGAGGCCGGCTTTTTCTGCTGCCTGCTTTTTAGCTGTCCAGTTCAGCAGGGTACCGTGGTTGGAGGAACCAAGGGCAGTCATGCCGCTTTGAACGGCCAGGTTAATGTAATCCTGATATTTGGTACAGGAATCAAGGACAGATCCTTCGTCATCGTGAAGGTGATAGCAGAGGTAATTTGGACTGGGAATTTTTATTCACCTCCTGTAATTTATTTCAAAAGCCCTGCGGGGGCGGGGAACGGGTGGTCATGGGCGGCTCCTTGGTTAAAACAAATCAGCTTCGGTTTTAGGTGGGTCTGAGATGAGGGCTTGGGCGTTATAATCCCGGATGGCGGGGCAGATTTTGCGGTAACTGCAAAGGTTATTGCAGAAGAAAGCGCTGTCTTTATCGACCTTGCGGGCAGGCCAGGGAGTGGTTTCATCCTGCGGCAGAGACTCATAGATATCGGCAACCTTATTGATATAATCAAGGGCTTCCTGCTTGAGTTCCGAGGTGTAGGGGTAAGGCTCTACAAAAGGTTTGATGATGAACTGCTGGGCAACTGACATGGGAAACTTGGGACCGAGAAGATTCGTTTCTTTGAAATCCAGCATGGCAAATTCAATCTCGGCTTCATCCATACCGGCATCGCGGCAGGCGGATTCGACCGCAGGGGCGATGGTATCGTAAATTTTGGAGCGGTTGACGATGCGGGTACACTGGGTTTTGTTGCGCGAACGGGATGTGGCGTACCAGGTGTAACGGATCTCGACATACTTGAGCATGATCCAAGCGAGATTTTTGACTGTATAACCGGCCTGCTCCAATGCCATAGCGTAGATCACGAGCTGGCGGCCATGCTCCAATAGGGTAGATGGGGCGAATCGTGTGCTCGTCTTCCAGTCGTAAACCGACACAGAGCCATCAGGTTCCAATTTCATCAGGTCAATGTAACCTTGAATGGCGCGGGTAGGACTGACGCGGTAGATAAGCAGCTGTTCTGTTTTGAACTCGCCCCTAGGCGGGTAAAAGTTCTGGCAGAAGTGGGTCATATCCTTAATCCATTTCTCTTTGATGGAATCATTGCCGCGAAAATCCTTAGGAAAAGTAAGGCCGAGGGTTTCACATTCATCCAGGGCATTATGTAGGGCAGGAAGAAGGTCATCACAGGTTGCTTGCTGGTGAATCAACTGTTCCAGAACATCGTGCATAGAGCCACCTAACCGTGAATAAATACCGTCGATTCCTTCTTCATGTTTGATGTAGGAGTACCACGCCTGGAGTTGACACTGCTCAATGGTGCCTAATTTGGAAAAGCTGTATACATTCACGCCGGCATCGAAAAGTTCTTGCAGGCGGGGGTCTTTGGCGCGTTCGATTATAACCACCTCACTTTCGTTTGCAGGCAGGTGACGTAGGCATCGCGGCCAAGGTCGGCGGGATTTTGTTTGCTGCCTGCGGGGATAATATCGTGGTCAGGGTCCCAGACATAGCCGACCCTGGTAGTTAGGATTAAATTGTTCTGGACAAGCTTGGCGGCTTCTTCCCGGATAGCGTCTTCTTCTAATCCTTCATCAAGAGCGAGAACAATAGTTTTGGGGCGAAGAGAAAAAATCATGCTGCGCTGGGCCTGGGAGACATGGCAGCCGCAGAGACCGAGCGAGATATGGGCACCGAATGATGCGCACTGCATGGGGGCTTTTTCTGATTCAAAAAGGACCACGTTCTGGGTTTCGATGATGCGCTGGTAGTTTTGCTGCAGGGCGAACAGGGTTTTGCTGCGCGGGCAGCTGACGATGGGATACCAGCGGTCCTGATGGGGGCAGTTGGGGTCATTGGAGCGACCCATGATGCCGCAGAGCTGGCCATCAAAATTGCGCTCCGGGATGGTGATACGGTTGGAAAGAAAATCATAACCAACCTGAAATTTTTCCTGCGTTACATAATCAATGCCATCGCGGAAGAACATCTGGTTGTACTTGCCCAAGTATGGCTGTAACGTTTCCTCTGGGATGGGAGGCACGGAGTAATCCTCCGGCTGATCAGGGAGGAGCTTGCGGTAGAAGCCGCCGAAGGGATAGTGAACTTTGGCCGAGAAATCATTCTGGTCGAGATCCAGAACGGTGGTGACAAAGGTTAAGCTATCTGGGAAAGTGCAGTTCAGGCGCGACATGATGAGGGTGAAAAGATTGCCTTTGCCGTTGGTGGAAAAGCAATAAAACCGCAGGGAATCAACATCCAGGACAATGCTGGTAGGGTTGGTGCCGTCCGCCCGTGAAAAGCGGAACTGGGCTTTGGCTGAATTAAACGTAATGTTTTCATAACCGAGGGTTTCGAGGATGGTGTAGATATCATCCGAGTGGCCGATCAGGCGCTGGGAGAGGAGTGCCGCGTTCATGGGCGCACCCCCTTTAACGGCCGATGGCTACATGGTCATTGCGGATGGTACAATAGCCGACCTCTTTCCAGTTGTTCCAGCTGAGGTTTGCTTCATACAAAAATTGCTGACCGTCTTCATCGTTACGGGTTTTATCGAGAAAGGCGACGATGTACTTTTTGGTTTTATCCAGCGTGATGGGGGTGGTGAATTTTTCCCAGGTGCCATCCGGTTTGCGGGTGCGGGTGTATGCGTGACAATCACATTTTTCGCCGGTGTATTCATCCTGCCAGAGTTCCCGAATATAAATCATTTCGGAAAAGACCTCTTTGATTTGCTTGCCGTTGGAAAGGGTGGAGGCATCGAGAAAGCGCTGGTTTTTCATGTAGAGGGCCAGCTGATAGGTACAGACGATGGAGACGTTTTCCCGGCTGGCACACTGGAAAATTTTGCGCGAGGACTGCAAGAGCTGGCGATACATTTCCATATTGCCGCCGTCATCGTCCGACTTCATGGTGTCCCACAGGAACATCTGGTAGCCGAGTTTGGAATATTTGCGAACCGACTTGATGACACGGGAGGTGTCGTTATCGAACATTTTGATGAAGCGGATGGAAGAGTATTTCTTTTGGCTGATGGCTGCCGCTTTAAGCAGCATTTCTTTTTGTTCATCCGTGAACTTGCCGACCTTGAGGTGTTTGCGAGTCATTTTCCAGTAGCCGAGATCATTGGTGAGGATATGGATGGTGAGCAGCTGTTTGTAGGCACGGACCTGCATTTCGTTTGAAATGATGCAGCACTTGACACCGGATTCGGTTAAAGGCAGGATCATATTTTCAAACACGAAAGAGGTTTTGCCGGTGCCGGAGAAGCCGCCCAGCATGTAAAGATCACCAAGGGGGAGGCCGAGAGTGGCCCAATTAAGACGAGGGCAGTTTTTACCGTAATTCAGACCGACCGTTTCGCCCTTATCCAGCTCTGTGATATACGATTCATCAAAGGCGACGGATTCGACTTTCATATCGCGGGTGGAGTTCATGCTGATGGTGTTAAGCTGATAATCGAAAAAATCGTAGACTTGGGAGTTGGACATGGAATCAAAGCGGGAGGTATCCTGGAAAGTTTTGAAAAACTGCTCACAGAGATCGGAGAGAGTGTTGAGCTTGGAGATGCGGTCAAAGTAGGCTTCGACGTTATCAACATCCACAAGGGATTTGAGCTTTTCGACTTCCGGGTAGCCGCCGTAGGCCGAGAAGACTTTGCGGGTATCGGCTTTATCCGAAAGGTAAGTATCGACCGAAATGCTATCGAAATTGCGGAAGCCGGAATCATACATGCCGCGGCCAAGCTGGTAGTAGAAGAGGGCATCTTTGGTTTTGATGGTTAAATCATTGCCGAAGTTGACCTGATCGTACTCGCCAAACAAAACCGGTTCTTTCCAGAGGCAGAAAACAAAAGAGGCTTCGTCTTGAGCACGGGAGGTATTGATTTTATCAAGACAGGTTTGGAGTTCGATATTTAGTCACCGCCTTCCAGAAAATCTGTAATATCTTTTGGCTGAGCAGCGGAAGTGAAATCCTGCGGGGGCGGAGCCGGTTGGGGTGCGGCCTGACGGGATTCAAATTCTTGCTGGGATTTGAGGCGGCGGGCAACATCGTTGATATTGTTGGTAAGGATGGCCATGAGGTAGGATGCTTTTTGATAGTCCGAACCGAAAGAGCGGGAAGCCAGAGCGTATTCAATTTTGGACTGGCATTCCTCCATGGTGGCAAGGACAGCGGCATAGCCGTAATGCTTGAATTGCATGAGGCCGCGGGTGATGACTGTTGGGAAAACATCGCCCGGCTCATAGCCCATATAGGAGGCCATGCGGGTAACGACCTGACGGTAATAATCAGATTCCTGCTTTTTTTGCTCATACAGCTCTTTGGTTTGGTAATAAAAACCATCCGGGGCCTTGAAATAGTCCAGCGAATTGCCATAGATGCCGGTGGCGTGACAGATGACGCGGCGGCCTTTACGGACTTTGGGTGCTGCCATATTTGACACCACCTTTACGCTGCGAAGAGGTCAGCGATCTGGCGCAGGGTTGCAGCCGGGATGTTGGGGGAGGAGAACTTGGGTTCACCGGTAGCGGCCAACAGCTCCTTGGCTTTGGCCTTGATTTCATCTGAGGCATTGGAGAAGCCATTGACGATGGTGTTGTAATATTCATCACGGTGAGATTCGTCCTGTTCGGCCTGCTTTTCGGCTTCCTCTTTTTTGCGGGCTACGGCTGCCTGTTTGGCAGCGGCTTTCTGCTCGGCCTTGGCGGCAGCATCGATCTGCTTATCCGTAACCGGAGCAACCGTGTGAGCACCGGCGACACCCTGTTTGAAGGCGGCGAGGAAATCCTGCGGATCAAGGGTGATCGTTTCGGGCAGGTCATTGAAGCGGGAACCGGCATCAATGGTGGAGGTGCCGCGCAGATGGATGACGCGCTTTTCGTTTTCGATTTTGCCGGATGCGATATCGCGCTCGATGGTGCCAACCATGACCATTTGGGCGTTATCGGCAATGGCACTGTATGTACGGTCCTGCATGAGGTTTGTGAGCTGCTCATACTTTTCGCCGGTGAGGGGGTCCGTGCGCTCCTTAAACTTGGTATGGGACAGGATGAAGACGGCGATGCCGGCGTTGCGGATGCGGGAGAGCTGATCGTTGATGATTTTAATCAGACGGTCAGAGCCGCGATTGTAGCCGCCGAAGGCATCATTGATGGATTTGCAGGACTTGCCGGTTTCACGACGGGATTCCCGCATGACTTCATCGGTGGCGATATCAAAGAGGGTATCAAAAGTATCAAAGCAGACACCCTTGATGCCGTAGTCAGCATTGTTTTCGATCAGATCATCGACGATCTGGACAAGGCCGCGGTGGCCGGTTTCTTCATCGTAATCATCGTCCCAGGTGAGGGCTTCTTCGACCTGGAGGTTATCGAGGTGGTGGAAGCCGGACTCGGTGCCGCAGGAGATGAGCAGACCCTTGGAGGCATTGCCCCAGGCGGCGACAACGAGGTTGCGCCACCAGGTTGTTTTGCCGAATTTGCGCGGGGACAGCAGCATGTAATAGGGGTAGCTGGCAAGATCACAGCTGATCTGATTCATTTTGAATGCCATAGGTTCACACTCCTTTTGTGTTGGTGGTTAATTAAAACAGCTCGTCTTCATCCCGCGAGGTGGGGGCGGTGAAGGGCGGAGTTTCCGGCTCTTTTTTGGCGGACTTTTCCATATCGGCAACCGATTCATCCTTCGTGGGAGTGTAGATCAGGTCAACAAACTCGGAATTCTTGAGGCCGAGGTCGATCGGGCCATCCTTGAAATCATCGCGGGGCATGGGACGCATGAGGCGGAGTTCCTGAACACGGTTGCCGTAGATGGAGCCGCGGGGACGGAAATCATTGAGGGTGGCGTTGCCGGCCTTGATGGAACGCAGCTGGAAGGGAGTGAGGCAGGATTCATCGAACGGCTTTTCTTCAGCACCGTTGACAACACGGCCTTCCCACATCATGCAGAACATCGTTTTGGCTTTGGTATCCAGCTCGCCCATGCGGTACTCATAAGTGGACTTTTCACCAGGGTCATCCATGTTGTAGACGGCAGTATTGAAAATCATCTGCAAGGGCAGATACTTATCGCCTTCGTCCTTGTTGATGTAGGATTCAACATAGCCGTTGACGTAGATCTTGCCGGTTTCCTTGAGGTCGGCTTTGTCGATACAATCCTTGTTGAAGATGAAGGGGACCATGATGGCCAGCTTGGGTTTTTCGACCGGTTCGCCGTCTTTATCGAGCAGGGGTTTCCAAACGGAATCAATGTTGAAGTTGCGACGCAGGATGCCTTTGGAATCGTAACGGAGGACCATACGGCCATTGACAGTGATGCGGCCGGTGTAGTTTTTGAGAGCTTCGGCCAGATATTCAGCCAGGTCATAGCCGGTGATGAAGGTTTTTGTTTCATCCGAGCCGATGTTGGTGCGGTAGGTGCGGTAGGGAGCAACCTTGGAAATAACATCGGGGTCAAGGCGGTCAGACCAGCGGACGTCAATGGGGTTATTATCCCGGTCGTAAGTTTTGATGACATCGCCAGAGCGAGAAGTATCCAGCAGAGAGACGAACTGAACGCTGCTGCCGACCTTGACACCAAAGCTGAGCTGGAGGCGGGTATCAGACATGCCGCCGTAAGTAGCCGGGGTGGAGGTAAGCAGATCATTTTTGGTGGAAGGAGTAAAATCACCAACAAAGTTTAAGGTGATGGTGTTGTTTTTTTTAGGCATAGAGGACTCCTTAATATGGCATATTTACGAAAACTTGTAATTAGATAAGAAAAAATAAAAAGGCAGGGTTAATCAGCCGCCAAAATCAAGGTCGGAATCGTCATCGTCATCGTCTTCATCGGTCTCGTCATCCTCGAAATCATAGGATTCATCGTCCTGGGAGGCGGCACAATCACCGGAGCAGTTAGAGCAATCGCCGGAACACGGTTCATCGCAGGGGAAGAAGGCATCATCGACGGTGAGATGGGGGTTGATGGCACAGACGGATTCAATGGCGTTGGCAACAGTATCGGCACAGGAATCGCAGACGGTGAGGTCAAAGATATCGCCGTCATTTTCGGAGCCATAGCCGAAGCGGTAGTTCATGCGCATACCGTAACTTTTGAAATCAGGAAAAATCTTTTTGCAGACATTGCAGATAAACATGTAAGAACACCCCCGTTAAGATAAGTGAAAAAATGATTGCGGTGGTTGACGAAAAAACGGGGGCGGGGAGCGCGGTAGGATGAACGTGGCGGACACCTCCTGACAAATCATTTCAAGGCGAGAAGGGCGGTATGCAGGGCGAAGAGTTCTTCCGCTGTGGAGGCAACAATGCGAACCGATGCGGAATAATCCAGGCTCATAAGGGAGAGCAGGCTTTTGGCGTTGGCCTGGTTGCCGTTGCGGTCGATGACAACGACCTGGCCGCATTCTTTGGAGACCTGGTTAAGACGCTGGCACTCGGCAAAGCTGCGGATGCGGGTGGTAAATTCATGTGCTGTGCCCATCACGCAGCATCCTGTTTGGTGTTTTTGTGGGCGATGAAGCCGGGGATGGGTTCACCCATAGCTTTGCAGGCGGCGACACACTTGCCGATCCATTCATTGAAGGGGTCGTGATCGAAGGGCTTGGCGAAACCTTTGGAAGCGGATTCATCGTCAAAGCTGGAGGTGTAAACCATGCAGCATACGGTATTGCCGGAACGCTGGAAGATCATATCGCCGCCCTGTTCCGTGACGCGGGAGGACAGTTCAACAACCTTTTTGCGGGCTGCTGCGATTTCGTCATCAGTCCAGGTGATGGAAGCGGGATCATTGGTGGCCTTGGTGATAGCGGCATAGGACTTGAAAGCCAGCTCGACAGCTTTGTGAGCGATGCGGTGAGCTTCGGCCTTGTCGTCCAGGGAGACTTCGATCTCGATGGTGACGGTATCCGGCTCTTCGTCATCGTCTTCCGGGGCGGGCTTGGTGGCTTCGATCAGCTTGATTTCATCTTCCCACAAGACAAAATCGGAACGCTTGCCGCTTTTGCCCTGGTAAGAATAGGCATAAACAGTTTTGCCGTCGGAACGGGTGCGAGGTTTGGATTCGGCTTCAATGATGGTATAAGTATCACCGGGCTTGACACCACGGATATCTTTATCCAAGCCAAAAACCTTGTACAGATCGTTGAAAATTTCGCTGTCCTTGACATAATCGGGGATGGGGGCAACATAAGGTTTGATGACGGTGACACGATCGCCAGGATGGAACTTAGGTTTCATAATTATTCTCCTTTGAAAATGATAAAATTATTAAGATCTAAAGCGTTGGTGCCGAAAGACGGCACAACAAACACCTTGGAGCCAATGGGAGGGACTTTGGGTTCTTTACCGGTAAATTGGGGAACTGACACGCCACCGAGACGGCCGCAGATGGTGCAATAATTGACGGGCAGGTAGCGGGTGAACGTTTTGCCGGTAAGATGAGAAGCGAAAGTATAAGAGGCCCAGCCGGGGGTATACATGTGCTTATGCCGAGAGCGGGGACGACCGGTGGATTTACCGGGTTTGCGGTGAGGCGTGGGTTCATCAAATTCAGATTCCATGACGGTGGTGGGGGTGATGGTGTGCGGGTTAGGTTTGGAAGTGTTCATGATTCAATCCTCCTTATCATGAAGATGGGCGCGGACACCGATGGCGGCATCAACAAGGAAGCCGGCAGCAAAAGCAAGCAGGACAAGAAACAATAAGGTACCGGAATTAAGAATGACCATGAGAACACCTCCAAATGCGGAACAGGATTTAGTTGGTGGTATCAACAATAATGGGGGTATCGGAGCCGGACTGGACAGTGGGAAGCTGACCATTCCATTTTTCATACATCTGCTGCTGGATCAGTTCCGGGGTGAGGGACTGGGAGATCAGACGGTTGGCATCGGCCTGAGCCTGGGCTTCGATCAGTTTGGCTTCGGCGTTGATCTGAGCGGTTTCTTTTTCCTGGTTGGCTTTGGTGATAGCGACTTCTTTTTCTTTTTCGGCATTGACGTTGGCGGTCTGCTGCTCGATCTTTGCCAGCTCCAGATCCTGCTGAGCGTTGACCTTTTTCTGGACAGCAGCACGGGTTTCGTCATCGGGGTCGATATTGATCAGAGAAACGGATTCAATGATGATACCATAAGGCTCGAACTTATCCTTGAGGTAGGCGGTGAGTTCCGAGTTGAGGGAAGCACGCTGGTCGCCAAGCAGATCAATGACGGAATACTTGGCCGTAACCTCTTTGGTCCAGGACATGATGTTGGGCTTGATAAAAACCTCTTTGACGTCTTTACCGGACTGACCCTTGAAACGGGTAAAGGTATCCGCGACATGATCGGGATCAAAACGGTAGGTAAAAGTCATATCGACCGTAAGGCCCTTACCATCATTGGACGGAACTTCGAAGGATTCATCGCCTTTGGAATCACCGTCCGAACCGGAGGTGAGGTAAGACTGTTCGATGCCGATGGTGTAGGTGGTAACTTTTTGGGTAGGTTTGACAAGATGAAAACCCTGAGAGAGTGTGGTTTCCGCCACGCCGCCGTTCATGTTGTAAATGACGCCGACATAGCCAGCAGGAATACGGACAGTACAAAACAGAGCAATAACGATACAGAAGATGATGACAAAGGCAGAGATGACTGCGCCAACGGTTTTGTTCATTGAAAAAACTCCTTATTTTTTATTGGTGAACTGACGGAAGAAATCGAGAATTTTGGAACCAAATTCATCATAGTGCGGGGAAAGCCAAGCCCAAAAAAGGATGGCTGCGAGGATTATGAGAAGGACAAATGCGACTGGAATGGAAACACCCCCTTTGAAAAAAGAGTAAAAAATAGAAAGCCCCGCAGAAAAATGTGCTGCGATGCTTTATGGCTTTTTTGCTGAATAAGAATTCAGTGAAAGAGGATTCAGGGAATTTTAATTTTGTGGTAGTAGGTGGAAAAAGTTTCGGTATCGGGAATCAAAACTTCATGCTGGTAATCTGTAGGATAATTGGCTTTGAACCAGGCACGTTTTTCTTCGATCTGTGACCAGATGGAAGTGCAATCATACTGGGAATACTGCTCTGCGAAGCGGAGGAAACGGGGGATGATGCCGCCGAAAATAACTTCATCATAAAGCCTGGAATCAGGGGAGGAGAGGTATATATCTAATAAAGGAAAAGATGAAGTGGGATGTTGATAAGAGATGTAAAGGAAATCGTCCTTAAACATGTGATTGGTATGATAACAGGGCTTATACCAGAGACCTTTGATTGAATCCGTGCGGAGATAACCCCTTGCGCCATAGTAAGTGCCGGAAAGAAAACAGCCGGGAAGATCCTGATAGGTTAGTTTAGTGGGGTATTTGCCCTGAGAGAAAAGGGTTTTGGATTCAGGATCTTTATAATGGGAAAGGCCGGTGCGGCGGGTGGTATAAAGGTTGGCAGGAGTGGGACGGGATTTCATTTGACGGATCTCCTTCGATTTATATATCTTCTCCGTTGAAATTCATCATTAAGCTGAAAAAATTCTGGCGGGATAGAATTTGCACAGTCATAACGTTCAAGACAAAACAAACAGTCCACTTGTTCAGATTCAGGAATGTCACGACAAAGAGGAGAGGATAATAGTTCTTTCATACGAGAATAAATAAATTCATCAGAGAAAGATTGAATTTCCTGCTTTGTATATAACAAGATAAATTCCCCCTGAATAGAATCAAAAATAAAATCCCGGCAAACGACAAGTTCGAGCCGGCATAGCGAGAACTTGTAGGTTGACATCATCTTAGGAAATTCAATCTTCCGGGTATGACCGGGAAGCGGTATGCGGGGCAGACCGTGAAGGCGGTGCCTGTAGGTACCAGGGACTTTGCCGGGAATATGAAACGCCGTGAGAGGCGGGACACCAAAGAAAAAAATCATCCCACCGCAGTTGAAGTGATTGTCTATCACTGAACCCAGCCGACTTGGATGAGCGCTCGGATATGACCGGAGTGCGGTGCTAGAGCACGGTTTTACCAGCGGGATGATTTGGGTGGCAGGTTTGTCCATCGATCGGCGCTGCCGTACCGAACGGTGATTTTTTTTTTTTGACCGATAAATCACCAAAAAGGTTTCAATCCCTTGCGGCAAGTCCGTAAGGCTGGTACCCCCACCCTGACTTGAACAGGGATTACGCACTAATCTGGTGCTAGACGGTTTATAAGACCGTTTCTCTACCATTGAGATATGGGGGCATGTGGGGCTTCCCAGTGGGACTAGT